ACCTAAACCGCGAGGTTAGGAGAACCCAACTACTTTAGTGCTTGGAGAATGTCAGTTTAAAAAAGTTTAAGAGTTTTTGTACTTGATTTATTTTCAATATTTCAGAAAATATTGTGTTATGAAAATAAATAATTTTCACAAATTTGCTGATTTTATTTCTGCTACAGATCCGATTTATAATTCTTTAGTTAAGCCTAAGGATTCTGAAATTGAATACGGTAGAGTTCCTGGAGCTATTAAACCTAAGGCGCAATCTTTTACAAAAGACATGGGTTATCAGTTTGGATATAATCCTTTATTTGATTACGGCGCATCAGGTCTACTAGGTGCAGGTATAGGAGGTCTTTTGGGTAATCGCACCGGAGCTGTAATTGGAGGGTTAGGTGGCGTAGCTTTACCTGCGATTTATAAGTATTTGAAAAATAATCCTGACGCATTAGAGAAGTTTACCAGCTTATTTAGTAACAAAGCTCAAGCTTAATGCCCTCTACGCAACCGTCACCGCCAATCGCTTTGGATAAAGCGAATAAAATAATGAAAGATTAATATGTCTAAAGCTTCACAATGGGCATTAGCCGCATCTGGTCTTTTAGGAGGCGGTTATTTGTTAAAAGAATTAGCTTTTAATCGCAAAAAACCTAAAAGCTTAGGCAAGCTTTTGGGAAAATTAGCTTTATACGGAGGTTTAGGTGCGGGTGCAGGTTATTTGTTAAACAAAGGCTTATCTAATTATATTTATAATAGCGTTAAGCTAAATCCATATTCTTATGAGCCGGAGTATATTTTGTCATCTTTACGTCCTACAGGAGATACCTTACGTGAAAAAACTTCAGATATTTGGAAAAAATTAACTACAACTCCTAATTTAGATGATGTTAAAGCAGTACCTCATCCCTCCAAATATCATCAGTCTGAATCCACTCCTGAAGTAAACGACCAAGGAGTAATTACAGAAACTTATAAGCAGCCGAATCCGAATATAGGTCAAATTTTAGCAAAGTATAATTTTGATCCTGAAGAAATAGAAAAGGACAAATCTTTGGCTCCTGGAGAAAAAATTGTATTTAAGGAATACACAAATGGTTTGCCTTATAGAAGGGAATTGTTAGCAAGATATTTAGGTATTTTTGATCCAAGTAAAGGAAGTTTATTTAAAGAAATTCCCTATAAAGAAGCGGAAAAATCCTATGATAAAACGGGAATTTTAGCTAAGTTACCAATAGTCAATGATACTGTGTTAGTTCCTAAAGATCATGATAAGTTTTTTGGGAGTATGGTAGGATTGGACAACTTAGATAGAAATGCAGGTAAAACCGTATTTGGTCATGGTGCTTCACGTCCTGCGTTAGCCCATGTATTATTTGGATTTAATCCTTTATCAAATGCTTTAAATATAGGCGATGTATGGGATTTTAGAGTAAATGATGCAACTGACATTAAGGATACCAAACGCATCTACGGAAATAAAAGTTATTGGATGCGTAAATTAATTACATCTTTATTTGAAGATAAAGCGCCTATAGTTTTAGGCTTGAAACAATATAAAAATTATTAAAATATACTTTTATTATATATGGCTAAATTAAATAAATATGAATTAGAGACTTTATTGCCTACCGAAACTTTTTTTCACGGTCCGGTTGCAGACGTATTAACACAGGGTTGGCCAAGGCAAGGCATCAGATCTGCAATAGCGAATGCTCTTGCGACTTCAGGTGGCAGCAATTTGTCAGACAGCTTTAGCCTACGAAATCCATTAATTTCCTATTTGGGTTCCAGTGGTATTGGTGGACTTATTGGAGCAGGGCTTGGCTTAGGTGCAGGAAGTTTAATGGATCAAGGTTCAAACGGTGCGCTTCTTGGAGCTCTGTTAGGAACTATTATAGGCGGAGGCGCAAACGCGATTCATCGAAGGAAATTGATTAAAAAGATTAAGAAAGAATTAGAGAATAAAGATTTAGACTTTAATAAGATTCCTGATCGTAAAGCAATGGCATTATTAAATCCAGTTGGAGCCATGTATAACGCAGATGAGTTAGCAACTAAAGCTTTGTTGAAAAGTAAAGATGATGGTTCTGCGGATGCTCCGGTTAACGAAGGCACCTATAATATGATGTATGGTAATGTCCCTGCAGCTCAAGCAATAAATCTAGCTGTTAAATCTGCCCCATTTGTTGGATTATTGGCTGATCCTGGATATTTAATTGCGCGAATAGCAGGCAGAAGAGGCAAATACCGTAAAGATTTAGAAGATTAAATAACATATTAAACTTGTTTAATTTAAAAAATCTGCAAGACTAGATTTACTATGGATCAAAATCTTGCAGATTTTTCTTTATTTACAGATACTACTACCGCAGTTAGTATTGCTACTTTAATTGTATTCATCTTAGGCGTAATTTATATAAGCTTGCCTTGCGTTTCAAAAGATACGCCTATTTATAAATTGATTAAATATATTTTAACTTTTATATGGAACAATGTGTTTTGTAAAATTGTTCCAGGGTTAAAACCTTACACGCCTGCTTTGGATAATAAACAATCCTTGGCTGAAGAATCTGGAGATTCTTCTATAAAATCCATTTTGGAAGATAAAGCATTTATTCTGGAATTGCAGAAAGTTTATAAAGACGACGTTGCCATAAAAGATTTAATTAAATCTAAAATAAGCAATGTTGTTGCAGAATCTATACAAGTAGTTAGGGAAAATTACGGAGCTATAGCAAAAAAAGTATCAGTGTATTTTGATATTAAAAAAGAATCTGAAACTTCTGTTTATTTTGACTATGACGAAGGAGTTTTATTTGACAAAGATTCTTTAGGAACAATAAAAATTAAAAACAATGATTCGAATAAATAACTTTAGAAAATTTGCATCTGCTGCTTCCAAACCTTATACCTATGCGGATATGGTCAAGGATTTACAGTCTTATGAAGGATGGGGTAAGCGCAATAACGATGAGATTTATATGGATACAAAGGATACCAAGGACAAACATATTCCGACAATGCCTGGGGGCGTTAAACTTTATCCATTTGTAGAACAGTATCTTAGGAAGAATTTAAAATATACCGGAGATTTAAAAGTAGGTTCTAAAATTCCAAGAAACATTTCAAGGCAGCTGCAAGAATGGTATTTACAGAATCATGTTGGCGTTCGTAATCTGGAAGGTTTTAATAAGTTGTCTGAAAACGCTAAAAATCATTTATTGCAGTTAGGCTTTAATGCTAATCTTCCCAATTGGCCCAATTTTAGAGAAGCTCTTGCAGCAGGCAATAAGGCGGAAATAATTAAGCATTTAAGAGACTCTAATGTTTGGAGAAATGAGCAGGAAAGGTTTCAAAAGGGAGAAAAATTTACGCCGAGATGGACGAATACAATTAACGCTTTAGAAAAGGAATTTGGATTAGCTCCAGCAACTGTTGCAGTTACGGACAACGATGCAAATAATAAATTATCCAAGCGTCCGTTACCTAATAAAGGCATCGCCGCAAGTCCTCAACAACAATCCAAAGAAACAAATAGTTGGGTTCATCCGGAAACAGGGGAAATTTGGACGCCCGAAAAACTGACGAACGCAGTAAAATCTGCTCCAGTAATAGAGATATGATTAAAAAAATCATTCCATTAAACATAGAAAATTATGGTTTTAATTTAGATGAGGATGATTATTTTTCATCTATACATGAAAACCATAATTTAATTGAGGCAGTAAGAAAATTTTTTAAAGAGGTAGAGGATGAAAACCCTGAATATTGGTGGAATGGGTTGCGCTTAGAAAACTTTAATGGCACTTATGATCGAATTTACGCTTTATTTTACAAAGGCACATTAATCGGTTATGTAGGCATAACACCAAGATCAGAAATAACGGAATTGTTGCCGTATGAAAGCATACCTGGAGAATATATTAGCGTAGCTTTATTAAATAAATATAGAGGTAAAGGTATAGCTAAAAAAATGGTTGCCGAGGCAATTAGCGATTTTGAGTCTGAAAGTGGTTATGGTAAATTAAAAAATCCAGTGTGGACAGTTCATGAAGATAATAAAAAATCGCAAGCGTTATTTAAATCGTTAACATCAGGAAATGAATACTTGAAGAATTTAGGCATTAGATTAATAATCAAAGATAAATTTAATAATTTTAAGGATATGTCAAAAGATACGAATGCACCTACCACGGTTGAAGAATTTTTAGAATTTGCTAAAACAGCTTTTGTGCCTGCTGAAAAAATGGCTGGCGCCGGAGCTCCACCGCCTCCTGAAGCCATGCCCCCGCAAGGAGGAATGCCGCCCATGGACCCATCCGCTATGCCTCCTCCAGGAGCTATGCCTCCGGATCCCTCAATGATGGGTGGGGCTATGCCGCCTATGGATCCTGGCATGGGTGGAGCTGCTCCCCAAGGTGGAGATCCGGTAGCTGAAATAATTCCTATGTTGGAGGAATTTGGATCCACAGTTCAAAAACAGGAACAAGACATTAATGCTATGCGTCAAGAATTTGCTGATCTTAAGCAATCTTTTATTGATTTGCAGAATAAGTATTCGCAAATCGCAGGTCAGTATTCTACGATTATAAGCATCATGCAAGGCGGGAAACTTCCCGAGGCTCCGAAACTCTCTGTATGATTATTAGATTAAGGTCAGCTTTAGACAGACAAGTTATAGAAGTGCCAAAAGACATTTCTTTTGTGGAGTTATGCAATGATGAAGGAAAAGTAATGTCCGTGTTGGTTCAAAATAAACTAACAGGCACTTTAGACATGTTTGATTTTCGTGACGTTGATACAGCGAAGCGTTACGAGAATTTTTTTAAAGTTGAATTTTTAAAAGATGTACGAGTCTTAGATCCTGAAAAATATTCTGAAGAAAGGAAGTAAATATGAGCAGCACATCACCGGAGGGGGATTCAATATATAATTTAAGATTTAAGGTTACGTTAAATAACGAAGATAAATATTATGACATGACGGTTAACTCTGAAAATCTGTCTAGAAATAATATATTAGCCAAGTTTAATTTTAACGAAACTACTGATGCTACCGGAGCACAGGAATCTTATACATTAAAGGATAATACCGGAATAGATAGACAAATGTATCTCGTAGTAGATACTATAAATGGAGTGTTAACTCCAAAACTTGAGGTGAAATAATAATGTTTAAAAAAGTATTTTCCATATTTTTATTGTTTCTTCTTACAGCCTGCTCTTACCAGGTAAAGTTATCATTTAAGGATGATATTGAGAAAATACAAGAACAACAAATAGCTTTATACAGGGATGATTGCATTCAAAATTTATATTTTGACGCGATAAACAATCCTGATCTGTTAAAAAAATCCGACAAAGAATTAGGAGAATTATATTTTAAGTTCTTTTCCGTTCAAGATCAGATAATTTATGTTCAACAGGCAAGGAATTTGGTAAAAAATAAGGACGGAGATTAGCTATGTCAGGCATAAAAACGTTATTTTCGTGGGTTAAAAATAAGTTTAAAAAGAATCGTAGAAGTGAATCTACGCCTTCTGAGAAGTTAACTGCTTTATTTAAATCAAAATCAGGTTCTTCAAAATTATTGGGTTGTAAACCCGACCTACCTGATGAGCGTGACCATATCAAACTTGGATCATCTATTTATCAAAATACCGTAGATAGCGTTAAGGATTTTTCTTTAAAAAAGTATGCGCCGCCTGTGCAAAATCAAAAAAATACATCGGCATGCGGGGGTTTTGCAGCATCTGCGGCTGTTTTTATTTTGCGCAATAAAATGTTAAATATGGTGCAGCCTGGTAATTCGGATAAAGATGTAACTGGGAATTTTTTACTCTCACCTTTATATATTTATTATAATGCAAGGTTTGTAGACTTTTTATTTGATGATAAATTTTACGGCAAGGTTAGTTCTCCGCTTCCGGATTGCGGAGTTACACTTAGAAGCTTAATGAAAGCTTTAAAAAAATACGGTGTAGTTCCGGAAATCGTAATGCCATTTTATAAGTTTACACCGGATAGCAATCCGCCTGGAGCTATTGATCCTGCAAAGAATTTTAAAATAAAAGAATATTTAAGGATTTCAATGGAAGCTGATCCGGAAGAAATCTGTAAAAATGTGTTGGTTGCTGAGCATCTTCCTATTATTGCAGGTTTATATCTTTATAAGGAACAAATGGATAATTTGGATTACTATGGATATTTGGAACCTTGTAAGGATATCAAAGATGCTGAATTAATTGGAGGGCATGCGGTTTGTATTACCGGATTTAAACAAAAGAACGGTCAAACCTATTTTGAATTTTTGAATAGTTGGGGTACATCAACAGGGGATTTTGGATATGGTTATTTTCCTGCTTCGTTTTTGTCGGATAAAAATTATGTAATGGACCTTTGGACCTTTGATAAAAGTTATTTCTAATGCAGATAATTATAGCATCCATTTTAAAAATTATTGAATATATTGCTTCTATTTTTGCTAATAGAGCAAAAGATAACGCTTTAACAGACAATGAGTTGGCTAAGAAGATCAACCGAGAGTCAGATAAGCATAATGAATTAATAAACAAATCTTTAAAAGGGGATAAAAAAGCTCTCGATGAAATACGCAAGAATATTTCTATTTAGCATATGCATAGTTGTAGCAGGATGTATGTCTACGACTAATAAGACTCCTGACATTATAGAACGAGATGTAATATCTTATGACGAATATGGTGATCAGACAGGGGGTTTAATAGATATTGAAGAAGGAAAATATTTTATAATTACTAAAAAAACAGTTGATTTATATAACGCTTTAGTAGATAAATACGGTGATAAAATTGTGCCGCCTTTAAAGAAAAACGAAGGCATCACAAAATGTGAAAATGGAAATAATTATAAAATTTCGCCAAAATACATGAAATATTTTATGGATATGGCGGATGCCTACCGTATGGAACTTAACAGAAAGGATAATTTATAAATGACGGAAGATCAAAAAGATAAACTTTATGCTTCTAAAGGAATCACAATTCCCGCTGGAATGTCTGCATTTGGACCAAGCACGGAAGAATGGATGCAAATGAGTGGAATAGGAACTTTATTTCACAATTTTGTAAATCCTTCAAATGCAAAATCCGAAGAAGCAAATAAAGTAGTGGAAGAGAGAACTGTGAATAATACGGATAATCCTAAACGTAAATTTTTGTTTAATGTAAGACTATCTAAAAGTTAGTTATCGACAAGCACACATAAAGTGTGCTAATTTTAAATAATAATGAATCGCCCTGTAGAAATATCAACATCTCCTACGGAATCATTGCTTAATCACGGAGATGTATTTGAAACCGAGGATCAAATTGCTTTAAAACTTTCTTCAATTGAAGAATTAACTATACCTTCATTTGAAGTCAGTTCTGAGGCTGAGACAATGATGGAACAAATGGACGATTTAACTCCTAGAGATAGATATGTTTTAACCACCCTGGATCTAATGCGTCAAAAGATGGATTGGATGATTCCCAGATTAAAAAACATATCTCGAGAAGTTAGGAAAACAAATGGCACATGCATCCAGTTAAAAACTTGGAAGCACAGTGTGGAAAATGATATAGATGAAACTATTAAATTTTCCAAAAAACATAAAGCTGATATGGCTAAAGAAGATGCCTTAAAATCCTTTTTTAAAAATACAGCTATATTTTTAATTGGTATTTTAGGCGGTATTGGAGGTACAATTACAATTGCTTCAGAATTTTTTAGTTTGATCAAGAATTGATATGTCTTCAAGCGGATCTACAACAACTTTAGCATCCTGTCAAAATGACAGGATAGTTTATCCTTCGGGATATATTAAGTCATCTGCGTCTGCGGATGGTCAAATGACATTATCCACAGATGGCAATGGCAACCCGTTAACCAATATTGAACTGTCAGCAACTAACTCAATTAGTTTAAATGGACCTGTAAAGGTGATAAAGATGAATGTGTTTAATTCAAATAAACAAATTGTTGCTAATACATTTGTGTATTTAATTTTTGAACAAACAGATGGACTAATTACACCATCTTATTTAACTCAAGAAGAATGGGACGCGTATAATGCATAAATTTTTATTTGGATTATTGATTTCAGGTCTTGCAGCTCTGGCATTATGTGCCACTACTAAGCCTGTAACTTATGACTCGAATACAGGCGTAGTTAATACACCTGCAAATTTTTCCACGGCTAATAATTTGCCTACATTCTCAAATGTGCAAATATATTCCGGTCCAATGGATGAGTTTACGGACATGGAAATAAAAGTTCTATCCCCGAGTGGCACGGAATTGTATTTTTTTACTACAGTAAATTTTAATAGTTCTTGGGTAAAAAATAATAACCCTGCAATTTGTGATACGACTGCAGTGTGCTATTATTTTCGGTCTGGTCCAGGTGTGACTTGTGCGCATGTTAAAACGAAGTTTTCCAATTTAAATTCTTCCATTGCAAACCAAATATCTTCAAATTTGCGTATTGGAGGAATTGTCGTGCAGCCGTCTGCTGCCTTTTTATCTGTGTTTAACAACCCTAATAACACAGTTGTAATCTGGAGAATAGGCAGGAGCGGTGCAGATGTAGATACATACGGGGGCAAGATATGGCGTCCCGCTGTGGTACAATTTTTTAAACCTTTAAATTAAAATGCGAAAACTAAATTTATTTTTAACTATAATTGGAATGCTTTTTGCTTCCAGTGTAATGGCAGATGACGATAATGATTTAAATATTTGCCAAGATTACTTGGATACTTTAAATCTTTTGACAGAAATAAAAACATTTCAGTTGCAGCAAGAAATGTCTTTATTTTCTTTAAATACTGCAGTTTCAGCTTACCCGTTTACTCCGGTGTGGTATAAATGGAAAGAATATTATACTGCTGAAAATAAGATTGAAAAATTTAATATTTTAAAAGAAATTAACAACCTTACTAAATAATTATGATAAATAAAATTCTTATCTCTTGTATTGCGGCATGTGCTGCTTTAATCATTCCTGGCGTTGTAAATGCCAAGAATCTATCCGAGCTGTCTGCTGAGTTTGGAGCTATACATGCAAAAGGAGTGGAGGCAAATAATTATGCTTATATTAAAGCTAATTTAAAAGATTGTATTGCTGCTTTTGATGAGTGGAAAGTTTCAGAAGAGGCAAAGGGTGTATCATATCCTGAAGCAACTACGAAACTTTTTAGCTATTTAATTACTATTGACGACGGTAAGAATTGTCCTGTCTCTGCTTCGCCAGAGATTTTCACGAAATTAAGCGTTTGGAACTTAAAGGAAGTAACCGAGGTAGAAAATCCCACATTTTATCAAGAGTTAAAATCCAATGATTATAAAATTAATGGCGTTAAATTAAATGATAATCAAATAGTTAATGCTACAATACGCTTTAGGGATTGGGACACTTTCAAGTCTATGCTCAATACTGATGCAGGACAAGCTGCTTTAAAATATGATAGATTTACACGTGCCGCATATGTTAATGCATTAATAACAAAATGGATGACCCTCTCTACAGCTTCAGACATCAGCAAAGCAATATCTGACTGCGCAGAACTGCAAGGCACTTTTGTAATTCTGGGAGTACAAACGAATGATGAAGCATTTGGCAAGCTTACGCAAATATCCCAGATTCTTTCCCGCAAACTTTTAGCTGCTCAAGCCGGAAATCTAAAATAAGGCATAGCAGATAAAGACAAAATCCTAAACTTAGATAAAAACCTGCGGTTATCCGCAGGTTTTTATCTTTACATTTCTTTAGGTTTAACAGAAAATAAAGCATTAACATTTAAAATTTTATTTCAATATGCCTGGCTCAAATACATACTGCAGGGTAACTGCCAAATTATTCACTGAGTTTGCTTATTATTCTCCCGTTTATGCTTCTCCACAAGCAGGATTGGAAGATGAAAAGTATCTGGATTTATCGTTTAATGTTTCAGGGGATGATAATACTATTTATGGATTAGTTACACATCCGATTACTACGGTTAATGAGGTTTATGACGGAACTTCGGATGCCACAGGGTTAAAAGCTTCGCTTTATCGTTATACTACAATACAGCAATTAGATGAAGATGGGAACGTGGCTTCAATTAATACTTGGATGCCCGTGGGCGAAGAAATAGATGTTACTGCAGGCACTCCATTTAAGTTTGAACATTTATTTGCCGCAATTTATAAACTAGTCGTTACAGGTACAGCGGAAAATTATGCTGTAAATGTATCGTATCAGTATGAGCCAATGAAGGCTGTTATGCTAAATGAGGTTAAATACACGAATCCTCAAAGGTATTACGCAGAGCCGAATTATACAATACAATCCAACTCAATAAACAATATTGGAAATTTTAATACAACAGCTGTTGACAGTGTATCTGGAAATTCAGTAGATTTTGCGCCGAACGTTTAACAGCAACGCTTTACTGTGAAGGCAATTCAATATCTTATTAACTCCGTATTACCTGAGGATATTAGGGACTACACTCGTACATATGACGCCAAGTCTATGAACGAGTTGCAGTCTGCTATAGCTGAAAAATATCCGGAACGTTATAGGGAATTAATGGATAAAATTATGGATATTGCGCGTAAGTCTGTTTATTACTCGGGACAGACTTTGCGGCTTTCCGATTTTAAACCTCCGTTTGATAAAGATGTGGCATTAGAAGAAATGCACAACGAGGTGCAGTATCTTCGTGACAATATTAAAGACGAAGAAAAAAAGAACAAAGCTATAATGGACGTATATGAAAGGTATGCTACAAAATTGGAAAAGGATACCTTAAATGCGGCTAAAACAAATCGCAATAATTTATACAATTCCGTATCTTCAGGCGCCAGAGGTTCTCCGTTCCAGTTAAAAGCTTTGATAACAACTCCGGCTTTGTACACTGATTATAAAGGCAGAACAATTCCTTATTTTGTTAAGCATAGTTTTGGAGAAGGTTTATCTATTCCTGAATATTTGGCGAGTACATATGGAACACGCGCAGCAACAATTGCCATAAAAAAGAGTACAGCAAAGTTTGGCGGCTGGGGTAAAAGTTTATTTCGCCCGGTATCCAATATGATGATAACCTCAAAAAAAGATACGTCAAACAACGGTATTGATTTAGATATTGATGACGCATCTTTATATGGCAGAGTATTGGCGCGTCCGGTTGCCGGATATGCTGAAGGCACAATTGTTGACAGGGATGTATTAAATTCTTTAAAAAGCAAGGGCGTAAAAACTGTTATTGTTCATTCCCCTATTGCTACAGTATCTGCAGAGGGTATTTCAGCTGAAGCTTTTGGACTAGATTACAATAAACGTTTGCCAAAGGTTGGAGATTTTCACGCAGGTATTACTGCTGCTACAGCAACTAGTGAACCTGCCATTCAAGGTGGTTTGTGTCTACATTACACAACTGAAATTATGTTATGGGATGGAACAAAAAAACAAATTCGAGATATTGTTCCGGGACGTGACATTGTTAAAAGCTTAGATACAAATGGCAATATAATTGCAGCTAAAGTGCTTAATAAATTTAAGCAAGGTTGCAGGAACGTTTATGAAGTTATATTTGAACACAACGATATTGCGTATTCTGTTATTTGTACTCGTAACCATAAATTTAAAATTTATGGGGAAATGTTAGATCTACCTGTAAAAGAAATTTATAAAAAATCTTTATGTTTTGATGTTCTTGGAGATCCTGCACGTATTCTTGATATAAGATTCTTGGGTAATAGGGTGTGTTTTGACATAGAAGTTGATAGTCCGACACATTTGTTTGTTTTAGCAAACGGTCTTATATCTCATAATTCGTCTAAGCATGAAGCTGGTGGATTTAAAGGAAAGAAGCGCACATTCTCCGGATTTGATTATATCAATCAATTTTTTGAATCTCCTGAGCAGTATAAATCGAAAGCTCCGCTTGCAGAATCAGACGGTAGGGTAGAAAAAATATATGAAGCCCCACAAGGGGGACATTATATTGTTGTAAATGGTGTAGAACACTATGTTGATCCGGATTCTAATATTGAAGTACAAGAAGGTCAAGAGGTTGAACAAGGAGATCAGTTGGCGGATGGACTCGTAGATTTAGGAGATGTATTGCGTTTGAGAGGTCTTGGGGAAGGTAGAAAGGCATTTGTAAACATAGGCAAACAGTTATTAGATGACAGTAATGCCACCGCACATAAGCGTAATTTAGAGGTGTTGGCCCGAGGCATTGTAGATAAAGTAGAGATTACGGATCCTGATGGCGTGGGAGATTATTTGCCTGGGGATATTGTATCTTATAATGCATTGGAAGCTTCTTATAAACCCGATAAGGATTCAAAAGAAATAAATATATCCTCTAAAAATAAAGATTTAAAAGGCAAATACTTACAGAAACCAGTATTGCATTATACTATCGGTACCAAGTTAACCAATAAAATGATTGATCACATCAGAAATACCGGCATAACGGATTCTGTTCTTGTATCGGATAATGAACCTGGATTTACGCCAATTTATGTGAGATTAAGAGAAGCTCCAAACAAGGGTAATAGAAATTTCTTAGAAAGGGCAACAGCCCCTTATCAGGCAAAGAATTATGTTGAGTCAGCAGTCAGAGGTTATAAAACTAATATCAAAAGTAATTTAGACCCGTTTGTTAGAATGTCCATGCCTGATTTTGCCGAAAACACTGATATAACAGGAAGATTTTAATTATGTTAATTACGAAAAACTTTCAAAAATTTGCTTCAAATATTGCAGTAAAAAACAGTTCTTTTAAGTTTGCTAACTTTAAGAAGTTTGCTTCAAATCCCCAAGTTGCTTCAGAAGTTCGTCAAGGTGTTCGTGACGAATATGGAAAATCTTTTAATGATAATAATCAGTGGACAGATTTCAGGCTGGATATGAATAGAGGCACAATGGCCCAGGTAAGGAGATTAGGGGCTTACGCCAAAGGAGCAATTATGGGGCCAACTAACATCCAAAGACAACGGAATAACATCCAAGCACAACAGCAACAGTTGAAGCCTCAAAACAACACTACAAATAATAATACCAACAATAATAAACAGGAAAAAGGTTGGTTTGGCAAACTTTGGGATAAAAGTAAGAATTTTGTTAAAGGTATGCATGAAAGCGGCATGCAAGAAGCGGGTAACTATACCAAAGCCGTAGTTGATAGTGATTTGGGTTCATTGGATCAAGTTTCTCGAGGTTTGTCAGATCGAGCCGGAGCTGAAGCGGTTAAAGCTCAACAAATCGCAAGAAGTTATATAGCACAAGGAAAACCGATTCCCAAAGATGTTGCGGATCGCATGGCTAAGGCTCGTGCTTACGATTCTGCTGCAGGTCAAGTGATGAAATCTACATCTTACACTTCACAAGATTTAGAGAAGAATATGCGTAACGAATTAGAGAGGTATCAAAATGATGTAGAAGAAAATATGTATAACTCTCGAAACACACAGGCGCGTGTATCTCAAACTTTAGAAGATAAAGCGTATAATGATTTTAAAAATCTTAGTGGATGGGATAAAGTTAAAGTCATATTCCAAAAATTTTTATCAGGTATGGGAGTAAAAATCCCTAAAGATTGGGCATATAACAATTTTATAAATCGTCAAAGAAATGAGGCGCAAGATTACATAAGAAATAAAAGTAATCTTGGTAATCAAATGTTGGGAGAATATGCTGCTGCTTCACAATATGACTTAAATGATCCTCGTCAACGTGCTGAATTTTATCAAATAAACTCTCAACGGATGGATCAACTAAATAATCGTTATAAAAATGTTAAAGTAAATCCCGAGGTATCAGCTTACATAGCGCAACAACAAGCAAAACGCAACCCTGTAAATTCTAATGCTCAAGCGGTTTAATATGTTTAATATATCTAATTTTAAAAAATTTGCTGCCAGCCCTGATTGGATTAAAAACCAATTAACGGAATCAATAACAAATCAAGCAGATCAAACAAATATTGATGAAAAGGATACCACGGTTAATTCAAGCAACTACGATGCTAACATAACTTCGGAAGATAGGGAATCTGGGGAGTATGATTCTCTAATGAATAACAATAAAGATTTCTTGAAAAACATATTAAGTGACTATGGAAAGAAAAATAATGTGTTGGAAGATCTAAATAAAAAGGTATCCATATTAGAATCTCAGGGTCAAAAGGGAAAAGCTAATGCTTTAAGAACAGCTATAGGCAGATCCAGTGACTCTAAATTTACAGAAGATATAGACAGATTTTCAAAAGATATTGCGAACCAACTATAATTTAAGATTGATTTAATCTTTGAAAATCCCGTAAAATTGTTTCAATCAAAATTTATTATACACCATGCTTTCACTAAAGAACTATGATTTTAAAAAGGCTGCTTCCTCAGCTTTAAAAGAAACAGATGCTGAAATAGCTTTTTATAGGGCGTCTTCTACGGTAATGGAAGACAAAGCCTCGCCTTTTTTTACGAATGACTACTATTTAGGTTTCGAGATTGTAAAAACGAATGACTCGTTTACAAAAATGGTAGGCATATATGTGTTTAGAGTTAACAAATATATATTTTATGCGCCTGTATTCTACGTTAATGGCCAGATAAAAGGCACGGAGTTCTTATATAATGTAGAGGAGAAAAAGTTTGTTTATCTCAGTCCTGAATGGTGTGATTATTTCATAGGTCTTTATGAAGAGGAGGCTGATGGATTTCCAGTTGATATGGCAGAGGCCAATCAAGGCAGGCAAGATATTGAAATGATGCGTATTGCCACGCCATTATATAAGACATCTTCTTTAAAGAAGTTTGCTTCGGATTTAAATCTATCCGCAGACGAAAGAGAGTTTGGTTCTTTTTCGGATATGTACGATAATGTTTTTGAAACATTTGTTAATTCCCCTGATTCAGATTACAGCCCGTTGCATGTGTTTTTAAAATCTGCGGGTATAAATGCTTGGAATAAATTATCCGATGCTTTAAAAACAGATAGGGAATTTGCTAATAATGTGGTAGGTCTTTGTGACGAGCAGGATTATATTCCTATGGATGTTTTATCCGAGGCAAAACAAAATGTTAAACATGCTGCGGAGAACCCAAAGAAAGATTTATTAATTTTGCATAAAGGCATATTTAATAAAAATACCGTTAAGACTGCTGCTGAACAAATCGCCAATGGTTATTCATTTGAGGATAACCGAGATGAAGATCAGCTTAATATGATATATGATGCAGATCCGGATCAGAATTGGGCAGGTATTTCCACCAATGCTCCGTCTGTTTATGATATTTTAACTACTGACGGGTCTACGGTTAGGTGTGTTGCTATTGTGGGAAACTCAGATTATGGGAAAACTCCAGCCCTTTTAGTTTCGATAGATCCGGAACGCAAAGGAATAATTCAGTATTATGACATTAATAGTCCCGAAGAATTATATAATCAAGAGGATGAAAATGTTAAAGCCCCAGGCGTACACGATCCTGTAGTAGGTAACTTTAGAAATATTTTAGCGATAGAGGAAAAGGATTCGGATAAACGAGAGGAAGATTTAACCAAGGTGTTAAAAGAAAAACCTGAAGTTGGAAAAATTTATGGCATTTGGGATCCTGAATATTGTTATATATCTGATGAAGCTTTTTATGTTGGAGAAGTAAAAGCTAATGCTGATGATCCTAAGGGATACACTGTAAAAGTTTATCCAATTCAAGGTTATGATAAGTTTAAGCCTTGGGAAGCTTTGGTTCAAGGAACGGATGAAATTATTCAAGTAAATCCTTCAGCTCAATATCCTATGTATGATTTAAAGGTGTTTCAGCCAAGCATACGTTGGATAGAGTTGCCTACTGAAACGATTGATTTGGCTAAAAAGATGAAGGCTGAATTTAAAATTGATGATGCTTTTTCATTTAAGAAAAAGGATTATCGCATTGACATAATTCAAGCCGAATGGGTTCCAGGTAACTGGGCAAATCTATATGCTAATACTTTGGTCAAACATTCCAGCGTAGGACATGGATATGTCAATTACAATGGCGACGGCAGTTATAACTTAAACATAGCAGGATTTAAATTTGCAAACGTAAATGTAATGGGTGCTATGGCGTTGCTTATGGGGAATGTAAATATTTCCGAAGAAACTGCCGATTATATAATTAAGCATGCAAATGATAATCAAAGGCGTGGCGAGGATTATAAATTCCTATTTAAAAAATTTGCGGATAGAATAATTTTAAATCCTGATCCGGACTTTTTTGAAGGGTTTGATTCCGATTTAAATATACCATATGAAATTCCGGAAACTCGCGCTTTGATGACGGATGAAACTTCTTATGCTCCGCCTGCTCCACGATATGGTGATATGATGACGCCAACCATGATGGGGGTAGCAAAAGCAACCGAAGGAGTATCCAGAGAAGACCCCAATGATTTCTTACAAACAGCCACTCCGAATATGTTGGCAGAGTTTGCGGAACGCAGTGGACAACGCAGCGTATTTGAGCATGGCATTGTTAGCGTGTTATCCCAGGTTTCAGATGCACAAATGTATATTAACGAATTTTTACCTTCGTTAAGGGATGGCATGGATAAACTTGCTAGGCTGTTATTCTTAATAGTAATAAGCCCGCAAAACTTTGTGAAATACTACGGTAGTGATGATATTAAAGGATTGGAAAATTCTGTTTCAGCATGCTTTAAACAGCTATCAGAATTAACATTAGATTTAATACAAAAGACTTCCGGTGTATCTACAAATACTACCAATAAAGTTTAAAAATATACACATTTAAGTTTTAAAAGCTTGCCATTTTGTTTGGCAAGCTTTTGTCTTATTAGAAACGATGACATTTGAAAGGATTAGAGATTTAATAAGTTATTTGCCGGACACTTCTTCTTATTTTAGAGAAGTATTAAATTATACACAGCAAGTTACAGCGGTAAATAAATTTATGTGCGCATATAAGGATTTGTCCTTTGGATATAAATTTATTAAAGCTTTAATTAAAGATAATATTAGATTGCCTGCTACGGTAAATGAACCTTATTTACGGGATTTATATTTTTTTGAAAAGTTTGGGGATGTTAATAATGATTCCGTAATATTTGCGCTTGGATTGCATCATCCTTCCAGCAGAAATATGGAAGAAACTATTAAAGCATTTTTGATAACAGATGAATCTTTTAGCAAGATTGCAAGCATTACAGGAATCAGCGAAGATGCTTTAAGATGTTATGAGCAATTATTTTACAACATTAAAGACCGCAAGCATGAAGCTTTGTTTATAGCAAACCATGTGTATCCTCAAACCCGTATGGTAGAATTACAAGATGACTATGTAAAGACGGAATCCTTTGGGCAATTAATTCTACGCTCAGCATATAATAATGGAATTGAGGATGCTGCATATTTTGCAGGATTAAAAATGGCCAATAGCGTATTAAATGAAAAATCTTCAGCGGTTTCAGCCACACAGTTAGAATCTGCAATAATGGCTAATGCGCATTTCTTAGTGAAGAATGGTTATATCAACCAGCGTCATAATGGTATTTCTTCGGCTAAAGGACTGCTTATTGCCGCTAAACAGGGCGGAGCGGAGACTATGGAATCTGATGCTGAGGGATTAAGTTCGCTTGGAGAATCAATATGGGATGCCATAAAGGATATCAAAGGCCCCGAAATTCAACAAAAATTGGATGCTATAACGGAAATGGAGATAGCTAAATACGAAAATACTAAAGAATAGTTGATTTTTCAGTTGCCTTTGATAAAGTTTCTGCATTGAATATAAGTTACGATTTTAAAAAATATTTTTTAGTACATGGACAAGATACTTGATAGGAATAGCGTCATTGAAAGCGTTAAACAATTAATTCCTGCTATGCAACAGTCATCGGATCCCGAGGGAGAACTGTTACGATTTGCAAGTGAAAGAAAAATGGCGCCTGAAATGCTTGGTGCTATTGCCAAAGCTATAAATACATTAAAGACACAAAGTGTTTATGCGACCGCCAAAGAAGCTTCGGAACGGGGTCGTTCTTTTAGTACGATAGACACGGAAGCTTTGCTTGATAAATACGCCAAGCAATCTATGCCGAATATTGTCAACATGTCGGATATCGTCAAAGATAATGACGATTACTTTACCGTGGAAGTGCAGGATATTAAAAAGGTAGCTGCCGATCATTCCGATGATATTCAGGAAGGAAATATTTCCGAGTTATTTGAATCGGAATTTAAGCATATCCCAAGCGATGCAGATAAGGCTTTTATAGGTCAAACTGAAATCTTTTTTGATTCGGAAGTGGCAAATAAGTTTGCCAATAACAAAGAGGAACAATCTTATACTGAGCAGGATTATTTAGATCTTGCTGAGGAATTAGATTTTAATTTATCCGGCATTGAACATAAGTTTGCTAAATTCTTTAACCCTTCAAATACCAAAAGGGATAAAGAATTTTATGAAATTGTTCAAGATACTAAAGATTTATACAATATATATTCCGAAGATTTTGACAATGCAGCTGTCAAGTTAGCAAACGTTTTACATACAGTTTACGGTTTAGGTGAGTATGTATTACAAAACGACGATAATACAAAACAAGTCTGGGGTGCACGCTTTAAAAGAGCCAGCCATTTAGCGCCGGATCATAATTATGATATTTCAGACGATTTATATGATTATTATACCAATTGCTTAAATCTCAAAGTGGTAAATGAAGCCATATCGAGAGATTTTTATAAGTCTGCTGCCACAACTGATCCTGGTTCTGGTCCAAAATCTAAACCTACACCTAAACCCAAAACTCTTTATGAGAAATGGCTGAATGATAATGGATATATAGACATCGATCAAGATACAGGGCAGATATACCTTGCAACTCCGGAGACTGGTGATCCTGATTGGGAAGAATTTGTACGTACAGTTCCATATGATGTATTAGAAGAATTATCAAAAAGTGCCGTGGTACCAGATGGTTATGTGAGTGAAATTTTAGCTGCGAAAGAAAAAATTTTAAATCAAGAAACAAATGACGGTGCCAACGCTTCTGCAGGTAAAGATGACGAGTATACGCCTAATTTTATTTTAAATGGCAAACCTATTAAATCTTATGACGATTCTAAGGAAAAAAAAGATGCTTTTAAAATAAAATATCCTGCAGTATTTAAGCCAAATGACCTGGTTAAGGCAAAAACTTCCATACCCCAAGACACTACAAGAGGTTCAGCTAAAGTTAATTGGTCAAATTTATCCCCCACAGGTTCTTCAGGAGGTATTAATGTTCCTCCAATAGATCTGGCTGAAGCTGCTACAGTAGCTAAGGATATAAGTATGGCTCCTTATAAATTTCTTTATCAGTCTTTGAAAAATAGTAAACCTGTTGTGAATAAGACTGAAGGAGCTTTGGTAGATGAAATTAATAAAGTTAAATCAGAAGAATTTTTTAATGATTTAATGACTACTGATCCTGTGTTGTCTAAATTAAATCATCATCAACGCAGGGAACTGGCTGACATTTATCAAGCAGCTAAAGACTATTACCCTGATTTGGTAAGAAATAAGACTGTTTTAAAAACTTTCTTACGGCAGGGAGTCGAAACCGGAGGTATGGATTTAAATACTGTAAGCATCTTAAATAAGATGAAAGTAGACGGTAATAACAATAATAAGTAAATTATGGCTAATTTTATTGACACTATTACGCAAAATCCTGAGTTAACAACCAATGTTAAGCAGGCTTTGGGAAGATATTTAATTCCTGCCTTAGTAGCAACTTTAGGCACAGGCGGAGTAGCAGCATATATAGCAGGTAGCAAAAAACGAGTAGGAGAAAGTCCTGCCGCAAGAAGGCGTAGAATTATTCGTGCAACTTTGCTTCCAACGCTTACAGCTGCACTAGGATCTGCTGGGTTAATTGGAGCCTCAATAATTGGCAAAACATCTCCTGAGTCCTATGTCGCAACAGGCAAGTTATTAGATAAAGGAAAAGATATAACTGGAGAAAAAGTCGAATCTTTAGTAAAAAATTTAAGCAGTCCGTCTTTATCTGAACAAATTTTCAATTGGGGAAATTTTTTTAAAGGTACAAGTACTACATTAGGAGGTATGCTTGGATTGAAAGCTAAAGATAAGCTAGAAGATGCGCTCGTGAAAAACTTTAAGTATGAGTACCCTTTTGCAGAAGGTAGCAAATTTTTAGAGAATGTACCTAAGATTTCTATATCAAAATCTCCAGCTACAGAAAAAATTGTAAATAGTATTCTTGGAAGAGCAGGCAAGACACTTAATTCTGCAGTAAAAAGGGCTCCATCTTTGGCCGCATTGGGTATCGGAGGAGCTGCAGGTTACAAAGCAGTGGATTGGGTTTCTGATCTATTTGGAGATTAAAAAATGAAAAAACTAATTTATCCAGATTCTAATTCCGAGTTATTTTCCTCATTGGATGGAGTGATGGTATCCGTAATTAGAGATACTAATTTTTACTCTAATATTAAAAAGGCTTCTTCAAGTGTCATATCAAGGCAGCTTTTAGAAGATTGTAAGCCGGATAAAGATCATTTTTTAATTCATATAACGGCTATTGGGGACGATGAGACTTATGGTTTTAATAAAAACGCAGATGGTTTTCCAAAAAAAGCTAATGAAAAATATTATAAAACTTTTGAAACCAATGCGAATTTATTTAGAGAACATAATTCTTCTTCGCCTAAAAATCGCATAGGTATCATCAAGGCGGCTGCATATAATAAAGATATGCATCGCATTGAGGTCGTAGCATGGGCGAATATTAAGAAAGCTGCAGCTGAATATGAAGCAGCATTAGCAGGGAAGCCTTTAAGTTCAAGCATGGGCGCAAGCGTCCCTTGTGACAGGGACAATATTTCTGGCAAGCTTTCCAAGAACCCGTCCGAATATGAACCATGGATGAAAAGATTTCCTGGTAAGTATATAGAAGAATGGAATGGCAAACCGATAAATAAATGGGCTTATGTTCATAATGATACGCCAACTTTCTTTGATTTATCCATAGTGGCAAAACCTGCGGACCGCATTGCCGACTATTTGGAATACAGATTTAATGATGCAGTTAAAGACGGCATTTTAAAATCGGCATGTGAAAATGATGCTTGCGTACCTTCCGCATTATTGCCGGAAATGATGGGCTATGACTTATTAAAATTTGGTTCGGATATTATACGCACGAAGGGCGATTTAACTTCATATTTTGCAAGCGAAGATAAAGCTAAAATATTAGAGAAATTAGCCTCAATCGAAAAAGAATTTATAGATATTAATTCTTCAAGTGATAAAGCAAACGATCCCAGGGTTGCATACATTAAAAACGCTAAATATGTAAACTTTGACAAAAGTTATACTTTATCTAAAGATGATATATCGGAATTGAGGAATTTACGTCCTGAAACTTTATTTTTTGAACTGCAAAAGCGTGCCAGCGTGCTTTCATTTAAACCTTTTGTAGATTTAATTTTTGAAGGCAATCCTAAGTTTGCTTCGGAAGATCATAAGAATAAAATTGTTAAATATGCGGAAATAGCAATTGTTCCTACAGTATTTTCAGAAGTGAAAAATCTTATTGAAAGCGGAGATGTCTTACCTTGCGGAGATGGCGTGGATGAATTATTTGAAGCAGGTGATCCCATAGAAGCGATGTATGATCTAAATAATACTGATCCTGTGCAAAAAATCATGGACGGAATTGAAGACCAGCTTTCTTATAAAGAGGAGAAAAAGCAACCGAGAATAATTCAAATTACAATAACTCAACATGTTCCTGATGAAAATATTCAAAAAGAAGATTGCGGAAAGTTTTTTAAAATTAAAACGGCATCGTTTAATCCAAATATAGAGCTTTCAAAAGATGATTTAACAGTTGCCAAGCAATTAGCATTTACGTATGCATTTTATAAAGTTGCGGCTTTGCATGATATGGCTACATATCATTTTAAAAATAATTTACCGGAGAGTGTTTATGTAGACGCAATATCGCAGAATTGTCTTGCGATTTAGCGATTAAATATAAACAATTAAACAAGTTTTATTTTTCTTTTTAATTAAACTTAAAGATTAACAATCAAATTAGAATAAACTCATGAGACAAAATTCTATTAAGAGAGAAAATCTCAAAGCACTAATGGACAAGCTTAACCAGGCTTCTAAATTTGCTTCCGAATCTAATGAACCAAAAGATCCGGATGAAACTCAGCCTCAAGAACCTTGCCCGAAATCTACAGTTGAGCCTACCGGCGGAGTTAATCCAAAGGAACAACTGGAGCCAAAGGAAACTAACGCCGCTCAGCCTGCGGAAGTAAAACCGGAAAATGGCGGCACAGGTTTAGAGGAGGAAGAAAAGAACGTAGTTGCAAAGGCGGCTAATGTGACTAAGAAACTTTTAGATTTTGCAAAGGTTCAACCTAAACAGTCGCAGCCTGCTGAAAAAACTGCGGCTTCTTCCGAAGACGATTTAGTTAAGAATATAGTTATGAGCTATGACATTATGTCCAAGGTTGCTCATGTACTTACGGAAACTGAGGAAGGACGCATTGCCTTGCAGCATGCCATTGATTCTGAGAAGGGCAAGCAAATGCAGTTGGCTACGCTTAATGAAATAAAATACGCTTCCGAACAAGTACAGGCTTTAGAAGAACTGAAATTCGCTGCACAGCGTGAAGCTGAAATGGTTAAGCATGCAAGTTTAGGCATCCTTTCCGCAATACGCAAGCTTCCCGAAAAGGAACAGAAGAAACAATTTAAGATTGCATCAAAGTACCTGCGTGCGCAAGAAATCCATCGTCAAAATATGGAACAGTTTGGGGATAATGAAGCTCTGAAATACGCTTATGCTCAAGGTGCTGCGGATGCTCAAGCCATTAATGATACAGCTGCAGTCGAAGGTGCTGATCCTACCGTGGAAGGTCTTGATGCTTTTGGTACGGCACTTGATGAAATGATTGCCAGTAATGAAATAACGCCCGAACAAGCACAGATGTTAGCACAAATGGCTGTTCAAGCTGCTCAAACTGACAATAACGAGGAGCTTTCACCTGAAGAAGCGCAAATGTTCCTTGAACAGGCTATTCAGCAAGGACTGGTTGATCCCAAAGTTGCCGAAGCTATTATGCTTAGCATAATGGGTGGCGAAGGCGGAGCACCTGCCCCTGAAGTTCCGGCTGCTGCTCCAGTTGCTCCAGCTGCCGTAGCTACACCTACAGACACAGCAGTTGCAGATCAAACAGTTGCTGAACCCGTTGAAAAACAGGCTTCTGAGAAGGTGCGTTCTGTAGCGGAAAAATACATCAAACTTGCTTATGCTACTAAAGTAGCTGAGGAAGGTTCTGCTGAGGTCATGCTATCACCTGCCGATGTAGCTGCTGAAATTGATTTAGCTGTTACTGCGGGCGAACTGGATCCGGATCTTGCTGAAAAGATCAAGGCTGTAATTGAAACGGCTGCTGCAGAAAACAGCGCTGATGTTCCTTGTCAAGAAAAAGAAGTTCAAGTAATTGAAAATAAGGACGACGACAAGGAAGATGATGACGATGACGAAGACGATGATGATGATTTTGATGAAAAAGAAATCATTGAAGAGTCTATCAAAGAAGCTTCGGAAATTGTAAAGTAAGTTTAAATAGAGGACTAACTATTTTAAAACAGTCATCGTCCGGAACAGACGATTACAGACATGGAGCTAAAATAAGACTTAATAAATCTAATAATGATTTAAAAAGCATAAGCAATGAAGTGTCTAAAAAGATAGATCATAACGATCTTGAAGCCATCAGATTTTCAGTCTAATGGTAGTTCACAAAAAAATGTGCAAGATATTTAATATTTATCTTGCACATTTTTAAAAAATTAGGTTAATATAAATACATAATTAAAAATTCAATGGACGACATTATCCAAAATAGCAACATTTCTGAATTAACCAAGCTTGCCAGTGAAGCTCAGTCTGCTGTTGTTGATGCTATGAAACTTGTAGCGACACAAAAGGCTAAAATTCTGGAACTAGAAGAAACAATTAAAAAAGCTAGTGCGGAAAACTTAGATTTAAAATCTCAAATTAATGAGCTTAATAATTTAAGGAAGCAAGCAAGTCTTGATGTCGATGAAACTTTATTAACGGAAATTGTTAATAAGTTAGCAAAAGCTAACGTAGTTGACGTGGACGATGTTGATTCTAACATTGCTGCTTTACGCGCAAATCCTAAGCTTGCGTTTACTGTTTTAAATCAAGTAGCGGATATGCTTCCAACGGAGGATGTTTTAACGAACGGTTCTTTCGTTGCTTCTACCAAAACTGCGTCCATTGATACGACAAAGCATTCCAATATTCCCGCTGCAGTGCTAGAGGAAATAGCGGAATTTGAAAGACAAAATTTTAGTTAATACTAACACAAGGAATATAAAATATGGCTGGTAATATCGGCTTCTATAAGCGCACTACGCGCAAGTTAAATGTAAACACCGGCAGCCGTCTTACAGACGTAAGTAAGCTGACCCGTGCTTTACCAAATGCAGAGGGTGTTTCATATTATAGTGGACAGCCTCTTTGGGTGACTTCGGCTGCTCATATGGTTATTGACAATGCTACGGGCACGCCTACTGACACTCAGGTAAATTATACAACTGCACCTGTAGCTCCTGCTAGCTCTGCTAAAGGCACTCTGGTTGTTGCTGATGGCGGAACTCTGGTTGATGCTGAATGGCGCTGGACTACCACTCCTGTAGCGGGTACTCCTGTGTACTTTGCATTCCAGGATTCCGATGAATGGGATGGCTCTGGCAAGAATATGGCGGTTTCCACACTGGATAAATTTGAGCTGCAAACTCCGTTCTATGATGTTACAAAGGTTTATACTTCTGGTATGCCTTTAACAGTTAAAACAGCTGCAGGTACACAGCCTGTTGGTAATGCTCCAAGAAATGGAGGCACTTATGTTGTTGCTCCTGCTGGGGATGACGAGGACATTATCGGTTATGTAACTGCTGGTGTTGTTAATGTTTCTGGCGATAGCTGGCAAAACCCTGTAAAGGTTTCGAATGATCGTGGCTTTGAAGCGATTATTGGTGGACCTGTGGTTTGGACGGAATCATCTGACACTCGAACCGTTCTTCAGTTTGAGACTGCGTGGAATCATAAGCCATCGGGAGCATAGTTAAACAATCAGATAAAAGGATTTAGATTATATGGACGACTATAAGAATATAGAGTTAAGTTTAAATGGAGTATCCGGAGACGCTTTAAATGACAGGCTTGCTCAAGAGCTTGGCAGCTGCTCGGAAGGCACTATAAAGATGGCTTCTTCAGCCGGTACTTCGTTCATCCGTAAACAGGTTTTTGAAAAGGGTTGGACCCGTCAGATTTGCCATTTTGAAGTTCTTAATGGTTCTGGTGACAAACGTCTTGTCCCAATGTTCAATACCGACTATCCGGTTGCGATGTTCTACATAGAGCCTACAAACTATCCTGCTGCTGTGCTTCCCTTTGACCAAGGCACGCACACTCAGTACTATAGGGCAGACAAGGCTCCGATGACCTTCTTCAAGATTGCTACACCTGAGTTCCAAAAGAATCGTGTAACGCTTGATACTTATCCGTTTGATCTTCGTAAGGTTATAATGGATACCGGTCTGAAGAACATGGTTAAGACCGAAGACCTCGTTTGGTACAACCTCTCCGACAGTGTTGCCGCTCAGAACAATGGCACATATACGTTTGCTGGCGGTATGGAGCCGTTAGTGATGAATGAAATCACTAATATCTTCACCAAGCACAGCCTGAATCATGGTGTTAACCTTATCAACAAGGTTACCTTCAGCGCTCTTGTCAACGGTCAGAAGAACAACTTCCAACAGTTCGGCGTTGATCTTACCAGCAAGGTTTTCGAAGAAGGCGCTAAAGCGTTCGACGGTAAGAATGTTTACGGTATGAAGTGGATCTCCACCTTCAAGACCGACATTGTTCCTGACAACGTTATAATGGCCTACACTGAAGAAGACTACCTCGGTAAGTGTGCAGAGCTGTACAAGCCGGTGATGTACGTAAAGCGTGAAAAGGATCGGATATCCTGCTGCGCTGAGGAAGTTATAGGTATGCTTATTGCCAATACTTCCGGCGTTGCAAAGATTGTGCTGTACAGCGCCCAAGCCACAATGAATGCCTACCCGCAGATCAGGCCTTATCTCTCGGTTGCTGGAGGTACTAAGACTGGGGGCTAATCGCTACCGTTACAACGTTCTTTAAACTTAAATCCCTGCAAGATAATTCTTGCGGGGATTTATTTTTTATGCATTATTAGAAATAATGTCTAACTCTACTGAAAATAATTCACCCAATTGCCCTTGTTCTCCCTGCAGTAAAACTGACGGGATAACAACTCCTCCTATTCCATTTACAAATGAAGTTCAGCTGGAAGATATACGACTGATGCTGGCTGACGCAGAACCTACGGATACTGCAATTACAACAGATGATTTTTGGTTTTCGGATTTTGATTTAATGGATGCAATGCGTCGTGCTGTAGAAGCTTTTAATGCTTATCCTCCACAGACTATAAAGGTTGATTATAGAACTATGGGCACATCTTATATGTTTAAGGTAGGCGCTTGTTGGCAAGCATTATTAAGCAAACGCCTTTGGCTTGAACGCAAATATATTAAGTCAAGTGCAGGCGGAGTGCAGACTGATATATATCAACCTTTAATTGAATTTTCTAAGAATGCTGCAAATGAATTTAAAATTGAATTTATTGAAATGGTAAAAAATTATAAACGTGCAGCTAATGTTTCAAGAGCTTGGGGAGCTATAGGCTGATCTATGTCATGCAAGTGTGCATTTAAATCTGTGCAAGTTTTGCCAGCTTACGGTAAAAATATTTGTCGTATTGTTTGGGCTTTATGCGCAGAATACTATGACTTTACAAAATTTGGAATTAATGTTTATAAGTCAAGGGACGGTTATACCGATTGGTTTAAATTAACGGAGGTTGCAGTCGATCCGGAAACAGGTATGATTACCGATATATCTTCGGGTCAGCCTGTATATTTAAATAGAGATAAGGGAAGCGCTGTAGTAAACATAAATAATTCCCGTACATCTGTTGATATAAATTTTAAAAATCGAAATCAGACTTTTAATTGGCATTATAAATGCGCTTTATATGATAAATCTAAGGGCCAAGAAATTGATACATCTCCGCCTGTAGGGATTTACAATACTTTGACATCTGAACAATTTGCATCTTTAAGACAGATGATAAAATCAGATTTATTATCTACGGATTATAATGACTTTTATATATGCAGGCCTAAAGGTAATAGAGGAAGAGTGATAAATCCAAACGAGGAAGACATATCCTTAAATATTGATATTTTAGGTGGGGATCAATTAGGATTAATAACGGATGATGTGTCTTTGGGAAAATTATATGAAGGCGGATATAGCAATCCCATTAAAACCAAATTGGTTATTAACAGTGTAAAGCATGAGCACATTGATGACCAGAATGGCCAAGGGACATTGGATCCTGTAACTGTGAGTATAACGGGAATTTATTATCCGAAATTAATCGTTGGAGATTTAATTGTGAATAAAACAACCGACGATAGATATTTATTTGAAGGATATACTGAAGAATTTTATTTTATGGGAAAAGTGCCTTATAAATTTAATGGGGTAATGCGCCTTGTTCCCAGAAATCAACCGGAATATAAATTTGATATTTCCAATATTAAACCTTGTTTAGACCAGTAATTATGGGAACTCCAAAAGATAAAACAACATCAACATTTGAATTAGAAGTCTTAAATAAAGAATTAGGATGTTTTCCTAATTTGGATATTTTAAATTTAAGACGAATATTTTTAATGTTAACAAAAATATTTTTTTCCGATAAAGAGAATTTTAAAACATACCTGGAAGATACTGCCAATAAGTTTGACTATACTTATAGTGACTATGTGCTTGATCCGGATGGCAAAAATAAAACCATTATTGATATTACTTCGGATTATAATTATTTAGATGATGCGGCTAAACTTGAATATTTAGGCAGTACGCAGAATCCTAAAATTATTGTTTCTGTAGGTGACATTAGTTTGTCTGATATTGGAACTCTTGCAAACAGAACTAGAATGTTTGAGGATAACTCCGGTTATATGATGGGGTTAAACGCCACAACAACTGTATCATTTTCTTCTTATGCAACGACTTTAGGAGATTGTGCAGTTATGTCCCAATTATGCGCTGCGCATTTTACCGGATTAACGGAAATTTTATACAATTTATTAAGGCTTAAAAAATATTTGCCTTTAAAAATATCCACTCCCAGGGCTATTAATTCTGAACAAAATAAAAAGATGTTTCGCTCGGATTTTACTTTGCAATTAAATTGGGAGGCCGCTTGGAGAACAAGAATTGAATCTGCAAGACTTAGAAAGCTTGCTATTGAGCTTAATGCTCACTAATTATTTAACTATTGCTTTTTTAAGAAAATTGCTGTTGAATTTAAATATTAAAAAATAAATAAACGTTTATTTACGCTATGATTCAGAATTATTCAGAACATAAACCTCAGATGTTGATTTATAACAACAGAGAGGTAGTCTCGGATGGGACAGCGGATCGTAATTCCGCCTGCTTAGTTGGCGTGTGCAGACCGTCATTTACGACTAAAAATTTCCTATCGCAGATGGTTCCCGTTACCGAGTTAACTGTTGCAGAATTAGGTGAAGAGGATGAATCTATTACGCTTCCGTTATCTAATTTTACGCCAGTCTCGGATTTCTTACAGCAGTTTGTAGATACAAATCAAATTCAATATGTAGATGCCAATGAGAGTCCCGTTGCACACACTTGGATTACAGCAAGCAAAGGTACAAATGGCGTTATTAGTTTAACTATAACAAAACTTGGAGAGGAAGAAACTCGTCCTGATGTTTATATTAGTCTGCCTAAACTTGCTTTTAATGTTAATTTTAATAATCCAAGCAACCCCATTTCCATTCAAGCAATCAATTCACCCTCGGATATTACGACTTATCTCGGGTTAGTAGATAGTGATCCTTCGGATGAGGACTTTAATAGTTTAGCGTTTGCAGCAACCTTAGGATATACTGCAGGGGAAGGAAACGGATTTTATGTAGACGCTATTGATAGGACTTTCCAAACTTTAGACTCCGATGAAGCAGCAGCTGAATTAGCGGCTTACAACGCCTCATTTAATAAATTATCACGAACAGATTTATTTATGAATTTGTGGTGTGATACTGATACTTTAAGTGTGCTAAATTCAGCTAAATCTTATGTGATTCAAGCTTCACAGCCTGATGTACAAAGATGGCGCGGCCTTTACGCTTCAACAGCTACTACAGATGACCAAGGAGCAGCAGCTATTAGTCGAAGCACCAAATGGGCTTATAATGGTGTAGTAAACGTTTGGTCTCCCGGTGCTTATTATCTAATGACCGCAGATGACGGTACTACCCAAGAAGTACCTTTGGCAAACAAGTATATTGCCGCCGGTATAGCATGTATGCGAGCTAACCTGCTCCCACAGCAAGGCATGTCAAGGATGGAAATCTCATGGATTTCTTCGGTGCCTGCAGCGTATGCTTCTTGGACAGATACGCAATTAAACAATGTTGCTGCAAACGGCGTTTGGATTATCGCTCAAGATGACGATAGAACGGTGCCCTATGTCCGCCATCAGTTAACTACGGATTCGTCTCACGGTGTGTTATACTATGAAGATAACATTCGAGATATTGTCTATAATGTTAATTATGGTGTAAAAGATTTATTCAGAGATTACCCAGGAAGACGAAACATAACCCGCAGTTTACTGCAGGAACTGGAAAACCGTTTAGGCGATTATTTGCTTTCGTTAACCCAGGAAGGTTCTTCGGTGGAGGAACGACGCATTGGTCCAATGCTTGTTGATGTAGATTTGGATTCCATAACTGCGGTACGAGATAGCCAGTTTGCCGATAGAGTAAATCTTTCCGGAGATTATTATGTTGCAACTTCCTTAAATGTGTTAAAGATTTCTCTTAATACATATTTGGGACTTTAATTTAGGAGATTTATAATGGCAGTTACAAACGTTTTAGGTTATAATACCAATGTTAAGACCGGCGAAATCATTGCTTCAAGAAATGCTTCGATAGATTTAGGCAACGGTCACATTGCGCTGGTGCAAAGTTTCCAAGGTTCAACCCAACACCAAGTGCAACCAGTATATGAAGTAGGATCTTCAGCTGTATATTTGGTTATGGGTAATCCGTCGGCGCAATTTACTTGCACAGCTCTGGTGAGCAAAGAAGGATTTTTCTCGCCCTTTGCTGACATTGCAGCTGGCGCCGCTTGTGGTACACTTCGCAATATCAATGTTAATCTTGGCAGCGAACTTGAATGTGATCCGAAGATTACGAGCAGAGCTACGGCTAAGTTTACAGGAGCTATACTACAAAGTCTTTCCTTCTCTTTACAAGCTGGCCAACTTCAGATAACACAAACAGCAGATTTTATAGCAGGCAGCTTGGATGTTATTTAAAAACATAGGGGTTTTTTGGGTGTTTCCTCCTTTCTTCCCGTTGTTTTACCCTATGTTTAAATAAAACCTATAAAAAGGTTTGCAACCTTTGAGATTTTTCTCAAAGGTTGTTTTGTATATATAAATATCCGCTAATTTCATGAGTACACCAGAAAATAGAAGCATTTTTTCCAAACTTTATCCAAATGTACATTTGTTTAATGCTAAAGTACAGGGAGTGACACCCGAACAAAATACAGTTTATGTTATAGATGACCAAGGAAACACTACGAAAGCTACCATTATTGTGAATATGTTTACTCAAATGATGGGGCTTTCCGGTATGGCATTTCCTGAAAAAAATACGGAAGTTGTTGTTCTGTCATGTCCGGGTAAAAATAACGTGCAAAATAATTTTGTTATTGGATTTTTACCTTCTGCAATGCAGAAAATTGATCCAACTTTGTCTGGTACAAATTACATCGGTTCAGATAAATCTTCTTATTCAGGTATAGCATTTGAGCAGCGTGATGAAAATAATAAAGAAGGAGTCTTGCGTACTACAGGAACATACCCAACGAATTTAGTTGATGGAGAATCCGCATATGTCACCAAAACAGGCGCAGGGGTGGAATTTTTATACAATCTTTGCAGACTTAAAGGTTCGGAATTAGCTATGATTGAAGCTTATATTCTGGATGATTTGGTTAGGATTTTAAGTCGAAATTTTGAACACTTAACTTCTTTTGGTGATTTTAAAATTATTAATTCAGGAGGAGGTTTAAATGTTTTATGGCAGGGAACTTCTAATGAATATGAAGCATTAGGATCAGATGCGGAAGGCGAACCCCCTGATGGATTTGAAATAGGGGAAAAAGATAATTTAAATGTAGATCCTGATGATGAAAGCAATTTTCTTTGGGACGCTAAATGGAGATTTACCAAGTATATAGGCAAAATAGGTAATTTTATACATACCTACATAACTGATCCCGGTAAAAATTTAGTTTCGGAAAATGAAGCTAATCAATTTAAAGCCGGTCGCTATAATTTTCACGTTAATCAAGACGGATCAGTAGTTATGCAGTCTATCAGCGATATTGTCTTTGAAAAGACTGTGCGTATACCTGTTCCGGTTGCAAATGATAGACTGGAAGCAATACAGGCGGCTACAAATGAGCAACTAAATGCTTATGAAGTTTGGACGCCTTTGGAAGGAGAAGAATTATATGAAACTTCTTATAAGCTTGCTGATTATACTAAATGGTTAAGCAATTATTATGCATTAGCAGGTTTTTATGCAGCTAATGTTTTTAATATTCCAAGCGAGGCGGAATCTCCCGAACCTGATCCTTATTGTAAGGATAGAAATTTCCAAGAGCAAAATGGGGGTGGCAATTATCATACTCAATTTACGAAGATGTTGCAGGCCTATGCAACAATACGTATCTTTAAAGACGGTTCGATTGTGTTATATGATGCTTATGGCAGCGCAGTACACATGACTGCAGGCCATGTTAATATTAGCGCTGCACGTTCAATTAATTTAACTGCTGCGGAAAATGTCAATATAACTGCCGGACGTGATGTTATTGTAAATGCCGGAAATAATATTGAATTGTCCGCTATGTTTAAGGGTATTTTATTAAAGGCGAGAACTTGGCTTGAAATGTTATGTTCAAAAGGGGCGGTAGTTATCGAATCCGCCATGACCAAAGACCAAGAGCAGCAAGCGCAAGATAGCGATGACGAAGAATATTTAAAGAGATTAAAAAATGCTAACGGTAATGGGATTATTTTGACAACATCACATGGCGGAAGTAGTAAAAAAGATGGTGCTGGTATTAGTTTAAGGACTAATGGTACGTTATTTGAAGATGCATATTATTATGCTAATAGGTGTAAGTATGTTTTATTTGATTTGATGGCAGGCATAGGACAGTTTGTTATAGGTAATGCTTTAAGTGTAATAAATAGCACATTAAAGTTAAATGCGTTTAAAACTATGGCTAATGTATTTTATGCTAAGTCTATTTATACACAACAACGTAAACCTGCAATTGTAATGGGTTCTGAACAAGAAACGCTGGTTAATTACGATCAAAACGATGCCAATTATCCAAGCGGCACGGGGTTTGAAACCACAGGGGAGTCAGATACTGCAGATATAAACCAAATGAAAGAATACGTGTATTTCAATCCAACAAACGGTTGGTTTAGCACTTATAACGCTCAGTTTGAGTACAGAGACACAATGTATTATAATACCCAAATTGATGATAAAAATGATAAGTTATTTGAGCCTTTGACCTATCAAAAAATTAATAATGACAGTTCAAAAAATTATCAATCTTTCGATATGTCAGATCTTACTGATGATATTTCTGTTGCGACACGCAAGACCCCGTATCCTGGAAAGAATGTCAATGTAAATACTTATTCCCCAAGCAATACAGATTTAAATAAACCTTGCGCAAATAAAGGAGAATCTCTATTGACAAATAACAATGAAATTGAGAAAACAAGCTATTCTTTAAAACAATATAACCCTGAAAATTTTTTATAAAAATGGAAAACAATAACGAAACAAATAAGACGGAAACTCCAACAATAACTGATGAGGATGTTATAAATTATATCACTCAGCAAAAAGAAGCTTCTAACGAGAAATATAAAGTTACTGAAATTGATGAAAATACAAAGAGTATTCAGTTGGATAAAGAAGTTGCGAAAGACTTTATTGATACTGTAAAGTTTAATAAAGGTGATATAGCCGCAATCTTAAAAGATGAACAAGACGCGGAATCTCAGACTATTAACAGAGTGAAAGTTGAGCAGGATGCTGCATTTAATTTTAGTGCTTTGTATTCTGAAAAACTTAAGAAGCAATTAGATAAGGTTACTATAACTGATGCGGAAAAAGATAAGTATATAGCTTACATTTTAAGTGAACAACCTATCTTTTTAGACGTAACTTATGCCAAGCTTAAAAATATTTCTTTTACATTTAGGTCGAAGTTTGTTTATGAGCAAGAATATATCGCTAAATTTATAAAAGAAACGCTTTTATCAGAAAAAGGCAAATCTATGACTCCTGATGAGATGTGCATTTTTATTTTTAAAACTAATGTAGCAATAATTTTACAGCAGGTAAATAATGTTGATTTTTTTAAGAAAAAACTTCCCATAAATTTAACAGATATAATATCTTATGGAGAATTTATTGATATAATTTCTGCCAGAATTGATCAATTAAGTAGGTTAGGTCAACAATTTTGGTCATTAATAGTAAATGCCGCTTGTGTTTTTGAGAAAAAGGAACAACTTCTAGCGGAATTTTTTGTTAATGAGGATTTTTAAAAACCCCTAAATATCGAATTTGGCTTACGCTTTATTTAGGGGGTTATTTTAAACCGGAGACAATTTGTAGGCATTCAAACGTCAGAGATGCAATAATTTTTAAAGCGCTTACAAGGCAATTTAACACTCAGTCTACTCAAGTGGGTATTGATATTGATGTACACCACTTGGTTAATAGTACAGGAGAGTTGCAAGCGAAGCAGAATTTGCTTAATATTAATAAAAAACTTGATACATTATTTAATTTGAAAACACATAATACTGAAGCATTAAAACAAAATAAGCGTATAGATGCAGTGGCTAAACGTTTAGGATTGACGGGCATTGCAGAAATCGATGAAATGCTTAAACTATACGATGCTTTAGATAAAGCAGGCCTTGTAAAAATGAGAAAACCAACAGATTAAAATGCCTACCTCTTCTTCAGATAATTCTAGCACATCTGCTACATCGGCTTTGGAAAGCTTTGATTTTGATGGGTTAGTGCGTAATATATTTGGTCTTGTTTCCAACTATTTTAGCGATCCCTCTATTACCACGGGCATTAGTCAAGTAGCTTCCGATGCCATACGTAATGCGATTAATGGTGCAGTTTCCGACAATTCATCAAGAGGTATGCCTGGGATGTTGGGAAGAATATCAGGGTTATCAAATTCACCAACGTTATCTTCAATTGGCAATTTAATGTCTATGAATCCGTTTCTTGCAAGATTAACTGGATCTTCAGATGTACGTATTGCACAGGAAGTAGCGGGGGCAATAGGCAGGCGTAATTTCGGGATGCTTAACTCTCCCATGAGGGAAGTAAATGCCTTAATAGCCGGTGCTAATATACAGGACTTTTGGCAAGGATTTGCAGATAGCAATTCTCCTTTTAAAAAAGGTATGAATCAATCACATGCGTTTTTGGCGGCCAATTGGCTAAACCAATCCGGCGCCATTGGACAAGCGCAAATTACGGATGCTAAAGGCATGGGCGGCGAGTCGGAAAAGCTTATGTCGTCTGCCATGGAAATGTTGTCCATAGGAAAAAATATTTTAGGCATGGGAGACGATGTTTATGCTATTTTAAATCAAGTGTCAGTATTAGGTGGTGGTAAAGGAAAACAATTTGAAGAGGCTGCATCTCGTTTTAAAGATTATATTTCTCAATTAGTTGCAGAAGGATTAGACATGGCTGAAATTCAATCAGCTATAACTCATGCTAATGGTCAAATCCAAACAATGATGGCTGCAGGTTATGATGCAACAACAGCTGCCGCATATGCACGTCAATCTACAGCAGCTGCTTTCTCTGTGGCTAAAGAAATGCAAGGAAAGGGCAAAGAATATAATGCTGGGGCTGAAGCAAATAAAACCAATGCACAAATGGCCGCAGTAGACGCTCAGTCCGAAGGTATTTCGTTAAATGCTCAAGCTGTGACTTTAAATATGATGAAGTCAAGGGGCTTGATAACTGAAGAGCAATCACAGCGTTTGAGCGAGCTAATGGCAAGCGGAAACCTTACAGATGATAATTTAAAATCAATTTTAGGTGCCAATTACGCCAAATTTAATCAATTTTATCAAGGTGTTGTTAAGCACGGTTCACAAGATCCTGCAAAGTTGGCAAGTATGGCGGATAAAGGCTTTTTTGGGGCCGCTGCAAGAGAAGCTAAAGGGGCTATGGTACTATCCCAAATGGATGAATCTGTGCGTTATTTTGCAGGAGACTTTGGGGAGAAAAATAGACAAGAGATATTGGATGCTTATGAAAGAATTAAATCAGGCAATTATAGTGAAGCAGACTTAGATTTAATGGAAGCGTCTATGCCTGGAGTTGGCAATAACATTGCAGCATGGGCGCGTCTTAGAACTCAGCAGAAACAAGGGCGTGAACGTACGGAAGCTTTAATGAATGCAGTTGGGGCTAAAAAGATTTCTAAAATTGATATTTTATCTTCGGATGATTTTAAAAAGATGCAAGATGCCGTAAAAAAGCTTAACGGTGGTGAAGGTCAAATTATGACCATGGAGAATTATGATGAAGCTTTGGCAAATACCGGCATGACGCAAGAAAAATTGGATAAGTTATTTGAATCAAAAGCTTTAAAAGATAAAGACTATGTAAAGATTACAGGCGAAGATAACAAAGACTATTATATGGATAGGTATGGCAATGCTTGGTCTGTAGATGAAGAAACAAAAAAGAAATTAGATGAAGAAAAGAATAAGAAAGAGGAAAACCCCATAGTTGCAGTTTTGCAAGAAATAGTGAATCTTATGAAGACTATTTATGACGAATTTAAAGGACCAGACTCTCAGCAATCGGAAAATAATTTAGAAGCTAGAAAGAAAGAAGAAGCTGCAGGTAAAAAACCACCTGAACAAAATTAAGTATACTTATGGCAACGAGTTTTTTTGGCACTAAAGGATGCTACTATTTAATATATAAAGCTGGAGGAAGCCCCTATTATCAGCTTAATCCTTCTATTTCAGGGCGAGGATTTTTTATTACCAGAGCTACAACAAACGGCTCTGATAATATTGCATTAAATTTATGTTTTAATGATATTCGCGTGGCATCTGCTACAGGTAAATCATTTGGAAGAACTATAGTAGAGGGGATAGCTTTGTTGGGGCCTGTGACTTCACCCGCTTCTTCTGAATCTAGGATTCAAAATTATTATAACACAAATCGATTTTCTCAAAGTGGTAAACCGATAACGTTATCGACTATAGGAGGCGGAACACATAAATTTTTATTGCAGAATTATGCTATTCAAGGTGTAGACGATAAATTTAATATTTTAAGTTTTAGCTTAGATGGTATTAGCCTGGATTAGTTATTATGATTAACGTATTTTTTCACAATATTTCTACAAATGAATTTATGGATGATGGAGTTGTTTTAAATAACTCCAAATTGCCTGCAGAAGGTACTGATCTAAGGATTATTTTTGATGGATTGGATTTAAATAATGATTTTTATAATCGGTTATACATTGCATACATAAATGCATTTCCTTGGATAGAAGAAAAATTGGATCCCTTAAATTGGCAAAATAAAACTTATATTCCATCTTTATTGTCCTTTCCTTCAAACGGCACTATTAATAATAGCTATAAAACACCCAAACAGATTTTGGATAGTTTAAATTCTAAATCTTTGCATAAGGTTTTATCTGATGTAGGTTATTATTCCGATTATATTGCAGCTGATACTTATGAAGAAAAATTATGCTGGCTGCTTTTATCGGTTGCGATGCAAACTAAATTTTATACATCTGATTAGTTATGGCAGACATTCTTCGTAAGCCTACTGTTACCGTAAATGGATATAAATGCGTATCCGCTCAGGTATCTTGTATGTTAAATCGCCCTATTATAGTAAATGCTACAGTATGCTCAGGCGACACAGATGGTGGTATTCTTACTACAGATGACATAATGAATTTAGCCAAAGAGATGCAGGCTAAAATCTTTGAAGATCCATCTGAAGGAGATTTGCAACTAAGTATGTCTGATGGCGAAAGCGGTACTTTAAATTATAACAGGTTAATTATTACGTCTTGTGATGTTGTGGCGGCGACCTCTGGTGGTTTAATGGCAACTATTACAGCTACAAGTCCAGATATTTTGGCAGATTTGGTAGATCCTTCTGTTTATATGAAGTATGTGGATACAGCGAATGTTATGTTTAAAACTGCTAGCGATTATAAAGGCTCAAAAGCCCAAGATCATTTTTGGGTATATCAGTTGCAAGATAAAGGCGGAAATAATTTGTCTGTTGCCAATAAATTATTAAAACTTTTAGAAAACGCCAAAGATAAATATAGATTTAGGGAAGATGGACTGACTGAGGGAACGAAAGCTGCAGTTAATTCACAAAAGGCTATTAACAATTCCTTTTTTAAATACGTTCGGCAATTTTTACGGGAAAGCGACGACACCACTCGTGTATTAAACGGTAAGGCAGAAATTAACGACACGGTTAATCGGGCAATTTATAATACATTGGCGCATAACATGTTTGAAATTGGGGGTGGTGTATTCTCCAAACTATTAAATTATATTACTTCAGAATTTTTACTTTGGTATATTCCCAACCATAAAACTGGAGAAATAGGAATTTTAAAAAATTGGGATTATGAAGGTAACGACATGCAAACCATTTCGGTTCCAATTTCCACCGCAAAATTAGCCATAGGACGAGCTTTAGGCAATGATTTGCCTCCAACTTTAGTTGTTGCAGAATCTCCATTGGTATTTACACAACATGAAATTGCGGAAAACTATTCCGCATGGATTTCAGGTAGTTATCCGGAAAAAGCGGAAACTAAACTAGGTAAAGTATATAATATTCAAGCGCCACGTTGGTTTTCGGTTGGCCAAGATGTAAGTCCGAATAAACCTGCAAATAAATTAAATGTCGGAAGAAATCCCAGTCAAACAATTGAAACGGCGGATAAGGCACAAAAACAAATAAGTAAAAATGCTAAATCAAGCAATCAAGCTTTAACTTATTTAGCCAAACAATCATTTTTTAAATATAAATTTGGTACTTCTGTTGCCGGTATAACTTGCCCATTTCAATCAAATATTGACGCAAATATCGGCGATTTTGTTCAGGTTAATGCTGAAGGTGGGGGTAAAATCTTACAAGGCATTTTGTCTACTGTAACCCATAACCTTTCTACAGGATCTCTTAGCACAGAGTTAGGTTTTACTCGCGTAGAGATTTAGTATTGACATTATCTGTAGGCTGGGTTTGGCTGAATGCTGTTTAATCATTAAAGTAAATGGCAAGAAGTTTTAACGTAAATCCAGACGGCAATTTAAATAATTCGGATTTAAATTTAAAATCCGAAAATAATAAGCTATTAAAAGGTTTAACGCCTTTAGCCGGAAGAACGGAAGCGTTAGAAGCTTGCGAAGCGGAAACGCCTACTCCTGCTACATGCATTTATCCAAGGTCTAAAGTTAAAAAAATTATCGAGGATTTCCGTAAATTACACAAAAACAATTTGTGTAATCCGACCCCGTATGATCCGTGCATATTAGATGATACAGGTCTTGTTGTGCCTGATGCTACGCCTGAAATAAATATTATCAAAGACGAGATTTATCCGGCTCAAAATTATGAAGTAAGATTAAATTGCGCAGATGTTTATGAGGAATACAGCAACTTATCTGAAAATAACGCATACTATACCTTCATAAATAATCCTGATGCGGAAGTTGTTATACCTGAGGGCACATATATACGTACTCTTAGAAATGCTACTGAAGCTCAAAAAAAGCAGGTTAGACTTGAATTAACTAATTTAGCCAAGACGCAAGCGATATCGCAATTAACCTGTGGTCTATCTAATAAGGAATATACATTAAAGTGTCCCACGGAACAACAAGCAGATGGCACAGAAACAGACGTAACGGCGCTAATTGTCAATACAAGAGCTTCCACCGTCATTCAGGATGATATTGTTGTTGATTTTAATACTGAAGATGTTGGGGTAAATGCTACAGACGGAAGTATTGTTTTAGTCTCAAATAATTTTGCAAATTATGATACATCATTAAGATCCCAATTATTCTCCAGGGCGATAAGCGGCCTTTCATGCACTTACGGTAACGAACAGTATACCGTGGTATGCGGAGAAATGCCTGCAAATGTAAACGTGGATAATTTGGTGCAAAATGTCGATGACGAAATGCAGACCGTGGAGATTGGCAGTTTTATAAAAAATCTTTCCGCGTTTTATAGCCAATTTTATGTTTCTGATACTCGCGCTTGGGATTTAGACAATTACGGTAGCACAGATAGTATTAATGAAAAATTAAAAGAATTGGTTGCTGAATTAATTGAGGAGGTTAATTCTCAAGCAGTTGCCATATTAACAAGTTCTTCCACATGTAATTATGGAAATATAGGGTTAGATATCACATGCCCTACAGGATATAATGCAATGGTAGCTGATGATATTAATTCTACCATTGATGAAAATATATTTGTTGTATCCGAACCTACCTCGGATATGAATTTAACATCGACAGTCGGTTCCGGTTCACATGCTTATAACTTAAACTTTGATTTAACCGATAGCAATGCAACTTTAATTTATAATTCGATTTCCGGACAGGTTGAAAATAGAAAAGATTCTTATACATCCTATAACTGCGGTATTTATAACAACACGGTAACGGTTTATTGCGATCGCGCTACAGCAGAAGCTGCTTCGGATAATGCAGGGGATGCAATTATATTTCGCACCACAGATGCAGTTACGGATGAGACGACATTTTTTAGGTTTTATATAACAAATCATGCTAATAGTTTATTAGTTGCAAAGGCCGTAAATACAAATGTGCCTACGAAAGATTTAAAATTAGCAATGAGTGTATCAGATTATTTATCTGATACGGGCCTTACAAATCGGCAAACATACTATCCCGATGGCATTTATCTATGGGAGCATGACTATCCAAGCGATCAAAAAGTTGGGAATGATCCCACAGTCACAGTTAATAATGATCCATGGCAATGCTATCCTATGGGAGTGGCAAATTATCCCACAGGAGGTACGGGTACAAATGCTTATGCCTTGTCCGCATGTTCCCATAATGCCGATAGTCCAATATCGTCCAAATATACATTTACTACGACAACCGAAGGCAATTGTGAAATTAATTCCCTTGTATCCGAAGGCTATCCGTTTACAAACGTGACGGATCCTGAAGCATTGTATCAGCCAATTGAGATAAGACTCGCAGACGAAGGTATGGGAATAACATCTTTTTCCATTCTTGCTAAATCGTTTATCGAATTATATCAAAACAATGTGGATGACGGCACGCCTTATTCACCGCAAGAACTTCAAGCTATGGTAAATGAACGCGCGGTAGAACAGGCACGTTCAGGTGTTAGTTGTTTATATGGCAATATATTAATTCATGAGGAAGATTGTTCAATTAAGATAGGATCCTGCACGCCGTTTGAGAATAATATCCCACCGCCTCAAATTCCGGCAAATACTTATTTTGCAGATACACCTACAAATGCGGATAGACAAGCTGTGACCGCTCATAACGCTATGGCGTTTTGCTTATGTGCAGACTGGATAGGCGGGGGAGGTTCGTCGCTTTCAATTAATTTAGATGGTTCGTGTAGTGATAATTGCACGGAACAATATTGTGTATTTTCTGTATAATAAATTATGGCTTGCCTTACTTGGTCAGAATATTGCAACAAATTTGCGGATTCGGGAATTTTTGATCCGGAAAATTATGCGCCGGCAAGTAGTGGTGAACCCTCGAATGTGTATTTAAAAGACTCTCCTGCATATCTTGGATATAAAAATGAGTTAGCTCCTATTCAATTAGATCAAAATGATGTGATATACATGGCACGGGATATTGTTAGCGGAGATTTTTTTCTTGGCTTGCCGGATGATTTAATTAACGGAAATAAAGGAGGAAATTACGCTCAATATTTAGAAAATATGTTAAGGCTGTGCAAGCCTATAACAATAACTTCTGATGTATCCGGTTGCAAATGTTTCACCATGACAGCTGTGCCTGCGCCATCAATAACTCCAATAACTTTTACGGATTATTTTTATACAAAAGAACAAGTGTTTAGCAATATACCTAATATCGGCATATTATTATATTATAACGGCAGAGAATATGATACCTATGTAGATATATTGGCTAAGTCTCCAACCGGAGACGACTACACATGGCATGATCGCATAACTATGGTTTCACAAAGCGATTTGTCTAATATTCCAAATAATTATTATGACATTTTGCCTAATTATTGGCTTAGGATGTTTTCATTTGATTCGGAAATTGATAGGCTTATACCTGAAGATAACACACGAAGATTAAATAGCAATATAGTACGAGCACCTATAAATGCCAATATGGTAAAAGCTCGCATGATGGGAGACGGTTTAAACTTCAATTTACAATTTGAAACAACTGGAATAAATGCGCAATATGGCGCAGCATCTCCCATGATGAATGCGGCTTTGGCCAATTTCTCTGAATCCTTTGATGCAGGGCAACAAAGAATGGCAGCGGCATTTAAGAATTTAGAGTCGGTAACAAACAATTTTAAATCTGCACAAGGAGATCCTTGTTCAAATGATTTATTTATGGTTGCAAGACACGTTGAACCAGATGAGGATCAGGCTGTTAGATTTATCTGCGGAGTTTCTGCATTCCGGGGGCCGTTAACTATTTCCTTTGGTCCGTCACGTGCAGATTTAACTATGGTCAAGAACACCTTTGACTGGATATATAGCACATTAAAAGCTGATTGTAATGGATCAAGTGATTTAAATATTTTAACTTTAACGGATCCCACCGATATGTGTTACTTTTATCAAGACAGTGATACAGTACCATGTTGTCAGGAAGTCGATATGTATATGTCTCCTTCAGGAAGCACCACAGGCTGGAATGATAGTGAACTTTGGTCTGCATACAGCAAGTTTGATATTGAAGGATGGACGCCTCCTGCCGATTGGGATTATGATGGTTTAGTAGTATTTCGAAAGTCTTATGTGCATCGAGTTTTAAGTTCAGATATACTACTCCGTAGATTAGTTGTCAGTGACAATTTATTTTCTGCAATTGAGGAATGTTTTCAAAATTTAGTTAATGATTATTGCGAAGGAGAAAAACCTTCTCCTGGAGGGGGAGGGGAAGAAGAGCAATGTCCTACAAGAGATTATTCTTATGTTTGGTCAGGATGTAATGTAAATATTAATGATCCAATAACATTTGTAAATTCAGAATATGGTGCTCTGGCGAAGATACCCGCTGCAGCGCAAGCTTTAATTAATTGTCAAAGTTTACCGGAATCTGTAAGCACCTGTAGTGGATTATCGGAAATAGAAGAATATCAAGGTTTAATTATTGCTCGTGATTTAACCTCATACAATATTGAAGCAACTTGCAATTGTCCTGAAGGACAATCTTGTGATTGCGGCATGCAGGGATCAGCTTATACTTTGGATGAATGTTGTTATGAGGGTGGTGTAACGGGTGGGCAGACTTGGGATCCAGATACAGGTACCTGTGTGTCTGGGGGAGGAGTTCCATGGAATGAGTATACTCCTTGCGACGTTATGCAATACTCGCAATCTCCATACTGCCAAATAAATGTTACAACAGAACATATTTATGATGTAGTTAAACAATTTTATCAAGAAAATTATCCGCCTCATCCAAGTAAATGTCTTTATTCCACTATTGCTTCAGGAGGATCATTTGGAGCAAGTTATGAAATACCATTTTTAAATTATAGATGGGATGAGGAGTTAAATAATTATTTATACTCAACAAGTTCTACGGATTACGGTGATATAGAATTTGATCCAAATAAAGATCCGACCCAAAATCCCAACGATGATGGATCTGGAAATGGTGGTGAATCTCATCCTCAAAAAGGCGGTGGTGGCGGAGGATCTGGTGGATCGGATTATCCACGAACACCAGGAGTATATCATCGATCAGCCTTGATGGGAACATCCTACGAGCAAGAACCCCCTGGTCCAGATGGTACTCCTGGCAGATTGATTAAAGTTACTAAGCAAGTAGGTTGGAAATCTTGGAATAAATGCGCACAACTTGGTTGGGCACGATGGTCATTTGGGAGTAATATTACAAATCCCCCAGAGATGAGCGTGGCATATTGCGACCACATAAATGGGCAAGATTCTTATCAACCTGGTCGTGATTACGCATGGGATCCAGGCTTAAGTTTTAGAAGTAAACCTATTTTATGTTGTTTACCTCCAGGGGGTTCAGCAGTTTGTGGCCCTGGAGAAACTTATCAATTACACTTAACCCAAGATCCAAATAATCCTTACAACGAAGTTGATACAAGCACTTGGCAATTGTCGGGTTCTTTTCAACTTTCATCTGATTTAACTTATGCCTACATTCATGGCAGTGCTGTTTTGGGCATACCTTCTCTCCATGGTACGGTTACTTATCAAGACACATCGGGCGGGTATTTTATGGCACCGGATGGTAGCGGTATGGTTTCTGTAGACGTAAGGGATTGTCAAAATGGAACATGTGGCTCGGTATCTTGTGTAATTAATGTTCAGCCAAGTTATAATCTACGAAATGTGTATCCTACTTAACTATTTAGATAGATATGAATAATGCGACAACATTTTTAGAGACTCATTCACCGTTAAATTTTTTAGCGTATACTAAACCTATTGGAATTGAGGATAGCGTGTTTTACTTAAACCCTCAATTATCTTTTTATGATGCAAGTTTGATTTTAAGTAATTTAGTATTTCGTGATCCTAATTTTTTAAAATTAGAAGAGATAATAGAAAGAATTTTACCTGATATAAAAATTAAGTCTTTAGTATTTAATTTTCAAAAAGATAAAACAAACGAACTTTCTTATTTATTCTTTTTAAATCATATATTTTTTGGAGATAATTTAGGCTTTCCGTTATGTCCTCAACCTGTTGTACAACAGATTCAATCAGTTTATGAATCTTTAATTGATTCTTTAAAAATAGCTACGGTAACCAAGCGCATGTGTTTGTTGTCTTTGAATTTTAACTTAGGTAAAAAAGATCAAATCTTAGATTATTATTATACTCAAGCTAAAGATATTTGCAAAAGTTATTGGAGTTTAAATGAGGAGAAAACAATTGAATCTATTTCATTAGAGCAATTAGCTAAACATTATGTTGCTATTTTAGCTGATAAGATATTTTATAACCCAATATATCGAAATATTTTATCCGGCATAGCAATAGTAAATGGAGAAGCAGCAGAGGTATCTCAGACTTTTCAATATCCAGCCTTAATGACGTTATTTAATTGGATGTCTAAATTATCTCGCAGAGGTATGCAAAAATTATTGCAAGACATGGACAATAAATATCATTTAGAAGTAAAGGATGAAAATGCAGATAAAATTATATTTAAACAATAAAGAAATTTCTGATAATTTAGTTGTAACATTCTTCGATGTTAAGTCAGATACTTTAAAAATTAATTTAAAAAAGGAAATTTCCAGTTTATTAGAAAATAAAACAGAAAGTTTGTTTAAATTTATAACACCTGAGCAAGTTGAGTTTTCTAAAGTTTGGAATTTGGATATTCGTAAGTTTTTACCGATATCTTTAGCGGAAAGCTTAGAAAAAGTTTTAAATGTCATTATTAATAACGATGAAAGTTCAATAGATAAATCTTTAGAAACTTTACTAACACAATTTAAAAAATTTATTTCCGCAGAAGATATATTGCGCCTTAAATCCATTTTTGTTAATAAACCTGAATTGTTAAAGACAGAATTAAGACAAAAGTTTTTAAGAAATTTAGTAGATAATGATTTGCGTTTAAAAAATTATATTTCTGCATTGTTGACAGATTTTTTAAATTTTAGATCAATTAAAACTGCAGAAGATTTGGTAAGACTCCATTCAAAGCCTATCAAAGATCTTGCTATATTAATGTTGGAAGAGAAAGACGAAATGAAAAATCGCAAAGGATGTACAAGTTGCATGCTTAATACGATTACGAAAAAATATATGACGCTTTTAATTGAACTAAAAACCTACGCAAATTAAGAAAGGAAAATATAATGGAATTATTTGTTTTATTTATTTTAACATGGTTAATTGCCACATCATTACTTTTTACTTGGTTTAAAAGCAGTATGCCTTCGTTGGTTTTTGCTTTTTTAAAAAAATTGGGATGGAAAAGAAAAGATCCAAATTTCTGGAAAACACCCTCAGATGAATACATGTCCCCAAACAGTGAAGCAAGATCTCCACTTACATGGTCTCGCATGGACTGGGAAGGTTCAGATAAAGGCTACGAAGGATGGGCACAGACACGTTTAGGAAATTTTTTTGGGGAACTATTAACATGTAGATATTGTTTATGTTATCATGTAGTTTTTTGGACTAATCTTTTGGTATTTATTTTTACTGGAATGATAATAACATCTTGGAATTGGATGCTGATATTTATTTTTGCGCAACCCATCCTAGTTCATGTAATATTTAATATAGTGGAGTTTTTGGAGGGTAAACATGACTAAAAGTTTGGAATTATGTGTACAATTATTGTCTACAAAAGAGCAAATACCTTTTAAAGCTGTATTTGCTAACAATAAAATTATTATTCTCGTAGATGACACGGCTTTAAATATAGCTAAAGTTGCTGAAGTCGAAATGCCCAAAGGTACACAGATGCCTTCTGTTGTTTTGCCGGATGTAAAAAATAACATGGACACATCTGATGCAGTTGCCAGTACATATTCGGTTATAGCAGAGTTTCCTCCAATGCTTATAGCTCATTTGGATAAAACAATATTTAGTCTTCTATCTGATGCAGAAACTTTATCCTGGGAACAACTAAGTGCAAAATATCCTAAACCTATTGCGGATATATTAAGCAAACGTTCGGAAAAATTACAAAAAGCCATTGAGCAATGGAAACAACAACATCCAAATCAAAATGAATGTCCTTCTTGTATCTCAGGATCAATTAATAGGCGTTTGATTCTACAACTGTTGCCTTTTTATTACAAAAACGACTTTACGATTATAATAGAACTAATTGATATTTTACTTAACTATGTAAATAAAGGCATAACCAAAAAAGATGTATATCAAAGCATAAAATTATCTGTAAAACATTCTTCGGATATTGCTATAAATATATTAGATAATTATCTAACAGAAATAAACAATCTAAAGTCCGGATGTACTTCTTGCGCTAAAAATGCTGTAAAGCGAAAATATAATAATATTATTGTTGCGCAATTAAAAGAAATTTTAAAAAATCCTTCTTATGTCGAAACTTAGTCAAAAATATCAACCTAAATTTGCGTTTGATGCATCTAAAGGCGCCTTTGTGCCAACAGAAGTTAAAGCTGCAATATCTACTATTGCCGAACATTCTTTATTTGCAAAACCTAAAACATTAATGGATAAGCCTAAAACTGCGGCTGCATTTAAATCAAAATGGGCAAAATCTACAAAACATAGCACTTGGGGAGGAAGCAGCCGCAGATGTTGTGGCAAATAGTTCTTTAAAAGGCTTGCTTTTTGCTTAAATTTTTGCTTGGGTTTTAGTTAAAAGTTCAATGCCTAAAGACACTTCATATTTTGAAACAGCAGGAACCCGTCCGGTATGGGATCCTGATTTTTCGTCTTCGGAAACAGCCAGATACAATGATTATGATCAAGACAATGTAAAGGTTATTAACGAAGATCTAAATGACGATATGGAACTTTTATCCGAGATGGATAAAAATCCGGATTCGTTCATAAACGATAATCAAAAATTAACGTATGAAGAGGCTTATAGGAACTATCGTCAAAATCCAAATGTATCTAATTTAAATAAAGTTATACATAGTTTGGGAGATACGATAAATTATTCTTTGGCTTCAAACAACGCCAGCGGGGATCCTTTGTTGGAGGCTAAGGCTAAACTAATTACTGCAAAAGCAGTTAAGGAATTTGACCCTGGGTATAAAGTCAGTTTGCCCACCTATGTCTCTTCACAACTTCGCAAGATGACCCGCCTTGCCAGAGATTTAAGAAATCCAATTAAGATTCCGGAAAGATATATCTATGAATCGCAAAATCTGCAACAAGCGGAAAAGGACTTTATTGAAGAGCATGGAAGAGAACCGGATTTAACGGAACTTTCTGATGAGACCGGAATGTCTATTAAAAAAATTTTAGATATTCGCAAGAAATCTTTAAAACAAGTAAGTGAGCAGCAGGGTTTTACCAATGTTAATAATGAGGATGACTCAGCGTCATCCATTGACGAAACAGCTGTTGCAGGACCGGATTTCTTGGAAGAGGCGCAAACTTACGTATATTATGGATTGGATCATCGCCAAAAAAAGGTTTTTGAACACTTAACGGGTTTTGGCGGTGCAAAGGTTTTATCTCCTGCACAAATTTCCCAGAAATATAAGGTATCATTGCCTACGATATCCCGCATGGCAAAAAGATTTGCAAAAGAAATAAGTGAAAACTACGACGCATTAGAAAGTGTATACGCCTCATGAAAATAGACGATTTTGCAAAAGCAACAATTGAAAACGTTTTAGATTTTATACAGGGAAAACCTTATAAATCTTTAAGCGAAATTGTTTCCGGAGATAATGACATTACATCTGCAGTAATGTTATTGCGAGCGGAGGCTGAAGGACTGGAAACATCTAAAGATCCTATTGAATATCAATTTGCTTTTGCATTAAAGCGAGATACCGTAAGCAGATATGCTTCTCGCAAACTTTTGTATAAAGCCGGATTGGACAAGAAGTTATATAATGCCAATTTAATGCAGGCTACATCGTTAATCAATAAAAAAATGAATGGAACTAATTAATAATAATGAGTGCTATACAACAATTTAAATATCTTTGCGATGTTCCAAACCCTGCAGAATCAAGCTCCCCTGTATTTAATGGGGGAGTTAAATTAAATTTTGCCAGTGCGGTTAAGCCTAATATAACCGAAGATATCACTTTTGATTTTGATAATTTGGTTTATGGTAAAGACGCTACCATCCAAGATGCGATGGTTAATATAGGAACACGGCAAGGGAGCAATCCGTTGAACGAAGATGAAGGTACAACCTTGCAAGAAGATACTTTGAATTATGCGTTAGTTAGCTCAAATTATTTAACGCATACTTGCAATTTTGCAGGATCGGATACGAAGTTTTTTGAAAATCAATCCATAGGTTCCCTGAATAATATATTAGCCGATTACTTTAATTCCCAACAAACAACAGTGCAATCTACGGTTGAAGCAAATACGACTTATGTAAATTCTATCACGGACTTAGTAGTAACACCGTATAAATTTACCTATGATAAAGCTATATTAACGTTGCAGTTTACGTTTGACGACCAAACCATAATCGGTGAAATTGAATTAAACGCAGAATTTTAAAAAATGAATTTAACAGATTACATATCTTCCAATACCCCAGTAGATGCTACTAAACTTCGTGAATGCGAAGATAGAATGCGTATCTTGTTAATACGCGAATTTCCGGATACCGGATTTTCGCCAAACTCCGTAGTGGGGAAATTTTTAATTGAGCGCTTTGGCAAAATTGTAGCGCAAATTGAAACGGCCTTGGAATGTGTATTGTCGGATATGGATTTATTAAATGTTATCAATGGATCTGTATGTGACTGTGATTTTGTTACGGAATTTTTACGAGGTTTGGGTGTTGACAGTTTGGTTAACGCCAACACCACCGGCACCGCACGACTATCTTTTATAAACAATGGTCCTGAGAATACCGGCACAAATCCTTATGTTATGGATAAGGGTGAGTTGCTGCAATTTAATGATAATTATATCTTTAATTATGTAACTCCTAAAAATGCCAGTATTAAAATTTATCCTTATGGTTATACCGGAGCAGTTGATACCGACAGCAATTATTTCTTTTTATCGGTATCAAATGTAGCAAACGTAGGAGAATCGGATAACAATTTTCAACCGAATTTATACTTTGTAGACATTCCGATTGTCGGTCCATCAAATGCGGAAGTTAATGCAGGTGATGAAGCGGGGATTAATGAACATTTATCTTTCTTTGATGAAGTTGAATCGGTTGTTGCTGCATATGATATTGCGCCTTATGAATCTCCTACGAATCTTGCCGAGTTAATAGCTATATTTCAAAAAATTCAACCTTCGGCTAATTTTGCTACGCGCAATAATGTAGTGTCTTTTGTTGAGCAAAAATATCCAGGAATTGCAGGAGTGTCTCCTACAAAAGTAGGGGATATCGAAATGGTTCGTACGGATAATAATCCGTTTTATGCATATTCCCCCGCTATTGACATTTGGGTTAAGGGAGATACTACGCTTCCAACTTGCTCGGAATATTTTAAATGCTACGTGTCAACGGATGAAAACGGCGTTAATACTTTTTACGGCACAACGAAACCTAGCGATTTAAATCCCGCAGGGGATGCCAGCAACTTGCCCACAACAGCGCAAAAAACATTTATAAGATTAAATCACTATCCCATTGCTAGCGTTAATTTAAATATTGCGGGCGAAGATGACGATGCGTTTTCAACTTCTACGACCATTGATACTTCCACGCTAAGCGTCAAGTTAAATCAGTGTACCGCACGTAAAAGTTATACAACCTATCCTGCTACGGTTGAATGGGTTGTTGGAAGTGGTACTACTGACAGAGAAACAGTGCATGACTATGTACCGTATCAATTTTATAATTTTTCGGATAAATATTTTACCATGGCATTTAATTTTGCAGGGTGGAAAACAGGCACTTCAGGTGTTCAAACCTATTTTAATTTTCCTGCATCATTTATAAATGCAGATTTAAGCGATTATATAACAACTGAAACCGATCCTGAAACATCCACATCTAATAGCTATATTTGGATGCGCTACGACTATCAGTATGATCCGGTAATGGAATCATTGGATTCTTTTGTCAAAAGCCCTGCTTGCGATCCTGCAATTTCAACTGAAGTTAAGGCTTGTTACTATTATTATATTACGGATTTTACGGTCAATTACTCTAAAGAAACAAATAAATTCTTTGATAGGCAAGCAGCTATTGAACGTATTTATGACTTAATGAATAGCTTAATATATCCATTAAGTTATTCAGATGCATATATTTCTGACATAATGGTGTCTATGGGAGCATCAGGAGTGCAAAGCATAACGCCCACTGCAACACTCATGTTGGGATGCAGTAAGGATTATTTTGATTCTTCGGGGAATAAAATTGACGGAGATACAACCACTCAAGCTGTGACAACCTTTGATCCTGCAAATATAGATTTTCGTTTAAAACTTTATGGAGCAGGGCCCAGAACAATTTCAATGATTCTGCCAAGAGAGAATATTAACCTTGTTGAAAAACTTGTTTAATGGACGGAGACAATACAACACAAGCATACTTTGCAAGAAATTCCGCAGTTAATACTGATATAAACTTTGCGGAATGCGGTAGTTTTTGGCATCAGCTGTTAAAAGGCAAAACAAGGCAAGCGGCCAAAACAATGTCGAAAATGCCTATGTTGTCATCCGCATTTACAGATGTAAACAACAGTTGGGCTAATATTTATAATGATGATAAAAATTTATATCTGACGAATAGGGAATATTTCTTTAAGTTGTCAGATGTAAAATTTTTAATCTGTGACAATGCTGACTCGGTTGATTTAAATACTGCTTTAAATGCAGAAACTTCTAAAGTATATAACTTTAATGTAGATTCATTAACTCTTTATTTAAGCGAATCTACGCAATTTTCTGATAATCAATCTATTGTATTATTAATTCCTTTTGATTCCAGCGACGATGAGTCCGAATTAAAAGATTTGGAATTATTCAGCATTCAATCCTGGGATCAGACTGAAAATACAAGCAATACAACGTTTCTAAATGTTTTTTATGCTGGAGTGCATTTTCGCCAATCTGAAAAATATGTCGGATTTTTATTGCCATTATCTGCGGGTTTAACGCTATCGGACTTTACCGACACCTCTAAAACTAAATCTGAAAGAGCAAATCTGCTTTGGGATTTCTTTTTAACGCATTTTAAATATGACGGGATTAATGGCAGTTTTATTTATAATGCTAAAGTTAGAGGGCAAAACAAATATCGCAAATCTATTTATAATGCGATAATTGGTTTAAGCAATATACCTATAGGCATTGAAGCTCTGCAGGCTAGCAATTATGTAAAAGGTTCCGACCAAAGCGTAGTAAACTTTGGAAAAACATTAAATGCCATGTTTGGAGGAACTGCGGTAGATTTTCAATGCGACTTAACTGCAGAAAATATTGCAAATGCTTATTATTTAGGGAATGGATTTTATGCTTATAAGCTTGTTAACAAAGTAGTGGGTGTGCCACCCTTTGCCGCAGAAGATTTGGTGATGCGCACATCTCAAAATCCTAATTCTTTAAACACTGTTTATTTTAAAATTTCCGTAAATGAAGATGCGCAAAATCCGCAAATTGAGTTTTTACAAGCTGAAGTTTTAAAGCGTACGCAACAATATACGATAATTACAAAAGGCAAAACCAATATTTCACAAGATACTACCTTATATCCTGGAGATTATCTTGTTAATCCTATTAATGTATACTACAATAACGGTAAAGATTATTGGTGGGATCCTTCGCGTACAAATAATACTCCGGGAGCTTGTTGGACAACGGAAAACATTGAAGGAAATCCTTACTCAATAGGATTGCCTTTTGATACACTTAGTTCTTCTTGGAAAATATTATGGGATAGAAATCGATATACTATTGATTACAAGGCTACGGGTTATGTAACTTATAATGATAGGAAAATATTAACCGATACACTAGAAAATTATAATTACTTTTATATAGACGGCGCATCTACATTTAATTCCAGCAGGTTTATAACATATGCTTTAGCCTTACGCTACGGAGTTAACTGGAAAGATGGAAAATTGAAGTATCTATTAAATGACTATACTTCGACGACTCAACTTGATTGGTTTTTTAAATATATTATTTCTAATGCGGTAATTATAGAAATAAATATTGAGGTTTTAAAATCATTATATGATAATATATCTAAAATTTTAAATGCCATTCAACAAGCTGGAGTTTCATTATGCCCTATTGGTATGATTCCGATATTTAAAATAAATAAAGGAAATAAAGGAAATTATCAATGGGTTGATCCCAGATGGTATACACCTGATAGCTAAAAAATGAGCGCCCCATCAAATAATACCAGTGTTACGTTAACCAAGTCTGATACGACCAAGACCGACTTGTCTTGGATTGCCAATATAAGCGGTTTTCCTGTAAAAGTAACTGCTACTGGAACAGGAATGCTTGAAGGAGGTTATGTATTTGTCAAACAATTGACGGGAACAGGTTTAGATCCTAACCAAGGCGATATGTTTAATAGAATTGCATCCGTGCCTGATATAACGGATTTGCCTACTATTGAAACTATAGAAAGTATGAATGAATCCGATATTCAAGGATTAATTACGCCGTTTTATAGGGATAACACAATAGAACTATTTTTTGAAACTCCGGAACTTGCAGAAAGAGGTTGGCAAATAATTAAATCCGATACACAATTATTGGTAGATAATTTAAAATTAATAGATGTTATTCAACCCTCTGAAACTATAACCATTTCTTGACGTATGAGTAGCGGCAGTGACGAAATTTGTTATGTAACAGCATTACCTGGCATTATGGATCCTTCTACATCCGAGGTTGGATCATCGTCTAAAAATTCTGCCAATAAGGAGTACACAGATCCTAACGGGGATTTAAATATTTTCATAGACGGTCCTTATAATGCAGCTGAAACGGATTTTGACAGTTTGCGATTTAAGGTTTTTATATCCAAAGAAGATGCCAGAAACAAATGTGTTGTTTTAGATAAAACTTCAGCGGCGGCATCGAGTGACGACGAGTCAATTGATCCTACGGAAGTAATTATTTATTACGAAACGGATGACAGTAATGCTGATTACGAAAATTTATATTTAAGAATCAAACATCAACAATTAATGTTGGCACGCGGCACATATGTAGTTCGTGTATTTAAAAAAGTTCTGGAAGATGCTAATGAGGAAGATGATACCACGGATGGTTATGAACAAATCCGTGTGTTTACCTTAACTGTAAGGTCAAATCCCATTCAAGGAAACTGTGTTAACAACAAATATTTATCTACTGCGTTTCAAGGAGGCAATTTAATCAATCGGGGCGACGGGTGGAATGACTATAATAAATCTTGCGGTTGCGGCAGCATTTCTGTTGCAAAACAATTAATGGCTTTAGGTTATTGTAAAATAAGCCAAGAATTGGATGAAATAAATGGCGAGCAACCTAACGATCAGGAGACCAATCCTTAATGTCCGAATGTTTAACTCCAACAAATTGTAAAGCAAAGTCTTTAGTAACAAAATGCGGTAGCGTATCTGAAAAGTTTGCATATCTGATGCAGACTAAAGATTTAATGCGTAAAATGTTAATTTCCAAAGGTCAAGATGTGCCTAAGGACTTGCCTTTTCGCGATTATATAGAAAAGATTGCTGCTTTAGTTCCTACCACGGATGTCGTTACTTCTATAATTGATTATAAAGGCGACACCCATAAAGGCGATGTAACTGTAGATAAAAACTTTATTAATTTATCTAATGTAGACAATACTGCCGATATTGATAAACCGATTTCGACGGCAACGCAGGAAGCTTTAGATTTAAAGCAAAATATTACTGACGATAGTCTGGAGACTGAGGCTAAAACAATTGTCGGCGCTATTAACGAATTAGACGGTGAAGTTGCAACTAACACTGCAAACATAGGAACACTGCAAACCACTGTCGGTAATGCAGAATCCGGTCTCGTAAAAGACGTTGCTGATAACACTAAGGCAATTGGAACCTTACAAACCTCACTTGCAGGCAAGCAAGATGCCATGATATCGGTTAACATTCAAGGCGAAGCTAAAACGACAATCCCTGATGCTTTAACTTCCTTAGATACAGCTCTTACCGCAGTTAAAACAACTGCTGATGGCGCCGCTAAGGTTGATGCGTCCAATATCGTACCGGCTACGTGGAAAGGCGTTTTAGGTTATCAGTCAGCCAGTGATGTAAGCGCAGCTGTCATTGCGGGTGTTACAACCAATACCTATGATGACAATCTGGATACCACGGCCAAGACAATTGTCGGTGCCATTAATGAAATCAATACCAGTAATTCTGGAAAACAAGACAGCAGCATTTCTATAGAGGGTATAACTGCTGACACTGTTGAAGGTGCTTTGACTGAACTTGATACGGATATATCTGCGTTGCAAAATAAGACGCAGAATATAAGTCAAGCTTCATCCGGATCTACTCAGTTTACTGGAACAGTCCAAGCTGATACGTTTTCGGGCACCACGATTAGTGGACAAACGATCACAGCAGGTACCCAGTTAACTGTTAATGGCTCAGTAACGGGTTCTGCCATTCAGACCACACTAAGCGCTTCTTCGACGGATCAACAGCTGCCTTCTGCGAAAGCTGTATACGACGGCTTGGCTGCAAAGCAAGATGCACTGACATACTATGAAGAAAGTACAGCTAGCGGTGGTTCCGTAACCGTAGGCGCTACCACACAAGCTGAAACTCCTCCGAGTGCTGTAACAGTAGCTAATGCTAATATAAGCGTACAGCTAACCACCTCAACGTTAGATACAATTAACACAAATGGTGGCATAGTAAATCGTGAAACTGCTTTTAAATCGACGAGTCAAACAGGGTCGATTACCATACCATCAAATGTTAGTAGCTTGGCCGGATACAAAGTCGTATTTGACACCATAGCGTCAGAGGGTGGCGCCAAGTCCCGTACGGTCTTTGAATATGATGCAACTAATAACGTTTGGTATCGTGAAGTAATATTTGGAACAGGCACTTCAATTACTTCGATGAGTGGTGGCACTGTAAACTATGATTTAGGTGTTGCTGTTAGCAGCGCTAATATTGTGGTTTCCATGCTTTAAACGTAAATCATATTATTTCTTACAACTCCGAGAGGTTTCTCTCGGAGTTTTTTGTTGCATTCTGATTACGCCTATGGCAAGCTAAACATAAATTCCATTAAAACTAAATGAGTACTCCTGTTACCACTTACGATAAACGACCTGTAATTGTTTCTCCCACTGCTCCAACATCTTTGGAACAATTAAGATATTTATGGTTAGATATTTCTGAAACGACTCCTGTATTAAGATACTATAATAGTACCGGAATATGGGAAGCTATAAATGGTATCGATACCAGTAGTTTCTTAACAACCAATGGCGTTCAAACAATTACCGGAGCTAAGACCTTTAATACAGGAACCATTACAGTAGCGGATATTACTGTAAACGATGTTACTATAGAAGGTATCGATACCATTAAACTTACAGATGACGATACACATGTTCCGACATCTAAATTAGTAGAAGATACCTTGGTTAGTGCTATTTCCGGTTTAGAAACTTCTATTGATGGAAAATTAGCAACAAAAGCAAATACTGCTGACGTAGTATTAAAGACTGATATATCCACATCTATCCCAAGCGCAGGTGCAGTTGACACTAAGGTTGCTTCAGAAAAAGCTGTTGCAGATAGCTTAACAGCAAAGCAGAATACTCTTAAGTATTATTCTGAAGGAACTAATACTGTAACAATTGAGACACCAATTTACCCAAATACTAATGTGTCCATCAAAGCCGGTGCTACTGGTTTAGAAATGGGGCATGGTTCCTCGGGTACCTCAACAACAGTGAAGCTTGGTGTTTTCAGCGCGGACACAGTATCCCAGGGACTCACTGTCGCAGGGGGAGACGTAGATATTGTAGGTGACTTCCATATAAATGGATCTAGCCCCGACGTTACTACAATTGTTGATAGCATAAACATGGAAGGTGGTGGGGAAAATGCATTACCTACTGCAAACGCCGTGCGTGTTGCTGTTAACCAAATAAAGACCGACTTAGGATCAGCATTAACCTATAAGGGCAGTGTTGATACCTATGATCAACTCCCAGAAGAAGCTGCAGTAGGTGACACATGGAATGTTGCACAAGCATATCAAACATACCCCGCAGGTACAAACTATGCGTGGACTGGCACCGCTTGGGACGCACTTGGTGGCTCGGTAGACCTCAGTGGATATCAAACAAAGTCAGATGATACACTTGCCACTTCTGCTAAAACTGTGGTGGGTGCTATCAATGAAGTTAATACTACATTATCAAACAAACAAAATAAATTACTTTATTATTCTGAAACACCAGGAGATGCTCCTTCTGCTACTATTTCTGTAACGAATATTAATCTTAGAGGTAGTGTTGCTGAAGGTTATAGTACAACCGCTTCAGGTCTATATTCTCATGCTGAAGGAAGTGGGACTGAAGCATCTGGAAATTATTCGCACTCTGAAGGATATAATACAAAAGCGAGTGCTAATTTTCAACATGTTTTAGGATTTTATAATATTGAAGATACTAATATTACGCCATATATACCTGAAACAGCAAATCCTGTAGATACTAAAGGAATATATGCAACTATCATAGGTAATGGTCATTCAATTGATGAAAGAAGTAATGCTCAAACTGTATCTTGGACAGGTATTACTTGGTCTCAAACAGACGTAAGAGCTGGGGGAACCGATCAGGATTCAGCTACACATTCTTTAGCAGCTAAACAAAATGCTACAGATAATTCACTTGAAACTACAGACAAAACTATTGTAGGAGCTATCAATGAATTAAAAACAGACAAACAGAACACATTAAAATATTATAGTGAGTCAGACTCTTCCACAGATCCATCCAGTAATAATGCGCAGGTTTCCATATCGGTAGGTTCTGATTATGAAGGAACTTTGAACTTAGGATCAGACTCTAGTAATGGGATTCAAACTATTAATATTGGAGGTAGCGCAAACACTCGAAATATAAATATCGGTACAAAAGTTTGTGGAGAGAATAATACCGTTACAATTGGAAATACCTCGGATGGTGTGTCCCTTACTATTAATGCACAGAGATCTCTTACATTAAATACTTCAGAAAACAGTGACCTACAGGGAACTGGAATTGCTAGAGAAGTAGCAGAAGCACCTACTAACAGAAAGCTTACCACAGAAAAAGCGGTTGCCTATAACACAAGCTTTAAAAAGGAAATAAATAAAATATATTTTAATAGTGGTAAGATTAATAATGACGTATTTCAACTTCCAAAGTTTCCTTTTACTATATGTGTAACGTGCAAGGTAGATAGTTGGTATTTTGATGTGTCAGAGAATGGACAGCCTCTATTTCAGTTTGGAAATGGTTATAGAGTGACTACTTCCCCATGGGGGGGATTATATTTCCGTGATAATACTGATAGCCCTAAGGTTGCACTTGCTATCAGTGGAAGTACCACGGGAAACGAAACATACTTGTCAGAATATTTTGCGAGTTTAGGTAATATCGACGATTTTCTTGGAAAAAAACATACTATAGTTGCCATTGCAAGAGATCCAGGTGATAATCCCACGCGTCCGAATTGGAATATCTATTTAGACGGAGTAGAGGTTACAACTATCGCAGGTGCATCCAATAAGTTTAACGAAAACGCCACACCTCTTAATGTTCCTACACATTTTGTGGTAAATACAAGCAATCTAAACTTCTGGAATCAGCCAGCTTCAGACAATCCCCTTGAAATTTATGATATTAGTCTTTTTGATTTTGATTTGTCTGAAGAAGGAAGTGCATATAGTGTTTTAGATTACGCAAATGGCAAACTTATACCGCCAGAGTTATATGTAGAAGACATAACGTCTACATCTAATAAGCTTTGGTTTAAAGTTGATCCACAAATTTATGAATTTGGTGGAAAAAGAATATTAAAAGATCTTTCACTGCATGGATTCGACTGCTATGTGTCCACAGCAGATAACACTGTGGCTACAGATGCAGATGCATCATATGACACTTTAATGAGTAAGGTGGATGACCATCTTCTACCAAGCTGGATAGATAAAAAGGCTTCGCCTCAGCTTTATCTAGAACGCGGGGTTCTAAGTGTGCCAGAACTTGCCAATTATCCATTTAAATGGCCATTAACCTTAGCAATAGAATATGAGTTAGAATCTCTCACCGTAGGAAATGCTACAAATCAAAATTGTGTTTTCTTTAACTACTGGGATATTGAATGGAGTGACCCTGCACAACTCAAAGGATTTCGTTTAGAACTGATAGATAATGGAAGGCTATATTTATATTTAGGACATCCAAATGAGATAATATCTACAGAGCAATTTGTAGCGTATACAACCAACGGAGGTAAAGGCATACCTACTGGAAAGCATACGATTGTGGTATGCATAGGTGGAGAAGTTGTAAATGGAGGCCCAGAGTATCTTAAGATGTATCTAGATGGAAATGAACTAGATACTACTGTGGTAACGAAAACATTAAGTGGAAATAATCTTGCAGGAACAAGACCCCTGAGCATATGCAGTACTTGGAACTACTCTAATCCATCAACAACAGGAGGCGTATTAGTACCAATTAACATAGCAAGACCTTATATTTTTAACTTTAGAATAGATGACAACTATACTCCATACACTCTTGAGGATTATGTTAAAGGTGTATGCTTGCCCGCAGAGATAACTCTCGGAAATCCAAATTTTACGTTTGGATCTATTTATGGTAATGGTTGGTCAACAACAGACAACGGAACAAAAATAACTGTAACAAGTGCAAATACAACTTGGCCTGCTTTGTTTGCTAATGTGATTCCAAGGGGTTACTGCTGGAAATCCATATTAGACGTGAATCTAACATTTTCTGGAAACGCGGTGTTTGAAATATACACCCAATGCAAAAAAACTTACATTGAAGTTTATAATTATTCCACCGGGGTAACAACCTTGTTTAGCTCCACAGGAAGAGAAGGAGGATGGGGCGGAGGAAATCCCTTTGGATTAAGCAGCTCTGGTCATTATAAAATAACAATTTATGGTCACTATTCTACTGGTAAAAATACTGCAAATTTTGCAATAGGTCCTTTATCAAGTGGCACAATAACACGCACTGAAGTTAATCTGCAGTACACAATTTTAGCCCCAGAGTCTTATACCATAACGGAGTATGACCAAGTAGATATAGCTTCACCATCTACATATAGTAATATGCAGATACGCTCAGTTGCAAGCAAGGTTTCAACTTCGATAAGCGGCGATGAAATAAAAATTACTGTAAATGAAGATTTGTCAGGTAATGCTTTGGCAATTTACTTCCCTGGATATGCGGAAATCGGAACCGAAAGATCATTATCCAGTGTCATAACCAGTCTAAGTGATTCTATTAAATCTATATATATTAGAGCTGCTCAAAATCAAAACTCAGATTTTGGTAGCCCATCTATGGTATTAACCTCTGACGTTCCGCAAAGAAGTATGACATTTTCTGAAGCAACTTCCATTAGCGGTATAGGGGTTACAATTTTATATAACGGGTCAAATATATCTTCTGGTACTGTATTTACAATTAAAGGGCTACAAGTATCTGCAGACACACGTAAGATTATACCGGATTCTTCTGGAAATAATTATACGGTGCTTGCTGTTGAATCTGGAAATATTAGTGGCACCAATGAGTATTGGACTGGTATAGTACGGGGTACTTCTGACAATGCACTATCTGTAACTGAGACTGCATTAAAAAAGAAACCACTAACATCTTTACAATTTAATGTGTATGGTACGGACAAAAAAATAATACCAGGAAAATATATGCGCTTAATATTTTCACAAGATAGCAATGGCAATGTAACTCCAACATATATTTCTGAAGAAGAATGGAATGACGTTTATGACGTATAGATAAAACAAGCCCACGCTTTAAAGCGTGGGCAAATTTGAAATAAATAAAAAGAAATGAGAATAAAAACTATTGAGAATATAATTGATAGCGTTGATCCTTATTTTATCTTAAAGGATCTGGGATTTTCCATTGGTCAGAAGCCCGCAAAACAAATTATTGATTATACACTGCGTAATTGCTCGGCTAATAATTATGGCGATACCGGAGCTGAAGAAGCGGATTTAATTTTAAAAGAATCTACATTAGAAGATTTGCCGGTTGATTCAGCTGATGCTATGGAGGCATATTACGCAAAGATCAACGGCAATTTATTACGCGTGTTGCCATTTGGGTATTTGAATATAGACACATTATTTCAATTATCTAATACGCAAGAATTTTTGCCATTGGAAAAACTGGAAGATAAGATGTTTGTCGCAGGCACTTCCATAGACATGCTGGCGTATTATATGCGGGGGGACTATACAAAAGCCTTTAAAATCTTTTTTAAATATTATGGCGTGCAACTTAAAAGCAAACTTTTGCATGAGCCAGCATACGTAGAAAAAGCATTAAAGCATATCCTTATTAAACGCAGAAACGTTTTAAATATAATTGTAGCATCTTTATTCGCCCAACCATCCGAATTGTCTCATCAATTTGTTGAAACAAAAAAATGGATGCATCGCGGCAATATCCGAAGCATCAAAGGCATAGGTTTTCCGATAGATTCAGTGCATTTGTTTTATATGCTGAAATTTATTGCCGACAATAACGTGCTGTCTTATGCGCCGGAAATTATTTCTTTGGATCAGCAAGATTTAAAAGTTAAAGAAGACAATAGCAGTTTTGCGTCTTTTATAAATGGCAAGCTGTTTAAAGAAAGCAACGAATGGATCGTTGTGCCTTATTTTGCGGACTATCACATCATTAATAGTTTAAAATTTATTAATCCCAGAAATAACAGCTGTTATCAGGTTTATTTAAACAACTATAAAAATTCTTTTGCAGGCATTTATGCTTTAGATCCGCATATTGATTTTAACAATACCAAAGTACGCGTATTAGAAAATGTATATGAAGCTATCGTGTTGCATAATTATGCCAAGGAATGCTTGGAATTAGAAGCAAACAACCAGTGTTATATCGCTGTAGATTTAAATACAAATGAACCGAATAATCTTCGTTCAAATCTAAGCGCATTTAGAAAACTGATATTTTTAAATGATTATAACAGCAGTTTGCAAACAATCAAATCTTTGCATGACTCTTTATTGTTAAAAGACAGCACTGATGCAGATTTGTATATCTGCGATTATCACGGGTATAAAGAAGACAATTATTTATATACCTATAACGCTTTTGTTGAAAACAAATATAAAACCTTAATTATTAATGCAGCAAGAACCACGGCTACGGGTGTTTCGTCGGAACTGCAATATTTGATGAATATTTTTGACGTTAATCAGCTGCCATTTAAACGCCGACTATTTGAATGGATAAAAGAAAATAATTATACAACTGTGTTGCAAAAACTTAACGCCATGTCCAGGGAGATGGTAGAGTTTAACAATTTTGTTATTTGGGAAACATCGGACGGATATATTGTCGAACCTAAAGACGACCCTTCCAATACCCAAATTCTTTCTAACTTTATTATAAAAGTTGATCAAAATATTATCTTTAAGGATTCAGAGGAGATAATACATAAAGGTCGTTTAATTATGGGCGGCGATCAAGAATACGCTATTGCCTTTAGCAAAAAAGATTTATTAAAAAAATCAGCCATCGAAGATCTGGCTTTAAAGGCTTATACAAGATTTACCGTAACAAACTTAATTGAAGACGATGAAAATATTAAGTTAAATTTGCCAACTTTATTTGAAGGAAGCGACAGTCCTTTTTATAAAAATTTAATCAGCGTTATCAGGCATAATATCAATAAAGCGCCCTGTAAATATGGAACGCTTTCTCTTGGATGGGATCGAGCAAATGGCGTGTATACTGCATTAGCATGGCAGGCGACTGCATTAAAGTTTAACTTAAAAAGCCAAAATGTGTTTTCGTTTTTATCCAGCCAAAGTAATGACACTGTAGAATGCATGAGCAAGGATTTAAAACTATGTTTTTCGTCCGACGTGCCCGTGCGCATGAGCTATAAAAAATACGCAAAGTTCTTAAATTCGGGGGTTAGGGATATCATAAGTTATATCATATCCGTATTTTATAGGCAATTTTTAGGATATAATACAAAACCTTTATACGTTTATGACTCTGTAAACGCACGCAATTTAATTAAGTTTATATTTTTAGCATTAGGCCAGATTGCGCCATTTAATGTGCCGACAAACGACAGATTTATTAAATCTAAAAAATTGTTTAATGGATTAAACGAATATCCCGTTTATTTGCGTTGTAAAAATATGGCGCTTTTATCTGAAACATATCCCGAGTATCCTTATGTAATATTTGTTACACAAGATAATGTAACTGAGGATAATGAAAAGGAAATTTATAACGTTAATTACGGCTTAACCGCGCAAGCGTATAAACAAGTAACTAAATTTGCATTGGATTCGTTAAGCAGATTTTTTAAATGGATGTTTAGCGTTAATGTTGAAGAATTTGCTTTAGATGATCAGATTGCCAGCAATGGATTACAGCTGATTGAAGAGGGCAATTTAATTTTTAATTATCTGTGGTGGGATAACGTTTTGGTTGCTTGTCAGTCGGAGATTAATCCTACGGCGGCATTAAGGGATTTATTAATGTCCATGACGCTTAGGCAGGTAATGGGACATTTATCTTATTATCCAAAAGGCGCCAATGGCAATGGGCAATATGTATTTAGAAAGGCTATGTTGCCGGAGGGATTAACAGCGAAAGCCCATACCCTTGTATATAATTGTCGTAAACATAAACTGGGGGCATATATTAAGCAACAAAGTAATGAATCATGGTGTAGCGTTTATTACGCTATGAATAAAGAATTTGTCGAAGATGTTCTGCAAGATGTAATGACCAAAGACGGTTATCCTATCAGACCCGAAGAATTAAAAATATTTGTGGAATCGGGAGTGGTATTGCAACTTACCGAATGGAAAAAGCCCGCACGTGTTGTTGATCGTGAAGTATTTGAGTCTGCGCAACGAACAAGTTGAAAAACTTTAAATAATTATGGTATATATACCTAGAAAGGACATGTTAACTTTGACATACACTTTAAATAAACTGTTTAAAGTGGGAAATACGTAAAGTTAGCATAAAAAATTATGAACAATTGGAAAAAATATATTATAGAGTTTATTGCAGTAGTTATGGTTATTATAACTACTGGTTTTATCTCCTTGCATGTTAGAGAGTGGATAGCAAAATCTAAAACAAATACATCTCGGCTATTCAATTCTAAAAAATTCCTTGAGGAGCTGCCTCTTCATTATGACAATAAGCTACCCGCTGAGACAATTATATGCGACGATGAAATCTCGTTAACTCGCAGGGACAAACGAGCTATTTTGTTTGATGCTTTGTCGGATTATGTTGCAGCCAAAACATCTTATATGTTGTCCAACTGGCACAGCGATAATAAGACCATTGTCGTTAACTCTAGCCTTAAAGAAATTGCTGTGGAGCTGATGCGCAAAGATGTCATCGGCGATATGCCTAGCGTTTCTAAAGCGTTGGAGGATTCCGGCAATATGGCTTCTAAATTAATTGAAGAACAGAAGCAACTGCAACTGCAGAACAAAAACTATGTTACCGCAGAGGATATAATTATGTATTCGGAGTATTACAAAGAGCTATCTGAAAAATGTAAGTTGTTTGAAAATGCCGGATATAAGAAAGCCTTTTTAGCGGACGCTATAGGATATGGAATGCTAAAAGGTATAAGAACTGTAGCTGATAACATTGTTTGTTCAGAGGGATCAAAAATTGCCGTTAGAGTTTATGACGCTACTGCATATTTAAATGAACAAATGCTAAAGTACTTGAATTTCTAATATTTTAGTAGTTGTTTAATAACTGCGACTTCCTTATATGAAGTCGCAGTTATTTTTTTAATTATTACTATTGAAAAAATTTAAATTTTTGCGGTATATATAATTGTGTAAGCTTTGAAGATAAATTCAGAGGATCGCGCGATGCTCTTTTTTTTTAATTTTTAATTTAACCATAGCTAAAAAAAAAATGAAATATTTTAAATACTTGTTTTTATTAATATGTCCACTATTCCTTAGTAATGCCAATGCGCAAGAATCTGTAATTATTAACGGACATACGCATATTGCCGTAACAGTCTTTGTCAACGGACAACCTAAAAAGATTTGGACGCATGATCCAAATGCTTGCGCAAAATGCACGCTGGATAAATTAAAAGAAACGAATCGGCAAATATTAAATCACTGGTATGGCGCTAAAAAGCCTTAGCATGTGAAAAAATACCTTTATTTGAGGTATATATATTTAGAAAAGTATTATTAACTTTAAGATGTGAAATATTATTCGATATTTCGCATTTTTTTTACTAATAACAAAAAAAAAAGAAAAGACCAAAAATGGAAATAACTATAAATATCAATGGTAATTCTGAATATGAACTTTATAACGAGTTCATGGATAAATTACTTAAACTTCGCAAAAGTAATAAGACTGCAAAGACAACTGAGAAAAGATTTTTTTCTAAGCGCAGTCTTAGGGAACAATTTAAAACTATTCCGCCCTTCTGCATTAAAACTGCGGAATCGGTATTTCCTGCAGAATATAAAGATATAGCAAAAGATTCCAAAAAACTTTGGCCTTTTGTTAACAATCTCAGAACTGCAAGATTTATCAAAACCTGTGGTTATACAAAACCGAAAGGTTCAACGAGACTTTATGTCTCTTATTGCGGAGTGGACTATGATCCCGATAAAGCGTTTACAGTGGAAGCAGACGGCACAGTGTCTGTTGATCCACAGTTGCTTAATTGGAATCCATTCTCGCTTGGCGGAGATCTCGGTACGATAAAACCGGGGCACAATCTTATTATAGCAACCTCGGGTGTAATTGTTTCAAAGGAATTTGCCAATGAATAACCGCAATACTTGGACTACGGCCAAGTTTCAAAAACGCTTAAAAGAATTTATGCGGGATAATCCGGATTTAACCGAATCTGAGGCCTGCAGTATTCTTGGAAAGCGTGGCGCTGAAAACCGTAAAAAATCACAACTATCACGTTGTGAAAAACAAAAGTCAGCGTCAGTGAATATCCAAAATTTTACTGTAAATTTCTACTTGACGGAAGGTGATGGATATCACATAAAGGGAAAAATTAAAAACAAAAAATCCACTGGCAATAATGCGCAGCTGGAATTTGATTTCTAATTTTTCCTTGCAATATAGTCGCATGGTGTAATGGTAGCACAGATGATTTTGGTTCATTTAGTCTAGGTTCAAACCCTAGTGCGACTATTGTTCTTTTTCAAACGTCCTGGTGGCGAAACAGGTATACGCAGCAGACTTGACAATAATACAAAGGGTCGCCTACGAGAAATCGCTAGGTAAGCATTCCGCGAATTGCTGGAACAGCCTTAGAGTCTCACAAACTACAACGTGGTTGGAAACGACGAGCGTGAAGGTTATAAAATTGTGGGAATTGGCCAATCAGCAGCCAAGGTCCGTTTAGGACAAGGTTCAGAGACTATGTACGGAACATCTAAACGATTTTATAAATCGCATGATGAAGATATAGTCCAATCAGAACATATTATTATGGTTTGAGAAATCAAACAATCTGATGTAAAATCTGCTATCCGAAGGGATATGAGGGTTCGAGTCCCTCCCAGGACACCAATTTTAACTTAAAACAAAAGGAGTATAATTATGGACTTCTCAACCGCTGCGTTGTTAATATTGTTCTTAGCTACATATAATATGATAGGCTAACGGCAAGATTAAATATCTTCATTTACAGTCTTCCTGCAGTAAGCACAGGAAGACTGTAAATTTTAATAATTAAAAAAAAGGAAATTTTTATTTCCTGATAGGAAGTTGCTAATATGAATGGATTAAGCATAATATTGTTAGTACTTGTAATCGCCGGTATATGCACTTGGGGTATGGCCGGCATTTTTATTGTCCTAGGTTTGGCATGGTTAATTGCCTTTACCATGGACAATATAAACAACCGCGTTGATGCAACAGCAAAAGCGCGTGAAGAAGAAGCCAGGCTGAAAGCTGAGGCTGAATATACTGTGAAAAAAGCATTTTATGATATGCGTGTTTCACAGTATAAAAAAGAGACTGCGAAACTGTTAAAAGAACAGATCGCAAAGGAGATTGCCAAGGAAGCCGACATAAATATGCCGGAGTTCTCGGAAGACTTTCCTCGTTAATTTATTAACTCAATTTCTTTGGAAGGGATGGGTTAATAAAGAGTGGTTTTGGTCCCTTTCTTCCACTCACCATCCCTTCCTTCCCTTTTGGCTAAACTGGCCAAATACAACAAACAATAACAATAAAACCTAGGTAAAATCATATGGCTAAAGTATCACGTACTAAAAACTTCATCAACTTCGTCACGGTCGCTATACGCGATCAGATGGGAAACCTCTGGATTGTCGGAAGCAACCTTCCGGATAACCATGTTCTTCAAGTAAACGAAAAACAGACCACCTCAATCCGCAAGCTGTTTATGCAGGCGGAATTAATACAATCGAGAATGCCTAAAACGGCAAACTCGGGTCTTTTCGTATTCTGCCATCACGCCTCTACAAAGGCGCCGGAGTTCTCGAAGACACTCGTCTTCCAGAAATCCAAATTGGTAGAACTTTGGCAGGGAGGTTTCCCGCAGGCTAAATCGCTTCGCATGGCTAACAAAGTCATCGAACAATTTAAACTGCAAGGCATAACGAAGTGGCACACGTCAGACGCTATACAGTGTTTCGACGATCAAAAAGTCTTCCAGGAATTGGGATTTAGCTCCCTGGAAGATGACGAAGAAAAAGAAGCTAAAGCCGAGTCAAATCCCGAACCCAACGACCCCGCTGAAGCTACTGCATAATTGATCTTCGGATCCTATAACTAACAAGGATCGGGTGTGTTATGCACCCGATCCTTATTATTTTTTTAGCTATGGGTATATAGCATTATTTTCCAAATAGTTGGATACACTCCCTCCATACTGCGGCAACCTTGCGGCTATATTCGCGTTTTTCGGTTTCACGTACTTTCTCCGGCAAATCCGAAGTCTTGGTTTTGGCAAAATCTTTAGTTTGCTTTTTTGTTAATTTATCCGCAACTTCTTTAGCTTTGCCGCTTAATTCATCTTCTTTATGTTGCTTTTTGGCACCATAAATCATTCCAAAAAATCTTTGTTGTGCTTTTGATTTTGCAGGCATAACTTCTTAAAAAAATCAGATTTTATTGTCGCGTCATTTTTAAAAATCGTCAACGGAAAAATTAGCTTAAAAAAAATAGTTGCCAAATTTCAATCATCTACAATACATTATCTCACACTAACCTAAAACTAAAAAAAACAAACTATGATAAATACTGACAGTATCACATGGTACGTGGGCTGCGTGCTTGCTGGCGTTATGGCCGCGCTTGTAGGCTGCTCACTTATAAAAGACGGTGAAACCGTAAACTGGGACAAGGTTGATACAATCTCGTCTCTTGTACAAACAACCGCGCAGGTTTCTACCTACGCCGTATGCGTTAAAAATCCGGATCTCTCTCCCGTGTTTAAGGCGATCGGCGAAGGGCTGGTGCTAATATCAGCATCCCCCGATTCCGAGCAAATGAAACCGGAACAGATTCAGGATTATATCAAAGACCTGCTGTCTGAAAAAGAATGGGGCAGCCTTGCCGGTCAGGTAAACGGTGTTATGGATACGCTTCTGGGTATCTATGGCAATTTCATAGAAGCTAACCAGGATAAGTTTACCGACGAAGCAAAAGTTTTTGCCCGTGTGCTAAACTCGATGGGCAAGGGTCTAATATCAGGCAGTGTAGTAGACGTGGCAAGCAGCGCCAAAGCTACAGCGGATCTGGAAAAACAGAAGTCTGAGCTGATAAATAAGCTAAAGGATATGGATCTCTCCGTATCCGAGGACTAATCTATAGTTAACTTGACAAGACGGCGTTGCAAAATACGCCGTCTTTTTTAAACTTTAAAAAGAAAGACGAAGCATGAAAAAACAAATCAACACAAAAGGTAAACGATTAAAGAAACGTGTAGTCAAAAAATTAACTGTAGATTTTTCCAATAGGTATAATAATATTATGGATGTGGATTTTTTAATTTGCGCAAGCGCCAAATTGCCACAGGATATTTTAGAATCTAAACTCGATGGCACTATTAGTCCGATAGGCTTTGGGTGTTATAGAAAACAAAGAATTGATTATTATTAATTTAAACTAAAAACAAGGAACTATATGATCGCTGCATCTTACTTCTCTGATACAACTTTTGCCGTTATTTTTATCACAGGCGTTATACTGCTAGTATCTTATTGTGCTGTTAAATATGCCGGATTTAATACTGCAACTCAAGGTGATGAGTTGATTGAAGACCGTAACCATACACATCCAACTGCCGAGAAACATCCGGTAATTATTGTAAAAAGAATAACTTATACAAAATTTGTCGATCGAAAGTTTAAATTGGCTTTGTCTACAAAGCATTATAAAAAATTTGCGCAATTTAAACATAAATTAGTTTTGCATATACCCACGGACACAATGGCTGACGCAGAAAAGGAAGTTGAAATGTTTGACCATTTTCTAAAAACTTTTCCGCATGATAAAAAACGGCTATTTGGTGCGAGATTTAGTGCTGGAAACGGCGATGTAATTGTGGCGGTTGGCATGGCATCATTAAAAGATAAACAGGAATTTTTAGCAGCCTTAAGAGAACAAAACGTAATCATTCTTTAACATGCAGACTAAAAAACTTATTGTTGTTGAAGCTTGCGACGGGTGTGGAAAAACCACACTCGTTAATAATTTATGCAAACTGTTTGAAAAACGAGACGGCTTTAAACCCGTTTGTGTAAAAGAGCCTTGGGAAGGTTCGGAAATAGGCACGTTTATTCGTTCTTGGATTAAGCATGTAGATTTTTCAACCAGTGAACTAAAAAAGGAACAAGCATTATTGCTGTTCTCTGCAGCCCGACTGGAAATGTTGGAGCAATTTTTATTAAAAGAATTAGTTCGTAAAGACGATAACGATTCGCCAATCATCCTTTGCGACAGATTTGTTTTGTCTACTTGCGTTTATCAAAATCTTAAGTCAGAAGCTCCTTTGTGCTTGCCAAGGTTAACGCAAGCGATTTTAAGCACGATAGCAGATTTGCTTAAAGTTGATTGTACGTTGTATTTGGATTTAGACGCCGAAGTCATTGTTGACAGGCTAAATAAACGCAAAGAAAAGTCCGATGTAATGGATCAAAAGGACGTAACATGGTTTAATCAATTAAGCGGAACTTACAGTCATCAAATACAAATACTTCAGCATGATTATCCCACGCTGCTTGGCATGCTGCATTATCTTGATGCAAGCAAATATGCCGAAGTTGTTGCGGAGGATGCTTATGCATTTTTGAAAAGACATATCCTTAAAAACTAATATGCAATTTTCGCCTAAATTTTACACGAACATATTTCAACATACAATTACCATTCCAATTCCTCCGGTGCATAACAGCACGGAGAAATTTTTTATCGATTTAACTTTTACCGAATGGCAGCTTAGCGAATGGTTTAAAAATAGCTGGCATGCGACTTGGGAAAACTTAAAATCAATGTTTATTCCCGGATATAAGTTTTGCATGAATTATATCGGTATTAAGTTTACCGTTTATGAAGAAGTCTTAGACGAGCATGGGTTTCGGCAAAACAAGTTAAAATTTGAAACCAATAAAGTATTTGAAAAAGATAACCCCGAAGCGGTGTTAAACGCCATGACAACCCTATTCGGGCCCTTGTTTTATTGCGTAAATGCTGCATCTGACCAGTGTCAAACAATATCAAAATGGGGCATATCCTTTGCAAATCAGAAAACCGATCAACAAAATTCGGAAGAACACGTAGCTAAAAAGTCTGATTTTAGTTATGTTATGGCAATCTATACGGATCCTGAGCATCATGAAATCAGTTGGGTAATCAGCCGCACGCATAAAAATATTTATTTTGCGTTTAGATTTAGTTCAGTAGCAGATTTAAAGTCTGTTTGCAGGGAAATCGAAAACGCTTTTGCGGATTTTTTCAACAATTATTATCCGAGTTTGCGTGTGTATAAGCCGATAATTGCGCCAATTGCATGAAACCGATATTAAGATCGCTGATTAACCAAGCCATCCGTGCAAAATCTATTTTACAGACGGGTCGAGCATTTCATGCCACCATCGCTTTAAAAGGAAGCAAAGTAATAGCTATCGGATGTCAACTACTCACCAGATGAACTAGTGAGCTTGATTTATATGTTTAAATCAATTTTAGACACTTCATTGCTTATGCTTGTTAAATCCTTAGTAGGCTTATCAAGTCTTATTTCAGCTCCATGTCTGTAATCATCCGTTGCAGATGATAGGATTGTTAATCCTCTTGTTAAAATATTTTTAGCAGCATTAACATCTCTGTCTAAAACTGTTCCGCATTGGGGACATACCCAAAATCTATCTTTTAAAGTTAGGCTTTGATTAATATATCCGCAATTATGACAAGTTTTTGACGAAGGGTAAAAATGGTCTATTTTAATTATCTTCTTACCTTTCCATGCTGCTTTATATTCTAATTTTTGTATCATGCTATTCCAAGAGACATCTGCAATAGCATAAGCCAATTTATGATTTTGCATCATATTTTTAACAGCTAATGTCTCTAAACAAATTACATCATATTTGTTTAACAACAAGGTACTTAGTTTATGTTGCATATCTTCACGAGAATTGGTTATCTTTTCATGAAGTTTTGCTATTTTAATTCTAAGTTTTTCTTTTCTATTAGAACCTTTTTGTTTTTTGGAAAAGTGTTTTTGAAGCTTGGATAGTTTTGATTGATATTTCTTTTGAAATTTTAAGTTGGGATATCGTTTACCATCAGATGTTATAGCAAAATCTTTAATTCCCAAATCTATGCCCACTGCTTTTGTTAAATCTGCAGCATCAGGAATACATACGTTTTGTTCTGTTAAAATAGAAACATAATATTTGCCTGACGGTTTTTTAGAAATTGTCGCACTACAAATTTTACCTTTTAAAGGTCTATGATTAACAAACTTTATACCGTTCTTAAATTTGGGAATATATATTTTATCATTTTTAATAGCTACATTCTGTGGAACATTAAAAGAATTGTTTCCGTCTTTACGTTTAAACTTGGGAAATTTAGACTTTTTACTAAAGAATTTTCCAAAAGCCGTTTCTAAATTTTTTAATGATTGTTGAAGGCTTTGGGAATTAACATCTTTTAACCACACATATTCCTTTTGCTTTTTAAGTGTAGTTAGAGCTTGTGAGCAATTATTGTAATTTAAAGTCTTTTTATTTTTAAGGTAAAATTCCTGTTTCTCTTTAAGAAAGTAATTATATACAAATCGGCAATGCCCAAAATGCAATGATAATAGTTCTTTGTCTTCAGGTGAGGGGTAAAGCCTATATTTATAGGATTTGTATATTGTTTTATTCATTATTTAAGTTAAACTAAAAACTACTTAGAATCAAATAGCAACAAAAAAAAATAAGAATCTATAATAACTTAAACAAAACCCCACCATTCATCTTACCAGACAAGCTGGTAAGTTTTCTGGTGGAAATTAATAAAATTACGATTGTTAACCTAAGAATTGATAACAATAACCAAGTAGCAAACGCAAAACCTTGTGTAAACTGTCAACGAGTTTTAAAACAATTTAATTTTAAACATATTTTTTATACCAATGAGCAAGGGCAATTTGAAGAGTTTAAGATTGCGGTCGAAGATTAAAGCGCCGCCGACTAAAGTACACAAAGACAAAAAGAAAGTGCAGCAATTAAGTCGCAAGAATTGGAAAAATATAATTTCAAACGGATAATGATATGATTCAAGAAATTAAACAATTTTTCTCTACCAGAAAATTAAAGAAAGAAGCCAAGGATATTGGCATGTCTTTATCGTTTAAGCCAAGCGAATGCGGATATTATACGAATAAAGTGAGAAATCACTATTCCAACACGGGCAATGTTAATGATCCAAAAGTTACCATGCTCAGGGAAAAGCTTAGAACCGTAGTGAAAAAACAATTTGATCCTGATATGCAAGGAGATTGGGATGTTTTGGTATACCCAAAATTTAGTTTAGATAAGAAATATATAGGCTTTGAAATTCGACTAAAATTTTAAATTTATGCTGCTAAAACTCAGGTCTAAAAACAGGAAATCACGTATAGTTTCTAAGCAAAAGCAAAAAGCAGCCAATATTAGAGAAGATTGGCTTTGTGGATTGGAACCTCTGGAAGTTGGAAAAATCAGCAACCATAAGCTGATAACGTTAGAATTTATGGCCCGAAAAGTGTCAGGTATAGGAAACAACAGTAAATATTGGCGCCTTTATTCAGAAGGTGATTATGAAGCAGAAATTAGAGTAGCTGCATATTTTGCAGCAATGGAAAAATCTATTCTTAAACAATTAAACCTAATTTAAAACATGGAAACCAACAAAAAACTATTTGAAAATATAAAATATGCCGCGCAGCTTTTGGCATTTTGCTGCGTGTTGTTACTGTTGCTGTTAGTTATGACGCCTTTAATAGGTCTGATAGGCGTTATGATTCTGGCATATGCGGTTTATCAGCGGGGTGTAAAGCAAACTGTTAAAGACTTAAAGAAAGGTTTTTCGCGGACCTTTAACCGCGATGAATCTGAAAAAGCAAACTCTGACACTATAGACGTTTGACCTTCGTTGCTATATTGTTGATATGTTTTATACTCTTTGCTGCCATATACTTCTATAAGATGCACACTATAAATATTAACGCGCATAATTTTCTGCAGCAAAAAAGAAATTATTTCTTTTATAGGTATATTACATCCGGCAATAAAAACGAAAAGCAAAATACTGATTTTTAAGGAAACAATTAACAAGGAAGCTCCGCAATTCCTCCGGATAAATAAACTATCCGGTATCTTTGCGGAAATATTTATGGATTTTGAATATTTTAAAGAATCGAAAAACGGCGTTACTGTTACGGTCACCGATGATCCGTGCCCAGTGGATCCCCGTGAGGTATGGGCATACGATTTTTATGCCGATTTAGTAGACGCGAAGACTCAGTTTCCCGTGTTTTTTATAGCGGCATGGCACCGTAGGTATGAGCTTAGTTATCGCTTACCATTTCAATTGAAAAACATGGATGATTTCAATGAGTTCATGCATACCGAGTTGAATAATCCAAAAAGTCATTGGAAATTTTTACCTCTGTATATGTATGAACATGGAGGCATTGCTCTTTCATTAAATTCTTTTAATGACACTTTCGATAGTGGTCAGCTTGGTTTTATTGTTTATAATGATGATCCTGACAATTATGAAAAAGGCGGGCCTATTTTAAATGAAAATGAGGTAAAAATAATTGTAGATGAATGGTTTAAGTATGAACAAAACGGTGCGTATTGGTATACTATTACAGACGATGTAGACGGTGAAATACTTAGTCAAAATGCAGGTTATTATGATTTGAAGCAATGTAAAGAGGACGCTATTGAGGATTGGAATAATGTCGTAGATTCAATGCCCTCCGTGGCGGATCGAATCCCATATACATTTATTACGCAATTTGTTGATATTACGGACCCATGTACCACTATTTTAGGTAAAATGCGACGTGTTACATCGACAATACCGGAATTTGCACAAGTTATTTATAAGGAATTAATAAGTGATGCTCATTTTGCAGCTGCGCATCATATAAAGCCGGAAGAATATCCTCAGGCTCGCATAACCGAAGCTCTGCGCAAGCTGATACAGGAGAAAAGTGAAAGCGGGTCGATAAAGATCACGGATATGCACTCGGATAATGTGAGTATTGTCCTAAATCTGTTTATTGTAGGAGAATCCGTAGCTAAAAAAATAGATTGACGCGGACAATACAAAATGGTCTGATATTTAGTAGATAATTTAACATTACGCACTTATGGATCAAAATTCAGATAGTAACTTTGCCGCTTTAGAAGTTTTAAAGAAATCTAATGCTTTGCCCGAATATTTAAAGGAATATGCTCCTGAACAAGAAGCATTTACCAAAATGGCTTCGACCTTATATGCAGACAGAGAGTTTAGAGAATATCCGATTGATAATAAAGAAAATACTTTTTTATCGTCTTTACACTTCTTTACTAAAGGCGATCGTCAAAATAAAGCGCTCGAATCTACACTTAAACAAGCCTCTGAGTTTCATGGGATTGCGGACGATGTAAAACAAGCGTTAAAAGTTTTGATCAATTATACTGAAGGAGGCGTTCGTAAGTATGCAAGCGAATCCTTGGAAGAACCGGCTACGGCATTTGCGTATATGACCAAATGCGCCGGATTCTTTCCAATAGACACACCCGCAAACATAGAAAGTTCCAGTAACGCATTGGCTGAAGCAAAATGGAAACTGCCTGCGAATATCTATGTACATGCAGCACGAAATATCGTTTCAGCGTATGACAAGTTAAACGTCGAAGAAAAGAAATATGCGCATGTAAATGACACAGTAGCTAAAGACGGCAAGCTTTGGGTCATTGATGGAGAAAAAATGGTTGAGCTACTGTCTAATAGGCTTGAAAAAACAGCTAATCAAAAATATCAACTTATTAAAGATTATATTCAGGCGGATGCTTTAAATGAGCAAGATTGCTTAATGGAATGTCAGGATTTAATTTATAATGTTGATAGAGAAACAGACAGATTAGATAAACAGTATTATAAGGAAGCGGCATTAAAATCCATTGGAGAAGAATGGGTTGCCAATCCATATACAGATGTAAATTCGGAATTAAGTATGGATGAAGCCGTAGATTTTTGTAAGCATAATGTAAAGATTGCGCATGCTTTTGTTCCTGTAGATGAAGTTAAAAGGCTAAAGGAGCGCATTATAGCTTATACGAACAATAAAACCGCTTCGCAGAATTTCTTTGACATTATAGAATCGGATGAAAAAGATGCTATCAAACTTTCGGAACAAATTGCCAATAATGAGAGTATCACTGAAGATTACCTAAATAATGTCTTACATGTGATTTCTAAATCTTAAACATGTCCAATTCCAACGAAACAAACAACAAAAAACCAAAGCTTCAATTAGAAGCGGTATATAAAGCGTTAGAGGATCCTAATACTTTTGCTACGGTATTATTGACCATATGTCTAATTCAATACGGCGAAGAAACATTTAAGGTGGATCCTTTAGTATTATTTGCATGGTTGGAGGAAGATTTTGGCCTGGAATTAAATGAAGATAACCAAAATAAGTTAAATGCCATAATAACAGCATTAACTACGGATTATTTTTATAATGATTTGCAGACTTTTAAAGCCATCTGTAAAACGCTTACAAGTGGAGATCCTGGAATTGTAGAAACTGATTTGGATGCTGATGAAGTAACGGTGCCGGAAATTCTTTGGGGTATTTATGAAGTAAGTTTGTGTAATGACGACGAAGTAGTAAATACGTATAAATTTAATAGCGTAATTAAAAGTTTTATTAACGTCGTTTTAAAAAATGAACCCATGGATCAAACTTTAGAGTTGAATCCTGAAGAATTAAATATCATAAAACATAATTGTAACGAAATAAAACTGCAATTAATGAATTTGGGAATTAAAAATCTTCCTAAATTTCCAGAAATTGAAGTTAACACCGATAACGAGTAGTAGCGCAATCTGGTTAGTGCACCTGCTTTGGGAGCAGGGGGTTGGGGGTTCAAATCCCTCCTACTCGATTATTTTAAACCAGCTATTTTGAATTTTTCATGACTGCGGCAGCCAGTCCCTTAAGCTGCTCCCGCAGTTTTCGGTTTTCTCTGCGGGTTAACCCTTTAACGCCAGCTTAGCTCAATTGGTAGAGCAATGGCTCCATAAACCATAGGTTGTCGGTTCAAGTCCGGCAGCTGGCACCGTTTTCTGTATTATAAACTAGCAAATATCTATCTATGAAAAAGGAAGACAAAGAAACAACATTTGTTGTAAGATTCTCACTCGAGCAATCAATTATACAATATGGTCAAATAGAGATTCAAGCTTCCACAGCTCAGGAGGCTATTGATAAGGTTAATAAAATGGAAGAAGATGGAGAGTTGGATGACTTTTATGGCAGTCCTGATTACCTCACGGGAGATTTTTCTATAGACAACGTAGAAAAACTTTAAGCGATAAAAATGAATAAACTACCAGCAGAAGACATAACCTATTTGGCGTGCATCTGGGAAAAACTACACGCCGACAGGGATATAGTCTTATCTCAAAGATACGTGGAAATAACGGTATTGCGAGTATTTAAAGCAAGCAACGGGCAGTGCTATTACAAAATCGAAATTAGGAATCCCAAAGGTTTCACGGAACATTGGGTGCCTGAAGAAATTTTTTCTAAATACACGCTGACCAATGAAAACCAATTTAAGAAAATTGAAATCATTGATGAGCTGCCCTCGCCTAAACCGAAGCAACGGTTGTATTTCGATTCCGAATAATATTTCGCATATCCCTGCCGTATTTGAAATAGTTTCGGAAAAGCTCCATGCCTACTTCGTCTTCAAATAAAGACTCACCTAATATAAGCTTTGCCAGTATAGTGGCATAGTTTACCGCATGTAACATGTCATCTGTTTTGGTTCCTGGTTTTGTATATAAAAATCCCGTTACACCTTGCTGAGTTTCCCAGGGTACACGAGTTAAAACCAAGAAATCTTTTAAATATTCCATCGAATGTTCCCACCTAGGTGCACGTATACGGCTGTTTTTTATGTCCATAAATAAGGTCGTAATGCTGTCAGTGCGGTGCAAGGAATACAAATTAAACATTTCGGACTTTTTCGGTATGGAGAGAAATGTGCCTGTAGGTTTATATTTGAACATTATAACCTTTAAAGGATCCATAAGTTTTTTAATTTCATTTGCGTATACAGCGCCTCCACCATAGTCATTTGCTAAAGCATAACCTCCGAATTTATGATGATCATTAGCAATGCAATGGGTTATGTCATCATAATCCATGCCTGCATATTTCTTCATGTGAATAATATCAAATTTTTTATCCGGAGTAACACCAATAATACAGTGTGCAGTATATGAAGCTTTGGAGCGTGATGCAGGATTATAATCAGATCCACCCCAGTCACAGCCGGAAACTTTAAAAATATATTTAGGAGGTACGGCAGAAATTGCTTGTTTTTGCACGTCGTGTATGTCGCCTAAAATGCATATATTCTGCAAATCTCTGGTTGTTAATTCTTTGGTTCCGGATTCCGTGGCTTCGCCCAGATACTCTTCCAAGAAAGATTTTTTATCTGAAGATTGGGAAGCTTTATAGATATCCAAATATATGGATTGTTTTTCAGTATTTGCAGGAACGATAATCTGCGGAATATGGAATCCCCATAGTCCATACTTTAACATTTCCGGCGCTTCGAAATCCCAACAACCATCACGGACATTTAAGACACGTCCGCATTTTAAACAACATAATCCCTTGGGTTGAATCATATCTAAAACATTATGATTTAAGTCGGGATAATTGTCAAAGTGGCAAGCAGGACATGTCATGCGCCAAAGCCCCCTCGAAGATTCTAACCAACGTTGTTCTAAGGGAGTATCAACTGATTTAGATGTGCCGCCATATACTACTGATCTAAATTCGGAACGAGACTGGGTGGACTTAATAACACGCTCTAATGTATCATCAAAATCTTGATATTCGTCAAAATTTATCCAATCGAAAGTAGGTGAACGCATTTTCGACGCATCGGAAAGAACATAATACATTCTATGCAAAGACATACGCGCTTTGCCGTGATCGTATTCTTTATAATAAAGATTTGTTTTAAACTTTGGATTGCGTTTATTGGGTTGAAATCTATAAGCCTGCTCAATTTCTTTGGATTTATATCCCAATGTTCTTAACTGATCCATTCGGGGCACAATCGTCGCAATTCTTAAACCGGGAATAATACGACAATATAAATCGGCAGCCAACAGCATATTAGTGGTATTATGGCTTAAAATACCATTAGTAAAATAAGTATGAGAAGTGTCATTTTTTAATGTCACGTCATACATGGGAACTGCAGGACTATTTTGTTTATCTACAGAGATGATCTTGGAAATACCCTCTTTCGTTATCACCGATTCATCCAGAGAATCCTTAGCATGAATCATTTGTCCATCCTTGGAAATAATCCCGTGTGTATCTGCGCAATTTAATGTCTTGTTGTTGGCCGTCTTAATTTGCCAGACATCAAAAGGTATCGTTTTATGAATAATATCAATATCTTCCCAGCCGTTCGACGTTTCTATCTGCCAATCTTCAATGGCATAACTTTCGGTAAATTTGGGATTTAAGGATTCAACTTTCTTGGACATTTGTGAGTAATACAATATTAAGACTATATTATACGCAAGAAAAATTTCAAACTTAAAAATAGAAAGGAAAATTATGCCAAATTGGGCGAATACAAATATAATCTTTTTCAGCAACGATGAAAAACAATTACAAGAATTATATAGCGTGATTTTTTATCGTGCGCCTAATGCTTATGTGGAGGATATAAAACCGCTTTTAAATTCTAATTCTATAGGGAGCGGGTGGCTTGGTGCAATTCTTTACGAGTTAAAAGAAATTACTTTAGAACAAATCGATAAGGACAATATTCCCGCAGATTTGCATTGCAGGGGTTGGGTGGAATTTGGTATTGACAGTGAACTTGTTCCAGAAAGAATCCCTAATCCTTATTTGCAAAAGGATAAGCCAAGTTGGAGATTTGAAATTTTTACATATGATGCTTGGGAACCCAACATGAAAATGTGGGATTATATTATCAAAAAGCATTTTCCTGATGTGAAATTTGTTTATCGTAGCGAAGAAGGCGGTAATGGATTTTATGTAAATTCTGACTACCTACGTTTCTATTTTGACGAAGAATATATAGTTGATTTAACCATCGATTTCGATAATTGTTCAGAATCAATCAAGAATATTTTTAAACCCGATGGTTCAACAGGAACCTGTGATTATTGTGAATATTTTGAATATTATAATTTTCACGATTTTTGCAATTTCTTGAAGAGAAATTTTCGAGATGTTGGAGAAATCACAACCAAAGAAGATGCAGAGAAAGAAATCAAAAGAATAACTGATGCTTTTGCAGCAGAGGATAATTCTGATTCTTGGTGCTACATTAACACATTTGACACTCCTGAAATTAGGTATGGACTCTGAAAAAATAAACAACGAAGAAATTATTAGTAAAGAACAATGGTTTGGTACTACCATAGATCCGAACCAAATAAATGATTATGCAATTTTTTATAAAGGCAAGTGGATATCTCTGGAAAACAAAGAACACTCAGAGAGATTCGAAGCTTTACGTGAAACTGCAGTTTATTATCCGGATATTTACAAATATAAATACAGAGGAGATTTAAAGTTTTTATTTACGACTTACACATACCCCGACTTGGATAAGGATACTTTAGTATCCGAACAATGTCTAAGGCGAGGTGTTGCAGGGTATTATGAAGCAAAGGAACAAACAATTTATTTTGTTCCTGGATATAGAACGTATGAAGAACAAGATCTGCATACGTATGTTCCGGGACCTAAAATACTTACCTTCAAATGCGATAGAATTATAGATGGCTATTTAGCTGTAAAAATGATTAATGAAGATTGGGTAGAAAATTCGCAAGACGTTTTTTAAAAATAGAAAGGAAAATTATGCCAAATTGGGTACGTAATCAAATTATTTTTAAAACTAAAGAAGATTTAAATAAAGCGCTTGAACTTTGTGGAATTGACACAAATCTGCAGAAAAAGGAGCATAAAATGGATTTTGGAGTGTTGGTTCCCATGCCAAAAATACTCGATCATCAATCCATTTATTACAACTCGACGCTCTATCCTCCGTTGCTTATAAATCCCGACTGGAATAGTGCCGTTGAAAAGTTTTGCGAAAGTGGATCTATCAATAAAGATTCAGACGAAGTAATCCCTGCGTTTATAGAATATTTAAAGAAGAGTGACAGCCCGTGTAAGGCAGAATCATTTACGGATTCACAACAGCAAGAAATTATTGAAGCTGTTTGCAAAAAGTTATGTGATGGATATAAAGATTGGTACGATTGGTCTATTGCCAAATGGGGATGCAAGTGGAATGCCAATTTGGTTGCAGTAACCGATTATTCAATAGTCTTCGACACTCCTTGGAGTTGCCCCGAACCTTGGATACGCGCGTTTGCAAGCGCTGATCCAAACTTAGACTTTTACGTCGCATGGGCGGATGAAGATATTTTTGGAGGTTTTTCGGGAATATTACAACGCCTGGAAGTAAATGAACTTCCGGAAGATGCATCTGTAAACATTGATTTTGATAGCGACCTTATGGGGTCAATGTTTAGCGACGCCTTGTGGGATGGCTGGAACCAAATGTCTCCCAGCTTTGAAGGATGGTGGACAGGAGCTTTTCCGGAGGATTCAGACTTTTCTTGGCAAAAATGGGAATACTAAATTTAACTGTATTAGACAATATAAAAAATTATAAACAATAATAGAAAGGACCCTTATATGAAAAACAATAAAAACTATATAGTTCTTAGAGTAGAAGACAATCGCGTAATTAATTACGGGTTTGACTACACGGATTATTTGCCACAGGGTAACAAGCCTGGAAAGTGGACTCCCAAGATTCCGGCTGCAAAAATCGAAGACTCACACTATAAAGTTTCTACCAACTGGATTTTTGCCTTATACGGTGAAATAATCGAGGAAGCGAGAATATTCGAAGTAGAAGTTAAGGGTAAAACTCGCATTGAACATGTTGCTGGAACCTCGCCTGAAATATTGTGTCAAACGATAAGGCTGGTCAAAGAAATTACTAAAACCTGTAAACGCAGGATAAAGTATTATGAAGACCGTGCTTTAGATAACCTACCCCCGCGTCCCAATTACAATATTGGATACCAAAATAGTCAGGGACCAAATGTGGGAAATCTTAACACCGGAACACGCAATAAAGGAGATTGCAATACCGGTCACGGTAATATCGGAAATTATAATACCGGGGGTGCTAACGTGGGGCACGGAAACAGTGGATCATATAACATCGGCATCGAAAATACGGGAGACGGGAACAGAGGTAACTACAACACTGGTTTCTTTAATATAGGGGACCGTAACTGTGGTTGCTTCAATACCATATCTCCTAAATGTTATTTCTTTAATAAAGAAACAGACGTAGATCCTCGTCGTATTCCTTGGCCTCTTTGGATTCTGAGGGTAAAATATCCTGAAAAGGAGATGTTTAAACTCGCATTCGATAGGGCTACAGTTAACGACGTGCGTCTAACACTTGAGTTGCCAAACTTTGACTATCAAATCTTTGAGGAGATAACCGGCATATCCAAGGCAGATTTCAACAGAAAGCTGCGGAACAACAAATAGTATAAAAGAAAGGACAATGTATGTCACAATGGACACATGTAGCTGGAGTAATTAGGATCGACGCCCTAAGGGACGGCGACGAAAGAGATATACAGCAAGAGGAAGCTTTAAAGGGATTATTTCGTACTTGGTCTTATGGAGATCGTAATTCTAAAAGATCCAAGTGCAATGTTCCCTCTGGATCCGAGGGTTCTCTTCATGTAAAGATTGTCCCTGGGGAGGAACATTCCTTAGCTGCATATGCTGTATTGCTATGGGGAGACTTGCGAGATTTTGGGGACGCTGAAGATATTAAAAATCTGAAAAAGTGGTGGAAAAATTTAATCGACAAATTTGAACGCCCTGATCTTGCACCTCCTGAAATTAAAAATTGTTACCTCATGGGAATTAGGCAAGCTTGCCTAAAAATCGAAGTAGAGGGTACAGCTAAACCTATTATTTTAGGTAAATAATGCTGGAACCCTTGTGTGTCTAATAACACTTACATACCCAGTTGTTAAGTATATCTTAAGAACTGGGTGTAAAATAATGATATATAGCAACATAGAAAGTTCTGACCTATGAAGTTGATATGTCAACTACGCACCAAATGAACTGGTGAGTTTTCTGAATTAAACAATATAAAAAGTTTGAACCTATGGAGAAAGATAAAAACTACAGGCATAAGGATGTTACACCTTCCCAAAAGCAATACATACGAGTTGGAGAGCTTCCTCCAGATGGAAAATCAAAAATTCGTTGTCGTGCCGATAATAGTATAATCGGAGAAGAGGAAGGGGTATCGGTCTTTGAATATATCGAAGGACGAGGAATAGTAGTTCCTAATAATCAACAAGCACGCGATGATTTTTTAATACTTATGAACAGTATTGATAAACCTCAATATATCGTAATAGGCGAGGAGATTGGGGTAGGAAGTGATGGGGAACCACTTTTAAGAGATGTCAAAATTATAAAAGTATTAAAAGAAGCAAACCAAAATTATCAAAATAGCTAAGTTTCTTTCATTTGAAAATGCAACCTAAGTTAAATTATTAACAAACAATAACTTCTTACTTTATTAGAAAAATGCACACATGAAAGACAGACCAATATTATTTTCATCCCCTATGGTAAGGGCGATTTTAGATGGCAAGAAAACGATGACGAGACGTATCTACAAGACGTGCTTTGATTCTTGGCAAGTCGGAGACAGACTATGGGTTAAGGAGACATATCTCATTGCCCAAGATGATTCCATCAATACAAAAATTATATATGCAGCCACAGACCCTAACCTAATGGGGATAGGATTTAATTATTCTGTGAAATGCTCAAGCAAGACACAGCTTCCAATATGGAAGCCATCAATCTTTATGCCTCGCAAGTATTCTCGTATTATGCTTGAAATTACGGATATTAAACGCGAGCTGTTGCGAGATATATCGGAAGATGATGCCAAGCGGGAAGGCTTTGAAAATAGGCAGGAATTTATAGATTACTTTGAAGAAATTAACCCTGTGCTAAAGGAGCAAAATCCCGAGGTAGTAGCAATTGGATTTAAAGTTTTGGAGGTGAAGAGATGAGTTATAAAGATAAAACCTTCTGCCCAAAGGCAGACAAAAACAATTCTAAATGTATTCAATGTGATCGATTTTTCGATGAGAATGAATACAATAAATTCTGCATAAAGGCGGGATTTGAAATACCAGTTGCTTGGTTTTTGGAACCGCCTTGTGAAAAAGAAAATAAAAAAAGGAAAAAGGATAAAGATGAAAGATAAAAACGGTATCGAAATTAAGTGTAAGAACTGTGCGAACTATGGAACGTATCTCTTCATGCCTTGCTTGCTTTGTTTACGAAAAAATGCAGGATTTAAGCCGACAGTAGAATCTTACGAAGCCCACATTGCGGAGTTGCAAAAGGAGCTGAATATCGTCCAAGAGTCCGAACACGCGGAAGCGCAAGAGGCGGATAGGCTTCGCGGGGAAGTCAAAGAGCTGAAGGCACACAATGAGGTGCTTCAAAAGAGAGTGCAGGAGTTTTCAATGGAGCTTCTCGAATATAATATGAAGGAGAACAGGGACGTTTTGGAACGCCTTAAAGAGTGGAAAGAATGAATTATTAAGTAATACTTAACAGCTGAAGTAAGTTAATAAAAATAATATATTTAAAAATTGAAATCAGTGAAACTAAGTCAACAGAAACTACTCCATTATATGCAGGAAAAGCCTAAGAGGGACTTTTTTACTGACAAAATTATTGAAATTGTAGAGCCAAAAAATGCAGAAGATTTCATTATAGTAGGACAACTTCTGAAGTGTATTAAAACAACTCGTTATAGCGTTGGTTCCGGAAAGATTGAGGCAATCACAAACGACAAAATCAAAAGAAAGGATAAACAATGAAAGAAAAAAGAATAGATTCCCACAAGCTAGACAAAATTTTACATCAGCATAGCCTTTGGTTGTCAGAGAAAGGCCGAAGAGGTAAACGTGCTTATTTGGCTCATTCAGATCTTAGTGGGTTGGATTTAAGCGGTGCTAATTTACAATACGCACATTTATACGGTGCAAATCTAAATGATACAAATCTTAGTAAAGCATTTCTTGATAAAGCGGATCTAACTTTTGCAAACTTAAAGAAGGCCTTTCTTTATCATACTAATTTATCATGGTCCAATCTCCAAGGTGCAAACCTTGAAGATGCGACATTAAGTGACGCAATTCTTTATGCTGCAAATTTGTGTGACGCGAAACTTCAGTGCGCAGACTTAAGAGACGCAGATCTTCGTTTTGCAAATTTAAACCACGCGAACCTATATCATGCACAGCTGGAAGATGCTCTTCTTAAAGGTGCAGACCTGAGTGAGGCTAAGACTGATGATAGAATACTTTGTCTTGATCGAATTGGTTCCTCCAAGCGGCGAACAACTTACAACATCACAAAAGATATTGTATGGTGTGGTTGCTTTACGGGAACCTTTAAAGAATGGATATCACGAATCCGTGAAACTTATCCTGATAAGAATAGTATTTGTAGAAAGGAATACGAAGCAGCGATAGCTTATTTTAGAGCTATCGCGAAAGACTAACCAGCCAACTTCCAACTTTGTATAATTATGAAAATACAAATTCGACAAAATATTTTTGAGACTAACAGTTCATCTTCCCATTCTATCACAATAACTGAAAAGAATGGGGAATTTTCTGAACAATTTAAATCACGGTTTTTGTATGAATGGAATCCCGGTGTTATTCCCCACAGAACAGATTATTGTAAAGGTGCGGATAGGTTAGATTATTTTAAATACAAACCGAAAAGTTATTATTGCGAATCCAATGAAACGTATCACTTATATGGTGGTCAATTTGGCTTGGATTGGTTTTGTTGCGACACGTTTGACGCAAAAGTTGAATACCTATACACTTGGATGCATTCGGTATCTACAACATTCTATAAAGATAACCTATTTGACTGTATAGCAAAACATTATAACATTTCTGTGGAAAATATTGAAGAGGAAACAATCGATCCCAATTCAATATGGGTAGATCATGCTAGTGCTACCTGGGATTTACTGAAGGGCTACTACAGTGGGGATGATCGTATTTCTTATATTCTTGAAAATCCAAATGTGTTAATATTAGGAGGCAACGATGATGGGTAAAAAGCTTAAACAAATAATCAAGAACACTTTAACAATATTCTTAAAACCGCCTTGTGAAGAAGAAAGGACTAACAATGAGAAATAGCATAGATGTTTCGCAATTAGAACATCTTCGAGACGGAATATATCGCGCATTTGAAGGAGAGATATACGGCTATCCCGTTTGCATTATCACCACAAAAAGTCTACCTGAATTTGATATGGGAGACTACTATTGTGGCTATGTAGGAGTCCCGCCTTCTCATCCACTGTATCAAATAGGCTATATGGATAATATTATGGCGCAAGTAGATAACGATGCTGAAGTTAATGGCGGGCTTACATATAGCAGAATGGCAGACAGTTGGAGGACTACGAAAGACGAGTTTAAAGACTATTGGTTCTTCGGCTTCGATTGTGCACATTATTGGAACGAGGAGCATCCCTGCTCTTTTGAAGATGTTAAAGCCGATTGCGAAGGTTTGGCTTTGGCTTTAAAGAATTATAGAAAAGACCAATAAAGTTGCACTTTTTAGTTAAAAATTATAATAAAAAATTATAAAAAGGAATAACAATGGAAGAAATCGGAGAAAATAAAATTAGGGTAACGGTGGATGTAGACGTTGATAAAATACGTTCCGATTTGATAAGAAATCTATCTGAACAGTGGAATGAGGAAACACCAGAGTCAGAAGAAGAGATATATAATCGTGCAATAAAAAGTGCTAAATACTTCATCGATACAGAAGTCAAGAAAGCCATAGTTGAGGAGGCGAAGAAACAATTTTTTGAGAATCCAGAACTAAAAGAGTATCTTGCTACTTCCATAAAAAACAGGATAAAAGAAACCTTCTTTACGGAGTTTCTTACAGGATTGATGCCCTATCAACTGGAGAAGATGATAGAAAAGGGGTATCATAATCGCATTGGTGAGATATCACCAATAAATATTGTTTTTAGCGAAGAGGAGAGTGGAGGAGTTTTCAATGGAGCTTCTCGACCGCACGATGAAAGAGAACAAGGACGTTTTGGAACGGCTTAAACAGGCAGAAAGCGAGAAAGAATAGCCAATGAAAACAAAACGCTGCCCATTCTGTGGAAGTAATGGTATATATACCAAACATTTGCCTATTGGTCTATATTGCGTAGCTTGTACAAAATGCGGAGCATCTTCAGGACCATTCCTTAACGAGGATGACGCAGAAGAAGCTTGGAACAAAAGGCAAGAGCAATTTAGTCTTAGCGATATGGAACTCCTAAGAGATATCGTTGAAGCTGAGTTAAAATCTGTTAAACGAGACAGTGAATATAGATGTTCATTACTAAGATTGTCTATTAAATGCATGGATGTTTTAAACGATTTAAATGAAGGAGAATACTAAAATGAGCGTATACATATATAAAACCCAAAATAATCAAAAAGATGAGATAGTCCTCGAAGAACATGAAGAAATTATTGACTTCATAGATTCGTGGTTTAGAAACCAAGTGTGCGCGGTAAGTGACCGTGACGCAGAACAAGTAAAAAACCATTTATTCTCTTCGAAGCTTTTGGACAAGCTAGAAAACGATTGCTGGGATGCTATGGGACAAAAGGAGTACGCAATAGTCATCTGGAATACACCTGCTTGGTTTATCCAAAATGAAGAGGATCTCTGCGGTTACTATAACACTATGCTAAGAATAATCTTTGCTATAAAAAAATTGAGAAAAGCATATGGGAGTGACTGGGAGCACGCAAAGTTTATATTCGAAAGCGACGTTACGAAATGAAACCCATACTAGATGTCTGTTGTGGCGGACGCATGTGGTGGTTTGATAAAAACGATGAACGTGCGGTGTTTATGGATAAGCGCACCTACGAGGGAACGTTATGTGATGGCAGACACTTTGAGGTAAAGCCAGATATCTTGGGAGATTTTACAAATATTCCATTTCCAGATGAAAGTTTTCACCTTGTAGTATTTGACCCGCCACACTTGGAAAAGCTTGGAGAAACATCCTGGCTTTGTATTAAATATGGTAAGCTTCCAAGCGATTGGAAGGACAAACTAACAAAGGCATTTGAGGAATGCTTTCGGGTGCTAAAGCCTTTTGGAACATTAGTGTTTAAGTGGAACGAAGAGCAAATAAAGCTCAGTGAAATCTTAAAGCTTACTACAGCAAAACCTGTAGTTTTGCCTAAAAGATTTGAAAACCGTTATATCGTGGAAATCGATGGGGGCAATGGTTGGGCGTGTTTTATGTGTGCCCGTCCGATTGGGCGTCGGATAGAACCGCAAATCGACGGAGATATATATACTTGGGAGGAGAAATAAATATGAATAAAAAACTAAAAATCCAATTCTGGAAAGCCGAGAAAGCTTTAGCAATGCAAATACTGGAACAGGAGGGTTTGCCGAAACGTAAAAACGAGGGAAACGTCCGCGTTTGGGACTACATTGCGCTCTTCAAAGAAGCTATAGTTTTAGGCGGAATAAATGAGTTCGATTTACATATTCCACACATTATATTCGACACCAACGCCGAGCGCGATGCCTATTTGGATAAAGTCATCAACGCAATCACCGAGGAACTTTTCTCGGGCGAAGGCGAACTTAAAGTCGGGGAGATGTGCGAGGTTAGTGATGATGGTGTATCTTGGCACAAATATAGACTCTTAGCTATATTGCCCGACCGTTATGAAATGAGATTCATTATAGAGAATGGAACACTGAGTTGGTGCACTTGCACATACGCTCGCCCTATTGTCAAGCGCATTGAGCCTACGCTCGATAAGCGTGGGAATGTCTTCACTTATACCTGGGAGGAAAAATAAGAAACTCCATAGCGGGTGTCGTAAGGTTACGGATAATCCTAATAATCAACAAAACAAAAATGCTTGAACTTTAAATTAAGATTTGCTGGCATTGAAATATGTCAACAAATCTTATGCCTAAAACAACTACTTTGCCTGCCGCGACTTCTGATTCAAACGGGGGATTTTTTGATATTGAAAAGTTGATTCGTACTGACGCTTTTTTCTTTGATAAGGTGGAAAAAGCCGTAAAGCATTTGATGAAAATGCACGAGCAGCTAAAAGCTAACTATAGCGACCAAAATTTAAAATTATATAGGGAAGCTTTCTTTGACTATTTAAAGTTAACTCATTTTAGCATATCACCGCTATTGGGATATTATTATCCTAAGTATCCTTTAGGAACACCCCTGTCTTTAAAAGACTTTCCGTTTGCACATATATTTTATAATTTAAATATAGGTCCATCATGTTCTACAGTATTTAGAGGAAGCCGACAGATTTCCAAATGCTGCACAGGGGATACCATATGCAGATTTAAAAATAAAAAAACAGGACAAGTAGTTACTATGTCGCTGGAAGATTTCTTTAAAGAACAAAAAACAATTTAAAAATTTCACAATGCGAACTTTATTTCTTTTGAGAGGAGCCCCAGGAAGCGGCAAATCCACTTGGGTGAACCGCAATAACTTGGAACCTTATACTTTATGCGCTGATCAAATTCGCACGCTTATTCAATGTCCCGTGCTAAATCTCAACGGAACATTTTCCATATCGCAGAAAAATGACAAAGAAGTGTGGGAGTATTTGTTTCATTTATTGGAAACTCGAATGGCTCGTGGCGAAATGTTAATAATTGACGCCACGCATTATAAGAAAGAATTGCTTAATAAGTATAAAAAACTTGTTAAAAATTATCGTTATAGAGTTTACGTGGTTGATTTTGTTTCAGGCATATCCATGGAAGAATGCATGCGTAGAAATCAAAATCGCACGGGTTACAAGATTGTGCCTGACCATGTAATCCAAAAAATGTATTCGGTGTTTAATTCCGAATCTAAGCAAATTAGAAATGCTTTTACGACTATTTCTCCGGAAGATGCTGTTAAGCTTATCCAAAATACAAATGACCAAGTAAAAGATTTTAATTCTTGGGAAAAAATTTATATTTTTGGGGACATCCATGGCTGTTTTGAACCAATAAAAAGTTTTTTTGAAAAATATCCTTATGATGAAAAAGCCTTTTATATCTTTTTAGGCGACTACTTAGATAGGGGTTTGCAAAATAAGGAAGTATTGGAATGGGCTATAGAATTTGCCGAACATCCAAATTGTTTATTTTTGGAAGGAAACCATGAGAGATGGTTAAAGCTTTACGCCTCTAAAGATTCCGAGGATCAAAACTTAATAGCTTCTCGTGTGTTCTTAAAAAATACCATACCTCAAATTAAGGATATTGATCCCGTTAAAATTCGATCTTTTTGCTACAAACTTGCGCAAATGGCACTATTTTCTTATGGTAAACATACGACATGGTTTTGTTGTCATGGAGGGATGCCTGTATTGCCAAGTCTGCCAATTGCGGCCATAGAAATGATTCATGGTACGGGCAAATATGAAGACATAGATGAAGTGCATAAAGAATTTGAGCGTAGATACGGCAACTTAAATATCTATCAAGTTCATGGGCATAGAAATGTATACAAAGATGTCTTTAACGCTGACAAAAGTGTTTTTAATTTAAATTCTGCAGTCGAATACGGAGAAGATTTGCGTATTTTAAAACTTGCGTTGCAAGAGGACGGATCGGTTACCAAAGAGCTTATAGAAGAACCAAATCCAGTGCATCTCACAGAATCAAACAAGGTGCGCAGGTTGTATGATAATGAAATAAACAACGACATTATTAAACAACTCTGTGATAATCCGAGTATTATTAAAATTCAATTGGATGACGGAATTATATCTTATAAATATGATTCAAAATTGTTTTTCTCAAAACAATGGACAGATCTAAATGTTATCGCCAGGGGATTTTTCTGTCGTAAAGATAAAATCATTTGTCGCAGTTATAATAAATTCTTTAATTATCAGGAACGGATAGAAACATCCCCAAAAGAACTTTGCAAAACATTGCAATTTCCTGTGAGCAAATTTCAGAAAGAAAACGGATTCTTGGGATTGGTAAGTTGGGATGCCGAAATGGATAAGGCGTTTATTGCATCTAAATCAACCAATCAAGGCGAATACGCTCAAATGGTTCGTGATCGATTTTATGCTTATGACTCATGGAATGAAATGTTAAATTACGCCAAAGAACATAACGTTACATTAATTTTTGAAGTCATAGAGCCGGAAAAAGATCCGCATATTATCGAGTATGCACAACCGCATTTAGTGCTGCTGGATATTGTCGAAAACACAATGGAAGGAAAATTGCTTGAATATGATAAACTTAAAGAACTTGCCAATTCTTGGAACATCCCTTGTAAAATCTTGGAGCATGTTTACAATAACTGGGAAGAGCTTTGGGAAGATCTAAAGCAATTAGAGCATGAAAAAGATTTAAAGATCGAAGGCTTTGTTTTTCGAGACATCAATAATTATCAGTTTAAGTTTAAAACAAACTATTATAAACGTTGGAAATCGTTTCGCAGCTTAAAAGACAAATATGCGCGTTCAAAAGATCAAATGAGACAAGTATTTGTTGATAAAGAAGAAACGGATTTTTTCCTTTGGTTGAATACCCAACCTAAAGAATATGTCAGCAAAACTGATATTATTACTTTGAGACAAAAATTCTTATCTAATTAGAAAACTTTAACTATGCTCGCTTTTACATTTAAAGCGAGCATAGTTTTTCAATCCCCTATTATCAAAGGCATAAATAATGTATACAATTCCAACACTGATAATTCTTAGCATAATTTATTTTGTTTATATTCACAAACAAAAATCCAAAGGTGTAATTTCATACTACGAAGCTGACCACAAAGAGATAACTTGTGTACTCGTTTGCACGATGATTTTCTTCATAATGGTGATAGGAAGATTAGCGTACATTAGATTTCATAGTGTTTATCACCCATGTGAGGGATGCAGATTTCAATCATTTGTCAACATTTATTATAATGCAGACGGTAAACGTATAGAAGAAAAAGACATTGTATTTAAAAAATGCGTAAATTTGCCATTTTATAAATTTTAAAAAATTTTATCCATGACACGAACATCAAAATTAGCGGAAACAAAACAAAAACTTAAAGAAGCATTAGAAGGCTATATCAAAGCTAAAGAGCAAGTTGCTAAAGCTTCACAATTTAATTTTTCCCAAGAAGAACGATTTGAACAGATCCGAAACTTTAAATCAAAATTTCGATGTCAATCCACATTTAAGTCAAACAGCCAAGAATTGGAAGATTATAGAGACGAATTTTCCAGCCTATCTGCATTATTTGCTGTGAGATTTGTTCGAGAGAAATCCTCGGAAGATGTGCAAGTTGAATTATATATGGAAGATGACGGACTTTACTCAAAAATTGCAGATTTTAATGTATGTTGGCTCCCAGATTTAATTAAATGCCTAAGCTAAGCGAAAAAATTTTTAAAGGAGAGATACAAAAATGCCATTCTATGTTTTTCTAAATGATGCACTTACATTAATTTTAGTGCCTTATATTAAGGCATTACTTGGGATAAATTCTGAAGATGACCTCAACATAGAAATCGATACGGAACCTACACATCCTTATTACAGTGTTATAACGGTTAAAACATCAATTATGCCTGAAAATATACAAGAAATAAGATATATAGGTCGGATAACAGGAGCGATTGTAGAAAAAGAAACTAATAATGTTTTCGTATATACTGGTTTTGATTTAAAGAAAGATGTTTCAGAAATAAACTATTGTTTCAAATTAAACAATATGCCAAATATTCGCGGTAATCCATTAACCATAAAATTTTTAAAAGATGAATAATAAAATAGATTGGAGATATATTAGAACACAACTCGCCAATAGCCTTAGTAACGAAAAAATTTGGAGCTTGGCGTGCGCAATTTCTTCCGAACCGAATGTACACGCAGAAAATTGCCAAAAATTAGAGCAAGCAATTGCCGACATAGATAGTGGTAGTTACGAGGATTTTGTACAAAAATTTCCGGAATATTTAGGGCTTGACCCTGCGACTGTGGTGAGTCATAGTTAAATTTCAAAATGGCTACCAGAAAACAAAACATGTCCAGCACGTATTTTTTGGAAAACGCAAAAGTTATTTCCAAGGAAACTAATCCAAATATCTACTCCCGTGCCAGGCTAAGAGATATCTATCGCAAATACGATACTGCTAAATATCGTAGAGGTAGCCCTACAATTAAAGCAAAAGATGCCTGAAGAACAGAAAGTTACTGTTAAATCCAAAGATTTAATTTTGGATATCCATTTGAATTTAAAAACTGCCAATAATAAAAAGGTAGTTGCTGTGGAGCATAATATTCCGCTTACGGCAATATTAGAACCTATGTTTATAAAAGACGGCGCCAAAAAGATTGAGCAAATAGTAAATATGCTAGGCGTTGAAGTTTTTAATACTATGGTTCGGGATTTCTTCCTTAATAAAGTTGAAGACATGCATAAAACGCAAAACTTTATTGAGCATAAGACATTGATTGATACTATTCAAGATAACCAGTCTATAATTGAAATCAACAATGCTGATGGTTCTAAGGAACAAAAAGTTCTTGTAAAACCCGTGATTAGCGAAGAAACCAATCTTATTGTCGAGTTGGAAGAAACTGCAAATGAAGTACCTGATGAGTATCAATTAAATGACGGAGAAGAAAATTTGATTCCGGACATTGAAATGACGGAACAACAGTTAACAGAAGTAAAACCGCCGGAATCAAAACCAAAACCGCCTAACGTTGTAACTAATGCGGCGTTAGGCGGAATAGTTGACAATAGTAGTAGACCATTGCCAAAAGTTCGACTTTCTTAAACATTAAAACAATTTAACCCAAACTCCGACAAACCGTCGGAGTTTAATTTTTTACCAACATGCCTATACTAACCAGCCAATTGCCAACTTTGTATAAAAACGACTATTGCGTATTAAAGGGACAATTTTTTCGTCCAAATGAAGCGTTTCCTTCTAATACCATGCAAACGGCTTTAATTGTAAAAATTATAGATCCATCCAATATAAAAATGTTTGAAGGCAGAAAATACGTGAAATGTGCACCTTTGGAAACATCAAACGGTTTTTACTATGCTTCAGTCAAAGACTTAACCAGGATATCTAAAAGACAACAAAATTGTCTTGATGAATATTTTTATAATATAGGGGACGATTAAAATAAATTCAAATGTTCCGTATGCCGTTTTTGCTTCAAAAGACAAAGCCGATTTAGTTATTAAATTGTTAAATTATTAAACACAAAGAAACCCTGACAACTATGCTCTCTAAACCCCAAAAACGATTAGAACTTAAGATTGCATGTTTTAAGGATACTGTGCTTGCAATGCAAATTCTTAGGCACGCAAACATACGTGAAAGTTCTAAACATCTAAAAGTTACCAAAATTCCAGGACTTGCAACACCTGATGTACAGCTTGTCCATAACATAAATGAATTAGAAATCGACGAAAACGATTATAGTTATAATCCCGTTTTTAATCTACATTTAATAAAGTTTACTAGCACTTTACACCGTAGAAACTACATAGATAATTTTATCTTTTGGTTAAGCAAAGAACAATTCAGTTTGAATGAACCTGGGAAATTAGAAGTCGGCAAACCTTGCTTGGTTCGGTATGAAGGTAAGCCTTACTGGGTAAAGGAGATTCTTCTTGCTATGCTGCCTGAAAGTAAATGTGACCGTTTTATTACGTGTGATCGTTTGGATTCATGGCGTTGGGAATCCTGGAGTGAGGACCACATTATGCCAATAAATTGCATTGATCCAAAAATATATCCGGGTAATAGATACGTTTGGGAGATGGACTTAAAAACTGAATAATATCAACTATGCAGAAGAAATTACATTTGAAACTGATAAAACTTAAACGGGCCCTTGTAATGCAGGTATTAGAGCAAGAGGGAGAGTTTGAACCCTCGGAGCATGTTGACACAGTTCTAACCCCCGGATTAAGTTGTGATAGGATTTATCTTAGAGGAAGTCGTCAAGATCGTGATTTGGAACCAAATATAATGACTTTTGATACTGATGTTCAACGTGATGTATACCTAGACAAAGTTATCAATTGGATCACTAATGAACAGTTTAAACTGGAATCAAAAGAGCTCCAAGTAGGTGAAATATGCGAAACCAAATATTCCTTTTCAGACGTATGGGAACAACACAGATTGTTAGCCATACTACCTAAGAAATGTTTTAATAGGTACATAACGACCTATAATAATTCTCAAGGTTGGTTAGCTTGGGAGCAAGCAAGACCTTTGGTCAGATACATTAAACCAAAAATTAGTAATAATATATACAAGTGGGAGATGTCTTTTTAATGGAAGCTTGGGAAATCGTAAGAGATTTAATGTCGCTAAACGATAAGCACTTAGACTCAACTATTGAGACATACGAGTCGCTAAGAGAAAATAATCCTAGGTGCGATGCTATTTATCGCGCGGCTTTAAAAATAAAAGAACAAAGAGAAGAAGATAAATATGAGCAAAAAACTACTAAAAATTAGATTTGTCCTTTTTGATTGCGCGCTTGCGATGCAAATTTTAGAGCAAGAAGGAGATTTTGAAGACTCCGAACACATTAAAATATCCGATAGACCTTGGTTATATAATAATGAGATTCATCTAAGAGGGGATGACTCTGACGGAAATAAAAGAGTTGTAATACAAGAATTTGATAACAATCAAGATCGAAACAAACATCTTGCACAAATTTTAGTATGGATACGTAATGAACAATTTGCCAATAGATTTATTAAAAATCTTGCAATCGGAAAATGTTGCGAAGTACGCAACAAAGATTCCGATAAATGGGAAGTTGGAGAATTATTGGCAATTTTGCCTGAAAATTATAAGAAACGTTATGTTGTATCAGATCCTAAGCCCGTATTGAGTGACGATGAACCTACATGGCAAGTTTGGGAGGAAGCTCGTCCTATAGAACGCGGCTTTACATTTACACAAGAAACCGAAGACACCTATGTTTGGGAACTTTCTTAAAAAGCTGACAAATTTATGAACCTAATTTTAACTTCCGATTGGCATCTTGGATTACAACAATATGGAGATCCAAGACGTGAAAACGACGTTTATAATGCGGCAAAATTTATTATCGATTTTGCTATAAATTCCAAATATCCAATTTTATTGGCAGGGGATATTTTAGATAGTTGTAATCCCGTTGAAAAGGCTGTAAGCGAACTGAAGGATTTGCATTTAAAGTTAGTTGAAGCTAATATACCTGCATTTTATATAAATGGGAATCACGATAATACTTCTGAACATTGGCTTAATGTGGTTAGCAGACCATCCGATAAGGGAGGGTTTATAGAGCTAAAACCAAATCAATCTGTTACAATTAATAATGAAGTTATTGTTGGGATTACAGCGTATTCTCGAAAAGAGATCATAGAACAGTTGGCTGAGGCTCCGCAAAATGCAACCATTATTCTGATGCATACGAGATGCAAAGAATTTATTCAATACAATGACAAAACTACAAATTATTGGAGCATAGAAGAAGATTTTAATTTTGATAGATTTCCCAATCTAAAATTAGTCGTTATAGGCGATACGCATGTTACAGAAACTAAAGCTGTAAACGGCGTAACTTTTATTTCTCCTGGTTCAATAGAACTGGTTAAGGCAAATGAAGATATAAAAAAATATTTCTTTGTTTTTGATACCGATAAACGTATGTATGATCCTGTAGAAATATTCTGCGATTATGTACGCATTAGATCTGAACTTATTTGCAACGAACAAGACCTTGATAATCTAATCGCTACCTTAACCCGATACGGTGTAAATCAAAAGGGTACTAGGGCATTTATAATTGTATATTATAAACCTGAAGTGGAAAACGTGTTATCAAGAATCAACGATTTAATTGTAGAAAATAAAGAAAACGTTATTTTGCAAAGCATTGTAAAAACCAAAAAGATTACATTTTCCGAAGAAGATGTAAAAGATGTTGCAAAAGAACAAGTTGAAAATTTAGACAATATTTTATCCTTGCCCGATTTTGTAAGTAAAAGCCTAAATGATATGCAAAATCTGCGTTTAGGATTGACGGAAAAAGGCGCCGAGTTATTGCAATCTTTAGTAGATAAAAACAACAATTCTGAAGAAGCTATAAACAAATACTTAAACTAACTTTACCATGCTAAAAATTTATCAAAACAAACCTGTTGATTTAGAACTGGCTACAGATTTTCTAAGATCTGTCGTACTTAAAATTAAAACAGCGCCGGACTTTAAACGTTGTTTGCCCTTTAATGAAAATAACGTGGCAGTGGGCAACCTAAAAGACCCTGAAAAGATTGCCGCGAAAATTGCAGCAGCAAAAGAGAGTTACGCTTCAGAAGGTGCACTACTTGGCGTTACAGGAAGAATAGCCAGTATAACAGTAATGTGCACGTACTGCGGCGGGGCTGTTACATTTAAGTCTTTTGTAACGGACAATGTGGGAATTGCTGGAAACGAAGAGGAGTTGGATAATCAAGAAAGGATTATGTTAACCAAGTTTTTTGACATATGCAAAAGACTTGGCGACGAGGCGATTAACTCAAATGTGCCGGTAAATCTGATTTCTTGGGGCGGTTCTTCTTTTGATATTCCGTTTTTATTGCAAAGAAGTTGCATATTGAAAGTATATGATGTTTATAAGCAAACATTTATACCTAATATGGAACAATTTTACTATTTAGGTAAAAACCGTGGGGTAGAAGGTAATGTCCGTCAAATCGACTTAATGGACTTTTGGAATTGCAGCAAATATTACAGCCCGCTTAAAAAGACAACATTGCAACAATTAGCTTATTCGTTCGGATATCTGGAAAATGCTGTGTTGCCTGAAGTTATTGGACGTAGTGAAATGAGGATAGGTGAAGGTGAGACCGCAATGGATAATATTATTTCTGAAAAAACGTATAAAGATTTTTGTGAAGACTTTAAAAACGGTATTGACCAAATCGAATTATCAAAAAGTATTGTACAAGGTGAGAGCCTTAAACAACTTTATCCTCTTCTTGAAACTTACATAATTCAACAACTTGCGGACCAAATAATCTAAATATGTCACGTCCCAAAGGTTCAAAAAATAAACCCAAATTAAAAAATATTATTGCTGAAGAAATACTTCAGGATACCACAGGGCGCAAGAAACGCGGACGTAAATCATCTCGTGAAAAGATTGCGATTCCTGTGGTAAATACTAATACTGCTGCGATTAAGTTAAATGTGACATCCAAGGTTCAAGCCTTAAAAGAGGATTCGGAAAAGCCCAAGCGCAAGCGTCGCACAAAAGCGGAAATGCAGCAAGCCAGGCAGCTTCAAGAATCTTCCGAAGTAATCACAGATAAACAAAAATCGCAGCAGTCACTAAAGAAGGTTTTGCCGAAACTTGAAATCGGCAAACCTTTATTTTATTTTGATCAATATTTGCTTACAAAATTTGACAACAACAATTTTGCGCTTTGGTTAACTAATAAAAAAGATCGCCAAGTATTTTTAGGATATTATTCCTTGGATATCATCGGATTTAAACAAGCTGTAACCAATATCGCAACTAGATTGCTGACAAAAGTTGATGACGATTCATACAAATCCCTATTAAGCGCCAATAGCGTATTAAAAGCTTTAGATTTGTTTAGGGTATTTTTAGACACAAACTTTAAATCATAAATATATGTATAATGGACACTTATGATTTAATAGATAACCTTAGTGTCTATAGACATCTGCAATTTCCAAGAGAGATAATTAAAAATCCCAAAGTAATTATAAAAGTTAAAAATAAATTAACAAATGCTATATATTTTTTTGGATGTGCTACAATGCCATTAAAAAAAGAACTTGAAGAATTTTTTCTGCCCATAGCACTTTGGGAGGAAGAACGTTATAACTCTTTGGAATTTGAAATGAAAAACTACCAATATCAAGTTTTAACTATCAACAAATAACAACCAGCACCAAAATTTTTATGACTAAAAAATTAAAATTGGCCTTTTGGCTAACAGATAAAACCCTAGCTATGAAAATAGAGGAACAAGCCGGTTTGCCCCATTTTAAAGAAACAGGGTTTGTGAGAATTAAAAGTTCACCTTATCTTGAAGATTGGGGGATTTACCTAAGGGGCAATTACTGGGCTGCTGATAATCAAGTTGTATCAAAATGTTTTATCAGCAACGAAGAGCGCGACGCCTATTTGCATAAGGTTATTAATGCAATCACGGACGAGCTTTTCACGGGCGAAGGAGAATTGAAAGTTGGTGAGATGTGCGAGGTGAAAGATGGGGAAGTTGGCGATTGGGAAAAAAGGAAGCTCATAGCAGTTCTTCCAGCGCAATACAGAGAGCGATTCATTGTTGAATGGGAGGATTGCCCTACTGAGCACGCTTCTTGGACTTACGCCCGCCCAATAGCTAAGCACACAGAACCCACCGTTGAGGAGTGCGGAAACGTAGTCACCTACATTTGGGAAAAATAAATATGATAATAAAATCTTTACATTTAAAAAACTTCGGACAACATTCCGATTTATTTTTGGATATTAAAGGTCCTGTAATAGGCATAGTGGGGCGTAATGGATCTGGTAAATCGACTATTGTTTCTGCTTTGCAATATGCATTTACCGGAGAAACTACCAATAATATTCAAACGTATATTAAAAAAGGCGAAACTTCCGCCGAAGTAGAAGTTATATTTGAGAAAAACGGTAAAACAGGCGTTATTAGACGTGGCATTAATACCAGAACTACTACCAGAAGTCTGACCTATGGTGATCTTATTCAAAAGCCTATTACTAAAGCTAAAGAATTTGACGCCATGATGGATCAAATTTTGGGAGTAGATAAACAAAATATCTTAAGCGCTATATTTATTGCGCAAGGAGAAATTGCCAATATTCTTAGTCCGAGACTTTCGGAACGACTGGGCTTGTTTGCCAAATTGTTAAATTTAAATTTCTTGTCCAAAAGATCTTACGTAGTTGACCAGACTTTAAATAAACTGAGATCTTCCGTTACAGATGTTGGCAGTTTAAAAAATAATTTGGAAGTTAAAATTGAAAATTTAAAATCCAAAAACGAAGCCTGGGAATCTGCAGTTCAGGAAGCAAATGCGAAATATGTTAGCGCAACCTTTGTCAAAGATATATGGGAATCCGCATCAAATTATATTCATGCTCAAAATGAGCATACACGATGGGAAACTAAATATCAAGAAGCATTAGCAACTCTTGTTGAACAAAAAAATAAGCTAACCTCTGTAGCTGCAATTGCAGGGGTAGATGAATCTACGCTTATTCCTAGTATTACGACACAAATCGAAAGCTTAGAAAGTCAATTTAACGAAATAAGCGCATTTTTAAAAAATCAACAGCTGATTATTGACGCTTGGAATAATTTAGTTTCAGCCAGAGAAGAAAATAAAATATTTAACCAGCTAAAGACCACGGTGTTTGCTGACGTACCACCTGACGTTGTGGAAACGACTGTGAGTGAATTTGACGAGTATCAAAACAACACAACCAAATTTGAAGATTGTTGCCTAAAATCCGAAAAGTGGAAAAACAAACTGTCTGAACTTGAGCAAGATATAAACAAAGCAACTTCCAAGATACAACAGGCAGAGGCCGCTATTCCTCGATTGGATCAACAAAGAAATAACTTGTGTTCAGTTGTGGCACAGCTAGAAACGCTGGCGAAAACCAAGCAGAAGCTAAAAGACAAGGTTAACAAAGATACTGCCAGCTGTCCTGTATGCGGTCTAAAACTGATGCTTGGACAAGAGGTTTGTGATGGAGATATTGAAAGCATAAAACAAAATATTCAAACGCTTCAAACATCCCAGATTCAGCCCTTGGAAATACAGTTAAAAGAGGCAACTTCTCTAAAAGTAAACAATGGAGCTATCTTAAGAGTTTCAGAGCAAGAATTTAAGCGTATAAAAGCGGACTATGATGAGTGCCAAACGCTTATGGTAGAACTGAAGTCTAAAATAGATGCTTATAAAAACGACTGGCCGAAAATTACACAAACTATTTACACAGTAAAAGAAAAGTTGCCTGAATATAAAGTGTTGTGGGAAAAAAATCAACGCAACACTTTGCAGGATATGATTGATCAAGTAACCAAAACCTTACAATCATTTAATCTTGATGAAAACAACATAGATGTCGTCAAATTAAAAGAAATTGTCAGCGCAAAAGAACAAGAACTGTCTAAGCTAAGGTCTGAAATATCTAATAAAAAAGATTTGTTAAGTAGGGCCACTACGATTACAGGGTCTATTTCTGCGCAGGAACAAGAAATATCTAAAACTCAAGAGACTATATCGCAGCTTAATCAAAATCTAAAAAATCATAAGCTAAAACAAATACGCGATACACTTGAGCAAGATATAAAAAATGCCTATATTCTGGAAACGTTTAACCACTTCGTAATGATTCCTGAGGTGCAAACAATTGCATCTGCAGCTGTGGATGTATATAATCAGCTAAATGCTGAAAAACAAGTCATTGATAATTTGCAGCAGCAGATTGACAATGATAAAAACTTGATCAATAAACTAGAAGCTGAGAATGCCAAGGTTTATGGTGAAGTTGAAGAATTGGCACGCATAAAGCAACTCTTGCAACCTCAAGACGGCGTAATTAAAAACTATATCAATTATTTGTTTAAGTCGATTTCCGGATATATCAGCGAGTATTTGGCGTATATGAATGCCAACTTTATCATTCAAATTGAAGATAGAGCGACTGAAGAAGACTTGTCATTTAAGTTCCAAAGAATCGATAAGCCTAACGACAAATATTGGTACCCAATGTATCAATTGTCAGGTGGTCAAAAGATTAAGTTGTCCATAGCGTTTCAATTAGCTATTCAGAAAATTATTTGCCCTGATTTAGGATTCTTGGTTTTAGATGAACCTACTACTCATTTAGATGAAGAATCCATAAAAGCGCTTAGCGAACTCTTGGAAAATGTCGGAAATATGTTAACCGGACAAAACGGTCAAGTATGGATCATTGATCATAACCATATCATAGACAAAGCATTTACGACTGCAATTAACCTAGATTAGCGAAATGAAAACCGTACTGCAAGAAATTCGGCTTATTTCTCCATTCTTGGGTAGCGGTAAACCGGATGAAAACGGATTAAGGCGAATCTTGTTAAATAATGTCAAGAAAAACGAAGTTAAGTTATTCTTAACTTCGTTTCTTAATAATTTTAAAAAGCTTACTAATGTAACAATAGATAAAAATTTTCAAATTTATCCTGGAATGGTTCCTTCTGATAGAAATGTTCCAGTATTGTTTGAACGAAAACAGATATATATTGACGGAAAAGAACAGTTGTTTGAAAGCTTACCTGTAGGTTATACCGGATACCTAAAAATCCAATATAACCCTAAAGTTTGGGATGAAACATATCTGTTAAACGGAATTAAAACTATTGCTAACCATAACGGCATTACGCAATTTGGTGCTAAGCAAGGTTATGGAAAATTCATATTCACCAACAAAAAATCACATTAAATATATGCCTAACATAAAAATTCGTGTTAACAAATCTCAACCGCATTTTGATCTGAAACAAATGAGACGAGATCAATACATGCAATTTAAAGTGCAAGAAACTGTAAAGAATACTTGTAGGAGGCTTGCAAAGCAAGCTAATGTTAATCCTTTTACGGACAACTATGTCAATCAACCAAAGGTTACGATTAGCTTTGATCTCACAATATCACCATTTCAAAAATGCATGCAGAAATTTATTGGACAAATAACGATTTAATTGTTCGGTTGCCGAAAAGATGCAGAGAATTGGAATCGAGTTTAAAATATACTAAAAAAGAATTGGTATTTAGTCCTGCACAGCGCAAGCGAATAACTAAAAAAACGACTAAGCATATTTTTAACATCATTCCTTCTTTGCAAGACAATATGGTCACGTATCAAACATTCCAAGGAATGTTTGATACGGTCGTTGATATAGTGCGTAAAAGTTATCCTGATGCCAAGGTGATTGATAAACGCTTGGCATTTCCGTTGCCTTTGTATGATAAACTTGGAGGTTTGAGATTTAACCAAGAGGAAGTATTGCGCAAGGGATTGGATAAAAACCGTAGCGGGTTGTTTAAATGTCCTACTCGTTATGGTAAGACGCGACTTATTACCAACACCATTAATGTTTATCCCAATTTGCCAACTGTAGTTTTAGCCCCTGGCATTGACCTTTTACCTCAAACCATGGATACAATTAAACAATGTTGTCCTGGACGTGAGGTAAAAGGTTTATTTACCGGAAGTAAAGACAGATATCCATCTGAGGACATTACTGTGTGTTCTTTGGATTCAATGCATAAATTGGATTTTGAGAATACCAAACTGGTGTTGGTGGACGAACCTCATTCAGCTGTAACAGAAAGCCGTGCACCGTATTTCCCAAGATTCTCCAATGCTCGAATCCTTGGGTTCGGGGCCACAACAGACGGAAGATGGGGAGGTGAAGATATTCTTATAACAGGACTTATGGGTCCGGTTCTTTCTCAGACAACTTATACAGAATGTGTTAAGTTAGGCGCTTTGTGCCCGATTCATGTGTATATGATAAAGGTATCTTTTACGCCTAAGAATTATGTAAGAAGAGATTTAGCGTATAAATATCTGGTTCAACAGAATGCTGCATTTAATGCGCTTGTTGGTCATATCTGTAACAATATAATTCCCAAAGATTTTCAAACTTTGGTATTTATTGAAAACTCCAGTCAAGCCGAGGTGTTGTCGCAACAAGTAAATGATAGCATCATTGCCATGGATAAATTAATGAAAAACAAAAAAGAGCGGCAAGAGTTATTTGCTAAAATGAAAGCAAATGAAATAAAACGCTGTATTTGTTCCAATATTTATTCCACTGGTGTTACTATCGACGAATTGCGATGTGAAATTAATTGTTGTGGGGGAGGCGCCGGTATTATGGCCACTCAAAAACCAGGAAGGCTCGCGGAAGTAAAACCCAACAAACCTGAGGGTATAATGATAGATTTTCTATTTATGCCTTCTGCTCACTGCAATCCGGCAAGCGGAGATGCAATGATTATGCGAGATTCCTATCTGCGTCTCAATGCCTACAGGGAACTAGGATATACAGTTGATATTTTGGAAAACATTGAACAACTAAAAATTTAATTATGGCAACATCAAATACTTCTAAAAAACATACAAGATATTTTGTCGCAGTTATAAAACAATTTATCAATAGCACTTACGACGAGTATGCGGAAGATGAGGAAGAAACGGATGACGTAGATTCTGATACGCAAGTAAGTAATTTGGCTGCATTGCAAGAACTGAATGCAGTGGAACTTTTTTCAGTAGGCAAACAACTCTTGTTTCTGGAAACTGATGAGCTGGAAGAGGGTGATTTGACGAGTGAAGAAGCTGAAGAAATATTCATAGATTGGCTAGAGAACTATGCTAATGGATGGGATTATCTTTCCATGAATCCAATAACGGTAGACGGCAAAAAAATGTATCAAGTGGACGAATCTCCCTTTGTTTTTAAATTTGTTAACATAAAAGAAATAACCAAAGAAATCTTTAACATATCTAAATATTTCGAACTTTAAAAAAATGGACAACAACCACAATATCACCGTTAAATACCAAGCACTTCCCGGAGTTAAAGCTCCTGAAATCAAATCGGAGGGGGCGCATTGTGCAGATATTTATGCCAAACAAATGGTAAAGATTTATCCTGGAGAAATAGTTATCGCTAAAACAAAGCTATTTACAGAAATTCCTCAAGGATACGGGGCGCGTATATTGGAACGTAGCTCTATGCCTGTAAAACATAGGGTAACCGTAAAAGCTGGAACCATTGACAGCGATTATCGCAACGAATGGGGAGTAGTATTGTATAAAATGCCAGGACTAACGTTGCGGAATGCCCTGCGTATCAATATAAAAAAATATAATGAAGACGTAGAAAATGAAGAAGTTAATAATAAAGGACTTCTCTCCAAACTGAGAAATTGGGCAGGGGTACTAAGCGATACGGTGGAAGATTATATTTCCAGCAATAGGCCTACTGTATATCTGGAAGGTGATCGTATAGCCCAAGTTAAATTTGAGCCGACGGTCACGGCTAAATTTCAAGCTTCTGATAATCTTAGCAAAACTGAACGCAATATGGGCGGCTTTGGCAGCTCTGGAAAATAAAAATTATGGAAATCGAAATTATAGATATTTCTAAAGCAAATGTGCCGAATGTGCGCTTTGACATAACTGCTTGGGAAAAAATTCAATTTATTGTGGACCATGAATCAAGGGAAATCGGATGGTTTGGAACAGTTGATCATGATCCTAAAAGTAACACATATGTCGTAACAGACATATTTATTACCGAACAAAAACGTGATGGTGCTACATGCGACCAATCCGCAAAAGGAATAAACGAACTGACTTCCGAAATTATTCGTGATCGATCATTAAGCTCCGAAGAAAAGCGGGATCGTTTAAACAAATTCAATTTTTGGGGACATTCTCATGTTAATATGGGAGTAAGTCCTAGTAGTGAAGATATTGCCAATGCAAAAAGATTTGCCGGTAAGGACTTTTTGATTACCGGGATATTTAATAAAAAAGGAGACGTTCGCTTAGATTTTTGGGATTTTAAAAATAATCTACACTATGTGGAACTTCCTGTAAGAAAACGTTGGCATTTGTCTGATGAAACGGTTACAAAGATAATATCCGATATAAATACCAAAGTTAAAGAAATTACATTTGAGTCGTCTTATAGTTACGGTTCACCGCAACATTTACGTTCCGGCAGGGCTTTATTTGGAAGCCCAGCATCTGTTTGGAACAGCGAAAAACCATCTGTAAGTAACGAATGGATTGACCTTGACGGCGCTATACGCAGTAGCAATGCAAGTAGCAATAAGCTCGTAGAAAAAGTAGATAATAACGATTTCTTTTCTAAAACTCAAATCTCTCAAAAATCATGGATGCAGCATTAATTGATTTTGAACGGCAACATGCTTTCTTGGATCCAGCGAATTTTAACCAAAAAAATTATCGCATAGATATTATAGGAGCTGGAGCAACAGGATCTTATGTTGCATTTCAGTTAGCTAAAATGGGCATCCAAGGCATGCATATTTGGGATGCTGATGTCGTAGAAAGCCATAACCTTCCCAATCAGCTTTATGGACTTGAGGATGTTGGCAAACTTAAAGTAGAAGCCTTATCAGAGTATCTAAAAGAAATTGCAGGTATTGAAGTTGCAACACATAATGAATTTGTAAATTCGGAAACTGGAATGTTAGGGGATATTGTGTTTTTACTTACAGACACAATGTCTTCTCGAAAAGAAATTTACGAATCGTGTTTAAAGTATTACGCAACGCAATTGTGTATTGAGACCAGACTCTCAGCAACCCAAGGAAGAGTTTATGCTTTTAACCCGACTGATCTAACGGATCAGATGCGGTGGGAAAAAACTTTATATTCCGATGAAGTCGCTGAAAAAAGCGAGTGTGGCACATCCATTATGATGGGTGCTTCTTCTTCAATGATTGCGTCGATGGCCGTATGGCAATTTATAAAGTGGGTCACAAAACGTGACGATACCATTGATGAAAAATATCGACTTGCAAATCCCGAATTTGAAGTGCTATTTTCCGTTTATCCGAATTATAACTTTCTTTTTAATCTTTAACCCAACCTACCTAACTCAAAAACAAAAAAACTAAAATAATATGACAAAACAAGAAATTATCGAAAAAATTGCTGAAGCTGTTGACTTTAACGCTACACGTGTTCTGAGGGACACTGTAATTCGTGGCGCAGATAAAATTATCTCGGAAGCGACCATGTTTGAATATTGGAACAACTTTGGCGAACTAAAACGCGATGTTATCGATTATATTGAAGAACATGAAGTTGAGGAGACCCGTGAAATCGAAGAAGATGAACAAGAGGCTCCTTGTGACCATGTGCCTCAGGAATCCGAGGATCCAAACGCTACCAAATCTGTAACCATTGTACCGTTCCAGGCTATGTGCCGTGAAGTGCGTATTCCGGCATCCTGGACGTTGAAACAGATTTTGGATGCGTATCCAGATCTGAAAATTGACGTAGAAACCGGCATGTGGGATATTCGCATAAATGGCGGTGGAGATGACGTTGCGCCTGATGCAGAATTATGCGTGCCCAAGGACGGAGACTTTATTCAGATTGCCACCCATTCTAAAGGCAACTAACCTTTTTTAATTCGCTGTATATCATGGCTCCCGATACGCAAATTGTCGGGAGCCATTTCTTTTTTCAAACTTTCACACACTAAAAAAAAATGAAATCTTTAGAAACAATTCTCGCAAAACAAAATTTCGACGATTTACAAGTACAGTTTTATTCTCCTGGGAAACAAACTGTGTTACTTGAAGCATCAAAAGCTACTGTAGATTATTTGGTTAACTTTAGTAAGTCGGCACTGCCCTGCAAATGGATTACGGGAATTTTTTCTACTTATGAAGAAATAAAATCAGACGTATCACATGAATCTATTGGGCTTTTCTTTAAAAAGTACGACATAATAACAAATGCCAATTTACTTGAAATAAATCTTCGCAGTTTAACACACGGAAAGACTTATTTAAATGAATTTGAGGTAGATTTGTGTTTCAATTATAATAAGCCTTATTGTTTGTTTCCTGAATTTGGGCGTCTAATATATGCATGTTTTACGCAAACCATACAAATAAAACGTGACATTATAAATTATCTATTAAATCATTGTTATATAAAACTGCATAGTGTATGTAGATCAAATGCTTTAGAACGTCAGGATGCTTTGTTTTGTCAAGATTGGTTTGGAAGTAAACGTTTGCAAGAGAGGAATGCATTAACTCCCTTTCAAGGATTAAAAATTTGGCCTAAACTTGATAAGTATTATTATAAATTTAATTATCATAAAGCTAAAAATTTTTCTCCTTATATTATAACTAAAATTTACAGTGAACACTTTGATCTTGAAATTGAAGTTGATAAAATAGCTTCTTTTATTATAAATGTAGACCCTTCGACCAACAATGTGGAAACATTTCGTGAGTCTGCAGGAAATAAGATAAGTAATTTACTTCAAGAAATATCCGATAAGTTTTCAAAAAAACTATTTGAGAACAAAAAATATATTAAACTCTTTAAAAAAGCAGAAAAACATCTCATTTTTGTTCCTAATTTTACTTCTAAACACTTATTAAATAATACAGAACACACTAAAGAAGAAATTTTAAATTTTATTTTATTCGGCCTTACAAACAGCTGGAATGAACTAAATTCTTATGGAGTACCCAGTGTAAGTTTACGTAATTATCAAAGTCTTGCGGAACCTATAAGATTTAAAGAAGACTATGTTCGCAATTTAATAAAAGTTATTTGTGAGTTTATATCGTTACTTTCCGACATGTACAGTAGTGTTAGAAGTATCACAAAGGCTCTGCAGTGTTTTGATTGTGTAAAAAGTTATCTTGATTTTATTGACCATATACTAAACAGTTATAATAACAAGTTAAACCGTTTTAAAGGTATAAGTTTAAATTGCAAAATCTTTTACGCTATTCCTGACAGTAAATCAGATATCTTCTATGCAGAATGGTTACAAGGCATTGATCAAAACAAAGAAACTTATACAAAAAAGTATAATTTTAACATTTTCTCCAATTTATTTGATGTTACAGCTTTTGTACCAAAATATATTGATTCAAGTTTACAAGAATTTAAGATAAAAAATCTTGCGGAAGTATTAAGCATCAATACTGTCACTCGCCAAACGCTAAATACCTATATGGAAAGCAATCTTCCTATATGGGGAACCTTGTCTGAAAATATATTTCTCTCACCTCCACTTAGTTCAACTGTATCTCTGAACTTAAAACGCTCGTACAGTATTTCAAATCTGATATGCAACACTTTGTCTAATCCTGATGACCGTGTTTATTCAGAGTATGCAAGAAACTTGTTATTTTCAGAGACAACGAATAATAGTTTCTTTACGCTTACTACAAAAGAACATAGAAGTCTTGCAACTTATATTAAACCGCACGATGTAGAGCAATATTCAGTGTCTCCGATATTTAATTGGGATAAAATAATATATTCACAAACTAAATATCAAGTTTCTACTTCACCAAATTTTTACTGTATAAATGCTAATCCAAATGAAGATCATATTAGTTGCGAATTGCCATTATACAATGATACACTTACTGAATGTTATGGAAAATTTTATCCTATTATAAATCAAATCGACATTCCGGTATGGTATATACCAGGAAAAGTCATTCATAATCTTACTCGTTATTGCGACAATGGTATTGGATCAACATTTTTTACAAATGTTAGAAATCTGGTTATTAAATATTTGTGCGATGGATCAAATATCATAGATCAATTATTTTATTTGGCTGTGAATCGAGAGGAGAGTGTGCTTACATCCTCTTTTGAAGATTACGTAATCGAACAAGCGCTGACCCATCCGTTGGTTCAAAGACCATGGAATGAGTTTTTTGCAAAAAAACTCCGCAATAAAAAACCCAGTCCTCCAAATATTGTAAAGATTAATACAATTGTCAGCATTAATGGAAACTCTGTAACATCAAATGATGAGATCTTGGATTTTATTGAATCTAAAAATTTAGCACAATATTTTGAATTATATCGTAAAAATATTCAAAAAAATTGCCAAGATTTAGATGATTTAATTGAGAAAAAAAATAACTTATTGCTTAAAGTAGCTAAATATCAAACAGATATTCTTAATAAAATTAATCAAAATAATGGAATTGATTTGTTTAAATCCTGCGACGAAACGCTGAAAGCTTCTTGGATGAAACAAATCAATTTGTTGCAGCAAAACAAACGTATTATAAGCATTAATTTTGATCTGGTTAATAAGCGTTTGGAAGTGGTTTTTAAACCGAAAAACATTGTAGATCCACGTACGGACATTGAATATGATATAGGTACAATTGCTGTATCTTGGCCTTTAGATATAAATTTTAATGGTTGTATTAATCCTATATTGAATGTACACAATCAACTTAAAGTTTACTCTAAAAATATTAATCTGGAGGAATTTGGAAGTCTTTGTAGTCAAATTACTTCTTTAGATAATACGGAAATTGTTAACTTAGTGGATCAGTTATTTGAACCTGTGCACATTAAAGAAGCAAAGAATGTATTGTCAAGGAATACACCAACAACGAATTTAACAATTTACGGAGAAAAAGCTGTACCTCATAGTTATCCGGAAGGGTCAGGAAGCGTATGTTTTGGAAACTACTCTTCAGCAATCAATAAAGCTGCAGAAGAAGTCAATCTCATGAATTTGGCAGGATTGACAATGTTAAATGCTGAATCTGCAAATTTAAAAGACACTTGGGGTAAAAGCTTACCCATGTTTCAAATCGCTGCGGGAAAATATTCAACCTTAGATCTTGCACAAAAAACATTTGAAAGGAAATTATTACGTAATAAAAAATACATTATTCCGGAATTAGGTAATCCTGATACCTATGTGCCGCATGGTCTTGATGCCATACAAGCTATGTTAGTAGCATGCACCAATAATACATGGCCTAAATTCTATACCATTTGGGAAATTAATAGTAATGCTTACATGATAATACAATTTTTAAGCAACCTGTATAAAAGGATAGAACCTTACAGGGCTAATGCACGTGAGCTTGTAAGAAAGTTGTTTAAGGAAATTTGTGCGCGTATATATAAACCATTTACAGATCAAGAGCTTGAAGATTTAAATGCAAAAACTAAATTTAAATTTCAAGACTCCTCTATATGGAGATATATAACACGTGAAAATACAGATATTGACGTAGATAAGTGTAAACTATTTACAACAGATTATTCTTTAGAAGAATATTTTAATAAGTATACATTTAACTATAGTAGCTATGAATATTTAAACAGTTTGAAAGATTATGTAGATCTTGATCCTGAGAAAATGGAGCAAGTATTTGAAGAAAGTATTGAATGTGTTGTAAGAAATTGTTTATTCTATAAAGGTGATTATGAAGTGAAAAGATTTATGCCAAGACAGATTTTAGAATTTGAAGATCTAATTTTTGGCAAAGATTTTTACTTAATTGAAACAAACGATAAACATTATAATTTCTTGCTAAGAATTTGTAATAACTATTCATATAAAAGTATTACTGTAGAAGTTTTAAAGTTATTTAAAAAATCTTAATTTTAAAAATTGACAAGTCTAAGCTATTTCTAAAGAAATATTTAAATTTTAAAAATAGCTTAAAAGTGAAAAAGATTGATATTTTAAAAAAAATTAAACAACAAACATCTAATGCTAATATACAAAAGCAAGGTGTAGTCGATAATTTACATACGCAAATCCGATTTAATCCATCTCAAATTAAATCCAAGACCGTAACTGTAGAAGAAATTAAAAATACCCCTTTGTTAAAGGCGTATTATCAAGATACACTTGGACTTGATACAGATGACCAAATCATAGACATTGATATCTTTAAAGTCAAAAATGGTCGAACAATCATTTACTTCGGAATCAATTCCGAATTTTTGGACAAAAAAGGTATTAATGTGTTGACAACCCCAATCGGGGATGCTGTATTGATCGACACTTAATAATCCCAGGTAGCTCAGCGGTAGAGCGGACGACTGTTAATCGTTTGGTCGATGGTTCAATCCCATCTCTGGGAGTAGATTTTTGTTCTTTTGCAATTTCTCGGACAATGGGCGTTTTAGGGATAGCGACCCTACCCCTGCCTATAGGGGAATGATAATAACTATCAGTGAAAACGCGAGTAGCTATCGTAGGAGGGACGTATGAATGTTCCCTTGAAATATGAAACTGATGCCCGATACCGGCGAGTCATGGCTTATCGATAGCGCCTTGGCTTCGTTTTGCGGTTGAGAATAGGCGTCCGAGCCCTTTTTTAGATCGACATAATTGTTTCCAAAAGTTGAGAGTTCTGATTCCCATAGCGCATAGAGTGTCTATGCGCTATTTTATTGTCCAAAAACAAGTTAAGATTCAAGGTTTAAAAGTCCTTTTCATTAAGGACTCCTTGAATCGCCTTGTTTTTACTTTAATATTTATTCTTATTTTTTTTAGATATAACATTTAAACCCTTAGAAATTATGTATAAAAGCTCACCATTTATCTTGAACCTTCAAGCCACATTAATTGATCCCTCTTTTTCCAAAGAAGCAAATATTGGAGAGTGTATCCGAATAATTGTAAACAAATGTAAAGAAAATGAAGAAATTGCTGAAGCTTGGGACTTTCTCCAAGATTATGCTAAAGCATTTAAAAAAGATAACCCTAACGCAAGTATTATGCTGGGAGATATATTTGAAATCTAAAAATAATCTACCACAATGTCGGCAAGTTTAGAAGATATCAGACAATATTTTATTAAACGTCAACGTGAGCGCAATAAATTTTACAAATTATTGCCTAAGTTTGATCAAATAGAAGTTTGGCAAAAACTTGCCGATAATTGCAAAAAACTGGATGTAACGGAAAAGTTTTATATAGATTTTGTTTTTGATGAACTTGCTAATGCAAGACAAACGATTTTTCCAAAAACACTTTTAAATTCAAAAATCATTGGAAAAATTAAAATTTATCAAGAAACCATCGGAAAACAAATACAACTAACCGCAAAAGAATATGTTGATCAAGAATTTCAAAAAGCTTTTTCGGCTATTAAAAATTTTCTGCAAACGCATCCAGGATCATCACATTTAACGGTCTTACGCATGGCGGGATTTCAAATTCCTGCATGGCTAAGACTATCTTTAGCTCCTACAGACCCTAAAGTATACACGCATTATATAGCGGAAGCGAGAAAAGAGCTTGCAAATATCAAAGGTCTAAAGGAAGCTATCGAAGCTACAAAGGGATTATTAAACACCTCATGGATTTAAACTCCCCAAAACCACAGCCAACTGAAACAAATGATGCAATTGCCGTTACAGAAAATCCGGCAATTAAAAGTTTGGTGCGTAGTAATACCAGAATGTTTGAGCAGTATTTAATGGCTGCAATGATTTTAAGTTATGATTTTTGGAGAGTTTACTGTAAGGACAGAATTAACGCTAGAATAAGCTCCCACAGATCATACGAAGATTTTAGTAAAAGCGTATATAACAATATTTATGACGGAATTTGCACGTTTTATAACACTTTATCCGACAAAAACGACCCAAATAGTTCTTCAATTACCCAAGTCGATGTAAGCTTTGTTAATAGTCTTTTAAAAGACCAGATGTATCTGGGACAAATAAGTATTGAAGACACGAAATTTGCCGAAGAAAGTTTAAATGAAATTGTCCAGTTAATTAACAATTCTGCCGGAAACAATGATGTTATTTTTAATTTTGCCAAATCCGGTTTTGCATTTTGGCTGGAATTAAGACGAGTATCCCAGATAACTGAAAAGTCGTTTAATACAAAAATAACGGCTGATGAATTAATTAATAAACTTAAATCAGCTACAGATGGATTAGATGTAGATGATTCTACGTTTATGTCGTTTAATGACGCCGTGGACTTTGAAGACGTAGATAATGGCGGTTATCGTATGCCCGTGGCTACATTGCCTATTTTTACAAGAGTATTAGCCGGAGGATTAAAGAAAGGCGAAACTGGCATTGTTGCGTCACTGCCTTCGGGAGGAAAAACAGTTTTTGCATGTCAGCTTGCCGTTGGGTTGGCCTTAAATGCTTTTAAGGTATTATTTATTTCAACTGAGCAACATGCTGTTAATCTCGTGCCGAGATGTGTTAGTCTTAGCACAAATATACCTTTTAGTTTAATAAATGATGGCATTAAACATGCTGTTAAAAATAGCAAATTAAATGACCAACAAATAACCGAAATAAAGGAGTTTACACAGTTAGTGCAACCTTATCTTTATTTTGAAAATTGGGGATTAAAGGGTAATAAGATAACAAGCAGTTTAGAACATGCCATTGAAAAATTTATAGAAGTTAATGGCAGTTTGGATGTTGTTATTATTGACTGGATAGGCGGTGGCATTGAAAAACCTCCGGAAGATCGCGCCAAAAAGCACGAGTATTATGACTATACCATGAAATACATTTGCAAGGTTATGAAACAAAAACATCTTGCAGGAGTGGTTATGGCACAGGTTAATCCTAAACAAGCGGAAAATGTCGCAATGATTACCATTAACGAACTGGCCGATTGTAAAACACTAGACCAAGATGCTTCTTGGGCATTGGGTATCTCGCGTTTAGAGAATCCTAAAACTCGTGTATCAAATCAAATCCAAGCTTCGTATAAAACGCAACAAACGTTTAACTTTTGGAAAAACCGATTGTCTCCGCCGTATCATTATCCCGTGCTTCGTGATTTTGCTTATCAAAGATTTGCGGAAAAAGAACAAGCAAGTCCTATGACAAATGTGGCGACCAAGGTTGAACTTGGCAGTATGGATACATTAAACATTAAGCCAATTTAAGTATACAATATTTTAAGGATTATTAACCGCTCACCATATAAACTGGTGAGCGGTTTTAACTTAAAAATCTCAGAATACAAAGGCTTTCCTTATTTCATCCATCAAGTTATTATGGTTTTCCCTAATGGTATTTGCGCATACCTGAAGATAAGCGGGATACCACTTAATGTTGGATGTGCCCTTTGATACAACATTTTTCATCCAAGAAGTAAAGTATCCTATAAAAGATACGTGGTCAATTGCATTCTTGAAATCCTTAAAGCAATCGGCATATAAGCTGCCTTTTCCGGTGCCGAAGGTTTTATGTACAGCCAAAGCTACAGCTTCAAAGATTTGTTGAATATAGGGCGTTTTGTCACAATGACCTTCAGCCATTTCAGTAAACAATATTTGCAGAATATTTGACAAATGGTCATAAATCGCAGCTTTATCTTTGCAACGGAAACCTAAGAAACGGGTATTTATAGGTCCTTGATAAAGCGGATGACCTTGATAATCCGGCAGATCATTCTCTACAGGCATATTGTTAATATACTCCACAACCTTTGGAGGCAGCTGATCTAAATTTCGCAGAAGACGCAGTGACTGCATGCTGTGAATTAAGCGCTTGGGGAACAACGCCCTGCTTTCATGACCGAATAAGTCGCAAATCCTAAGTTTCTCTTCCATAGGAATGCTGTTATATTTTTCATGTCTGCAAAGATAAGAGCACATGCTCCTATGCCACCAGTTAGGCATAACATCCGCCTTTACATTCGGATTTTTATTTAACTGATCCGCGTGTAAAATCTTTTGATAATCATTTATAAATTCATCCAACAAAGACTTAGGTTCAGGAATAGATCCAGGGAACAAAGCGTCCTCTGCCATAATAACTTCAAGCGTAGGACGGAAACGCTGTACTTTGCCTATGCTGCGAACATTTTTCCGAAGTTCTTTAAGTTCTTCAATGGCCTCATTTAAATCTATTTCATATTCGCTTTTATTTATTCCAGTCCAAGCATTTCCTGGCTGAATAGGAAATACCTTTTCAGGTTCTTGATTTAACCTTGCGGCCTTTTCTGCAATTGCCTTCTGCCTTTGTTCGAAAATGGTTATGCTGTAATCTATTGCTTCCTGAATGTCTTTAATATGGTTGCTGCGACGTTCCAGAGATTTAAAAAACCTAAACGGAGCCAAATAAACCGCATGCAAAGATTCGCTTAAAAATCTATAACTCATCACTGAAGAGAATTGTTTTTCAGGACGAATATATTTTCCAAGATAACGCTTGCTTATGGACTTAAGATCCTTTTGAAATCTTTCCCATTTGCGGCATTTATCCGCTTGAATTGTATCCTCTAAAGATTCTGTGCCCTGGGGCTTGGCTGGAGGAGACCATTTGAGGGCTTTTCTGTCCACCTCCATATAGTCTATTATGGTTTTATTGGAATCATTTCCTGTATGTGCGCTGCAAGCAACTCTAAGTTCATTCAACATCTTCCAATAGCTTTTTTTGCAGAATCTGCCACCCATAGAATTGATAAGATTCTTAAGATAAAGAATATTGGGAAGATGATGCTGTATATCACCTTCTCGCTTACGTTCTAAATCAAGATAAAGCGAATGATAAAACTTGGTTCCGTGAAGCTTATTGGATATGAACTTGAAATTCATCATTACCGCCATATTCGGATTTGACGGGCAATAATCCAAAGACATGTCTAAGAGATGAAGCGCATGTGTATCTGCCAAGGAGCAATGATTGTAATTGGCATATTGTATGCGCTTTAATTGAGGATTATAACCTGCAAAAAACTTAACAGACTTAAGCCCCCTTTCTGGAACATTGCAACGACGATCAGATAAAGTCCAGCCGTAACCGTTGGTGGCTTTAGGGTTTTTTTCAGCCCATTCCTTCTCAAGCTGTGCTCTTTTCTGAGCACGTTCCTTTGCCTGTTGCTCCTTTTTTAAGGCTGCTTCTTTTTCCAGCTTTTCCTTTTTTAAAGCCTCTTCCTTGGCCTTTCTTCTCTCTGCAAGCATCTGTTGATAGATTGCTCTGCCTTTTGCAATAGCTTGTCTTCTACGCTCTCTGTCTTCTTCGGAGATATTTAAAGGCTTAGTGACTTTGTAACCCTTGGGGCGTCGAAAACGATATTTGTCCAACTTGGCTTTAGCTAATTCTAAAACTTTTTCTGAAACCGTATATTTCCTCTTGCCAGTTTTCGTGGCTCTATCTGCAGCCACTAAATTCATGCAACATTGTACTAAAGTTTTTTGATTTGCTTTAAGCTTATCTTGATCCAAACGTCCAGTTCCACCCCCGCGAGCTCTGTGCACCTTCTCGTTCAGGATGCTCTTAGACATATCGCAGTATTCTTCTGTATTACCAATAGTTGTTGCCATAATCGTTGTTTTAAATTTTTCGTTATCTTTTCAAATTTTTATTATCCAATCAAGAAAAATTTTCTTAAAACCTGTAAAATTTTTAATAAGTATATAAAAATTAATGAGTTAAAGTTAAAATTTTTCTGATTCATGGTTGTTTATGTTGAATTTTAGGATTAGTGTGCCTTATTGGAAGAACCTATTACTATTTCTGAATAGCTAATCGGCCAACTTTTTGGTTAACATGGCGAGAGCGTAGCCCTCGCCTACACTCTGCATGTTAAATGTTAAAGATGCTTTAATGTTACAAATTAAAAGTCAAACATTAAAGATAAAAAAGTTGGCCTTTACGAACCTCTCATGTTCATGCCATCGGTCAACGCCCGATGTCACTTTTTCCGTTACTAAGATCTTGCGCCCCTACGGGGCGCTGGCGGAACCCCTGTAACTCCGCAATTTTTACGAAAATTGGCGCGAAAAACTGTTTAAATTCTCCAAAATTACATAGGAAAAAATGTGTCATTGCTAAAAATTGCAGTGCATTTGCCCGCTGTAAATAGACTAAAAAATAGCCAAATGATCAAAACGGAAATCTGGAACAATAGCTATATGCAGGAAAAAATGGGCTTAGAATCTTTTTTAAATTTAAAGGTATATAAATATATAGCCTAAAAGCTAAAAATCATTTTTAAGGGCGTTTATTCGCGTTTTTTAATTTTATCGCTGGGTCAGAACTAAATCCCTAAAAGCTGTATTAAGGGAGATTGCGTTATATCAAAAGTCGCCATGATAGCTATTATAAAAACGCTAAGTCTATTATACTGTGAAAATAAGCCCTAATTTCCCTTCCCCTGCACCCCTACCTTTGAATGAATATATTTTTATCTTCGAATTAACATTCTCGATAAAAAGCTTTTTATATTCTATCTGCATAAATGCATCTAGCATATAAAAAGAAAAATTATTAACATAATTTTTTCTACCTATTACTATTTCTGAATAGCAAAATAGTATTACCTTCGGAACTGCGTTCCTGCGGTAATACTATTTATTTTCTTTTTTAAAGGTGTTAAAATTTAAAGAGAAGAATCTTAAAAGAATTAGAGAAAAAATAACCAAAATTTAAAATGACAATAAAACACCATACAATAATCCTAAATTAAAAAGCGATTATTGCATATCCATTAAGTAAAATTTTTTAAATAAAAAAAAAACAAACCATGTGTAAGTGTCAATAGAAATTTCTTGATTAGTAAATCAATCCCATGCTTCAATCTATATCCCACAATGAGCACAGCTAAAACCTACATACTTGATGACAGATTATTAAAAATAGATCTGTCCGCTTTGGAAAAAACATGCACAGCATTGAATTTTAAGTTAAGTCAACAAATACAAAGATTAGTTACGCGATTGCTTACAGTACATTTTACAGGCAAGTTGCATGTCATAGATCATAACCATTTGGAATTATCATTGCCTGATCCAGAATTATTGCAGGATGATGGTCCTAAAGAGTTAATGTCCAAGCATCTTTATGTAAACTTATCAAAATTTGCAGCAGAGGGTCATAATTGCGCTGCACGCTGTGTTAAAACCAATCGGTTTTATAATATAAAGGATTTGTTGGAAATGCGTCCCATAGGATTAAGACATAAAGACAAGTCTTATAAATGGTATATAACTTGGGATCCGGATAAATTTTTAAAGAATTATAAAAATAAAGATTTATTGACCTCTTCTTTAGTATTTAATTCCGAAGATGCTTTAGAGAATAAATGGATTTCTCCCGGCACATGCATTCCACTAAATAAATTGCCTGTATCCCATCCTGCAGTCTCTTATTTAAATGACAGGGGTTATACAGATATGGATGCTCTTGTCCGCCAGTTTAACGCTTCGTTTTGCACTGAGGAAAACCCGCAACTTAAACATCTAAAATTCGGTAAGGATACTGAAGGCTATATAATTGACCCTTTTAAATTCTTTACCCCTCAAGGGTGTATTATTTTTACCGCTTTTCAATTAGGCCAGCCTAAATTATGGCAAGCAAGAATTTTAGATAAAAAATTAGGCAATGATAAATTGCATTATATGCATTTTGTCAATGACCCATTTAAAAGAATAAGCGGGTATTATAAAGTAGCCGAAAAAGACGCTACAGGTAAATACATACCTTTACAGGGTGTGTCTGATTCCATTATAAAAAGAAAATATTATTTATCTCCAGGTTCTAAGGCCGGTAATGTTTTGATGGGTTATGATGCCGCGAGAGAATTTAATTTATCCCGTCCGTCAGGGAAGAAAGTTATAGGGCTTTGTGAAGGCGTTTTAGATGCTGCCAGAATGGGGCCGCCGTTTTGCGCTTATTTGGGAGGCGCTTTGTCCGTAGGACAGCTAAAATTAATTAGCAATGGCATGTTTGATAAAATAATTCTTGCCGTAGACCATGATAAAGTCGGAAGCACTACGGCAGCTAAGTTGAGGCGTAGCATTTCTATGCTGGGAGGAATTGATATAGATGAATTAGACTATCCTTTGAAGTTTAAAGATTTAGGAGAAATAACCGACAATAACCTGATTTTAGACTTAAAAAAACAATACGATTTATCTTGAAAGTTAATTAAATATAAAGAATCTAAACCAACACTATGGAAGAACAAGTAAAAACAAAAACCACGGATAATCCGGATCCGTTTACGAATGAGTTTTCCCGACAGATTTGGGAAGTAACCTATAAAACGCAAAATGAAAAGAGTATTACAGATACGTGGAAACGTGTGGCAAATGCTGTAGCCAATGTAGAAAAGGATGAAGAATCCAAAAGATTTTATGCTGAGGCTTTTTATGAGATTTTAAAAGATTTTAAGTTTATACCCGGAGGTCGTATATTGGCCAATGCAGGGGGTAGTTGTAAGAATGTCTCTCTCGTCAACTGTTATCTCTCACCTGCTCCCAAATACGACATGGATTCCGTTGAAGGAATTATGGAGGTATTAAAGAACCAGGTTTTAACTTTAAAATCTGAAGGAGGCTGGGGTTTAAATTGTAGTTTTATTCGTCCCAGAGGTTCTTATATAGAAGGCATAGGTGCCAGAACCCCCGGTGCTGTAAAGTATTTGGAGCTGTTTGATAAAAGTTCCGAAATTATTACGGAAGGTCCAGGAGAGTATTACATAGAGAATAAAGAAAAAACGCCTAAGAATGAAAAGAAGAAAATTCGCAAGGGTGCAATGATGCTTTGTTTAAGCTGCTGGCATCCTGATATATACGAATTTATTACTGCCAAACAAAAGCCGTTTCATCTAACTAAAATGAATATGTCCGTAAATGTTACCAATGCTTTTATGGATATTTTAAATAGAGTTAACGAGCTTGTTAAAAACAATGCTTCGCAGGAAGAAATCGATGCTGTTGATTTTTGGCAATTGAGATTTCCTGATACGGCTTTTGAAAAGTATAAATCCGAATGGGATGGAGACTTGGATAAATGGGAGAAAAAAGGTTATCCTGTAAAAGTTTATCGTACAGTAAGGGCTACTGATCTATGGGAAGCCTTAATGCAGTCTACCAGCAATCGTTCGGAGCCTGGAGTTTTATTTCTCGATAGGGCAAATGAGACACATTGCGCAAATTATATCCCTGAGTTGCAATTAGTTGGGACAAATCCTTGTCTTACTGGAGATACCAAAGTTGCTGTTGCTGACGGGCGTACAAATGTGACTATTAAAGAGTTGGCCGAAGCTGGCAGAGATGTTCCGGTGTTAGCTTGTGATAATGCTGGCAATATTGTTACAAAGTTAATGCGTAATCCTCGTATTACAGGCTATAATAAAGATATTTATCGAGTGACTTTAGATGATGGTAATCATATTGATTGCACGTCTAATCATAAGTTTAGATTGTCTGATGGAACATATAAAGAGGTAAAAGATTTATCAACAGGTGTAGCTTTGCACACAAATACGTTAAGTGTAGAAGAGTATAAACGTTATTTAGTGCAGGAAGTTTTAAATACGGAAATTACCCCTAATCTTCAGCTTGATTCCGTACAACAACTGTGTGAAGAAGCAAAGTCTCAGGGTTATGAGGTAAAAATAGATAATAACATAGTTTTGGTTAAGAGGGTTTGTGAGGAATGTGGAAAAGAACATTTTGTTCCATTTACTCATCGCGAAATTGCGTTTTGTTCTCTGGAATGTTTAAATACCCATTTGAATAAAGAAAAAATCGCTGCCAAAACCACAAATACTGATTTAGATGTAATATCTGCTGAGGATTGGCCTGTAAGGTTTGTTTCGTCTATTGAATATATAGGCAAACAAGATGTCTATACCGGTACAGTTGATGATGTGCATAATTATTGCGTTGGGATGTTTGAAACTGTGAATGAACATGGACATCCAAAATTTTATATACTTAATAATCAGCAGTGCGGAGAGCAGGTTTTATACAGCGGAGGATGCTGCAACTTAGGATCCATCAATCTTACGGCATTTATAGAGTACGATGAAACTAAACATGCCGCCGTTTTTAACTTTCAGAAGTTCTCTGATATTGTTCCTTATTGCGTAAGATTCTTGGATAATGTCATAGACATTGCCAATCTGCCTTTGGAAGAATATAAATATATGGCTGAAAGTTATCGAAGAATCGGGCTTGGTATTACAGGCATAGGCTCTGCTTTAATGATGTTGGGTCTAAAATACGATTCTAAGGAAGCTAAAGACTTTTTAACTAAAGTTTTTGATGTTTATAATTTCTTAGGGATAAGGGCAAGTATCGCTTTAGCTAAATGTAAAGGTGCGTTTAAAGGATGCAATCCTGCAAAACATGCTGATAATATAAAATATACGTTTAGACATTTACCGAAGTATATATTGGATGCTTTGCAAAAAGAATTGTTAGAAACTAACGGCATCCGCAATTCAGCCTTGTTCTCAGTCCAACCGACAGGCAATACAGGGTGTCTAGCCAATAATATTTCAGGCGGTGTGGAACCTGTGTTTCAGTTAGAATACTACAGAATTGTTGGAGTGCCGATTGTTCCTGAAAGCATAAAAGATAAATGTCCTAGGTTCTGGGAGGGGGATTTTACTCCGAACAATTATTTCAAAGAAGTTAAATACGCAGATTTTACTTACTTGTCTTACGTAACTGAAGCTGGCCAAGAATATCAGATACATAAAGATAGAGGTCTGTGTGAAAAAGTAAAAATTCGAGATTATGCTTACCAATGGATCTTGGATCATAATTTAGAATATCCACAGGAAGTTTTTACAACAGCTATGCAACTACCTGTTGAATCTCATTTGGAAATTCTGAAATTAGTATCTGCACATTTGGATTCCGCTGTAAGTAAAACGATAAATGTTGGCAAGGATTACCCTTATGAACAGTTTAAGAATGTTTATTTAGATGCATATAATAGCGGAGTAATAAAAGGAGTTACGACTTATCGTGAGGGTTCTATGAGTGCAGTATTGCAAACTACGGATTCGAAAGATGACGTAAATCCTACATCTACATCGATTATTCATCCTACTATTACTGCTGAGAAACGTCCTGATATATTGCCGTGTAGAGTATTTTTTAGAACGGTAAAAGGAATATCTTATTACTTTATTGTAAGTTTCTTGGAAAATAGTCCGTTTGAGATGTTTATTGACATAAATGAAGATAACATTTTTGACGAGGATGGAGAATGGGTTGAGCGCCGTCGCATTATACCCAAGACTGTAAAGGAAGGAACTTTAAAGAAGTTGGGTAAGGCTACGTTCGAGTTTGTATCTAAAGATGAGAAATTTATATTTAAAATTGTAAAAGCCAATGAGTCTTCAGATAAAGCCACATTAACAGCCCTTGCTCGTTTGGTGGCTTTGAATTTGCAGTCCGGTGTATCAGTGAAAGAGATAATACATCAGCTATCTAAAACCGAAGGGGATTTTACTTCAATTGTGAAAGCAATTAACAAAGTATTGTCTCAGTGTGCTGGTAAAGTTGATCTTGGAGAAACATGCCCTGTTTGCGGAGGTAAAGTGTTACGTGAAGAGGGATGTAAAAAATGCTATGCATGTGGATGGTCTGCATGCGGCTAATTTAAACTTAACAAACGACGGGCAAGACTTCCTGCCCGTCGTTTTTAAAAACCATGAGAGAAAGCGAAATTAATTTACCCCCCGTGAATATGGATTTGCCATGTCCTAAATTGGCAGATTTTTGCGGAGATTTATCGTATAAACGTTGTAAGGATGACTTAACTCCCGAAAACGATAATGTAGTATTTTTAAATGGTGTAGGCAGGTTAAATGCGGATATAATGTTTTTAACTGCGGCGCCATTAAAAGAGGATGTGGATGCGAGATATTCTACACCTATGCATTTAAAATCGGGTGCCGGTGAAATGTTTCGCGCAATATGTTTGCAAAATGGCATTGATATTGATGACTGTTATTTTACGTCATTAATAAAGTACGGAATAAAACAAAAGAATTTAAAAGGTTGTAAAAAGGATATAGATTATTGTTTGCCTTTGCTTCTGGAAGAATTTCAGTATTGTCACCCAAAAATTATAGTTTGCGTCGGTACGGAAGCGTGTGACTTTATTTTAAATTATAAAATAAGCGTATCAAAATTGGAAGAGGCGTGGTTTTTTAGTCAAGAACACAACGCTCATGTGTTTGTAATTAGCAGTATTTATAATGCCTATTATAAGCCTGAATTGTACGATAAATTAGATAAAGAGATAGGCATGTTGGCTGACTTTTATGATCATTTTCTACAAGGCAAGCCAATCGAGCAGATAAAGTGTGACTATCAATGTATTTCAACTTATTCACAGTTATCCAATTTGTTAAATCAGCTTAAGTCTGAAGGTTATAAATTATTTGGAGTTGACTGCGAGTGGGGTAAACAATGTTTTGTAGACGGATATCTTAGATCAATACAATTTGCATGGGCTCCAGGCAAGGCAGCTTATATAAACTTTAATAATGAACAAGCCGAATGGGTCTTTGATGCATCAAAAGAATCGGTATGTAAATTATTGCAAGATTTTTTTAATGACCCTGAAGTGCATTTTGTAGGGCATAACGGAGCGGCTGATGCTCAATGGATGTCAACACATTTGGGACTAAATGTGTATGACGGCAAGTTTATTTTTGACACCATGTTTGGTATTCAGACAGCTGATGAATATGCTGATCAAAAGTTGGAAAAATTAGCTGCCAAATACACAGATAAAGGCAGATATGATATTGATCTGATCTTATGGAAGAAAAATAATAAAGGCGTATCCTTTGATGAAGATGAAGGATATGGACAAGTTCCTTTGGAAATTCTTTACCCATATGGTTGTTCGGATGCCGATGTAACTTTAAGATTGTATCCGATTATTAAAGACATGTTAATTAAAGACGGCACTTATGATTATTTCATGAATATTAAGTTGCCGTTTGTTATTGATGGATTTACCTCCATGTCTATTGCGGGTGTGCCTTTTTGCACTGAGGATGCCAATAAAGCGCGAATAGCTTATCTGGCCGCAGGCGTAGTCATGCAAAAGTTGTTTATGCAAATGCTTAAAAAAGAGGCATATGATTTGTTTTATACGGAAGTGTCAAAAATTCCGCAGGAAACGCCTGTAGCGAATATTGCAGAAATTCAAAAGTTTTTTGATGATGAAAGATCTTTTGAAGATATTTTTAATCTGTTAAAAAAACTTTATGGGCGCAAAGCATTGCCTTTATTGCCGTTTGCTGAACATTATTACTATGTGGATGCCTTTAATCCCAATTCTGCAGAGCATAAAAAGAAATGGTTGTTTGACGTAAAGAAATACACGCCTATTAAAACAACTAAGCCGGAAGAGGGTAATGCAATACCCTGGGAAAGAGTATTAAAAATGTCCCCCGCTAAGCAGAAAAATTATAAGCCTGCTGTGGATAAAGATACTCTTAAAATATTTGCGGATAAAGGAGATGATTTATGTCTGCATTTATTGCAAATGAATGCAATTAATCAGATAACCAAGAATTTTCTAAAAGGTGAAGAAGGCGGGCTGCAAAAGTTTTTAACTTCAGATGGAAGGCTGCATTCCAACTTCGTTATGACCGAAAGCTCACGGCCACGATCGTTTAAGCCTAACATCTTAAACATACCAAGATATGTTACAGATTACATAGACAAGGGTTTCACGAAAGTATTAAAGTATTTTAATATTACAGATAAATCTGATTTGTCGGAGTTTAATGAAGATAATTTTAATGAAATCGTAAATTCTTTACGTGAAACTTACGGCATTACCGAAAATATAACGATAAAAGATATGGTGCCTGCACCGTTGCGCTGGTGCTTTAAAGCGCCTGAAGGGTATTGTTTTGTCGATGCAGACTATGCCACAGCTGAAGTATGGTCGATTGCATATTTGGCAAATGATAAAAAGTTAATTTCCACTTTGAATGATCCGGATCCGCAATTTGCATTTAAAAAGATGCCTGATGGTTCGGAAAAACAAGTGCGTATAGCATATTGTGATGACATTGTTGAATTTACTGAAGATGCAAAAGATCCTGCACTACTTGTAGATCCTAATGATCCGGATTTGGTGAGAAATAATGACGGGTCTCTAAAGCATCCGAAACAAGATGTTCACTGGGTTGCAGTGGAAAATAAATTTATGCTTAACACACCCCGAGAAAAGTTAAACAAGAAGAAGACGAGAGATGCTGCGGGAAAGGTAGCTAATTTTTGTTCTGGCAAAGAAAATTACGTTTATACTTTAGAGGGTTATAAAAAAGCAAAGTTAATAAAACAAGGAGATATTTTAAAATCAATATCCGGTTTTACAAAAACTTTATCTGTTACTGCTTTAAATGAGAGAGACTGCATTAAGATCAGATTAAGTTCCGGATTAGTGGCTACTTATCATAAATATCATAAGCTTAGATGCTTTAATGGTACGGAAATGGTCTGGGTAAGAGTTAAAGATATCGATCCAAAAAGGCATAAAGTAGTTACCTTCAATCCGAGTTTTACTGAAGTTATAGGCACTTTTAATGTTCCAAAAGATTCTTATACGGATTTTTATACAGAATTGAAATGTCGTGAAGGTGATAATACCTATCGCTTGCCTGAGTGGATATTCTCTTTAAGTCGTGCTGAGATTTGGAGTATATTGCAACGCTTTTTAGAATTAAACCCCCGAGTCACCGATGCGGTGTGTTATCATTTTCCGTTAAAATTTTGGAAAAATAATTTAGAATTTATTTCCGATATTGCTTTATTGTTGAATTTTATAGGTTTTCAAACCAAGCTTTCGTTGGAACAAGGCGAGGATGTTTTAGTGGCTTCGGCTGCTATCGAACCTAATGGGCCTTTGCAAAATATTTATTTTAGTGAAGTTGTTTCTTTGGAACATGTGAAAGAAGATATTGTGGCAATTGAATGTGAATCCCATGAATATATAGACACTTCAATGAATAGCCATAATTCGATTCCTTATGGTGCAAGTCCTTCTTTGCTGGAACGTAACATTGAAATAGCTTCAGGTGAAAAACCTGAACCTGGTACGGGACAAAAACTTATTGACGCCTATATGAACACCAAACCGCAAGTTGCAGAATTTTTGGAATGGTGTAAGTCTCTGCCTGACGGACAAGGGTATTACCAATCGCCTTCGGGATTTAAAAGACATTTTAAAATACCGCCTTTGGATGCTCAAATGTCGGATGATCTTAGAGAAAGTATCATAAGTAAACTTCGTCGAGAAGCTTGCAATATAGGATTGCAATCTTTGGTTGCTGACTCTTTAGCAAGGGCCATACCTCCACTAAATGCCAGTTTTAGAAAGATGAATATGAAGAGCAGAGTAGTAATTCCTTTGTATGACGCTATTTATATTTTATCTCCTTACAACGAAGTCGATTTGGCTGTAAGTATGTTGAAGTTTTTTATGTCTGAGAATAATTATTGGGACCTAAAAGGCGGTCGCTTGCGTTACAGTATTGATGTCGAAGTTACAAAACGGTGGGGTACAGAACTTTCTGAAGAAGAACACAAAGAACTAACTGAAGGATTAAAAAACGCTTGCCAGACGTTCAAGCTTGCGTAGCGTTGGCAGGTATACAAACACAAGAATATACACATAAAATATGGCTTATTTGAATCTATCACAATCATCTATGAATAATACAAAACAAAATTCAGTTTTATCTTCGTTTTTTCGGAATAATATTCCGTGGGTTAGGCTAGCTCCTCCTCGTGAAAACGAACCGAATATGGTTGTCCGAATACTTCCGGGCATGGATTTTTCATTTCAGAATAACACAGAAGCTCTACTAAGTTCTACAGAACCTTTTAAAACAGCATCCGGACAATATACATCTTGGGCGCAGTTTGTAAAAGGTTATATGTTTTTTGGCAGTTTTAAGATGCATTTGTTATCGCCTGATACTTTGGATATGACTTCACATACGTATCCAAGAAGAGGCGCAGATGCATTTTGCGATTTAAGGAGTTTTATCTTCTTTAACACAGGAAAATATGCGACAACAAATCCTCTTACAGGACAGCCTACAATTACACCTGAAGAGGAAGAACTGATTAAGTATAGACCATATTCGCCTAATAATACTGCTGCAAATTTTGAATCGGTTAAGCTACCGAGCAAACCTCGTACATTTGTTTTGTCGAATGTTTTGCATCGCAATCCTCAAACTGAACAAATGGAGCAGAAGATAGGCGTATATAGTGAGCAAATGTTCCAGACGCTTGTGCAAATTGTAAAACAGCAAATTGCTGCCAATTCCGGTTTGTCTTCAGTGTCGGCAAATTATCCTGAACTGTTGTTCGGAGACGTAACTGATCAGGAAACGGGATGTTTGCTTGAAGTGAGGTATTGTCATAATACTTTAACAAACAATAGAATACTCACTCTTACTCCTTCGAAAGATCCAAATAATGAAACACGTTTGGGCTATTCACAATATCCCGTTTCGGATGATATTTTGAAGAAAAGGTATATATTGTGTGATCCTGAAAATGTTTTAGAGATCTGGACTTATCAACAGCAGCTCGATTTGCTGTGTAAGGATCCTATGTTCCCGATCGACTTGTTGAAAAAGGCTAAGGATAATGGAGTCTTTAAAGACGCAGAATTGCATTTGGAATTGCGCGAAGAAGGTTTGGAAATGCTGGCAAGGCGTGAATCGTTTAAGCGAAATGCTGCTGAAGGCATTTATACGCCGCAACCTGGCGTTGCCAAAGCTGCTATAGGAAATCGCCCAATTCCAACAATACAAAAACCTGTGATTCCGATTCCAGCAACAGATAAAGCTGCAGCAAATCTTCCTCCAGTGAATGTTGAAGCTTTGCATACAGCTTCTATATCTGCCAAACCCGTAACGGAACTAGATTTAATTGTAGAAGATTATCATGAGGATGCACAAAATAGTGCACCGGTTGTTGAAGAGGTTAAACCTGCGGAAACTGTCAAACGCTCAGTTCAGGGGGAGCCTTATACTCCAACATCAAATACAGATATTCCGGAGGATAATGCGACATTAAGTCGTGCTAAAGCTTCACTATCTGCAGAAGATTATGAAAAGTTTCGTACATTGCATATGGCAATGATAACGAATCCTCAAAAAATGACTCCTCAAACAATGATGGAGTATTTTCAACTTAACGCTAAAATACATTAATTTTAAATGCCTAGAATTAAAAAAGATCAATCAACAGCGGAGGTTAAACCCTCCGCTGTTGTAAGAGATGTTTTAGACGACTCTGGTATTTCTTTAAGGGCCATGGGCACAACCAAGAAAGCCAGTTTAGCCGGTTTAAGTTTGAGCCAGTTTTTAGAAGAAGAAGCTGTGCCTGCTTTGCCGTTTGAATCGCCTTTGTTACAATATACGTTTGCAAGTACAGGTATCAATACGGGTACTGCATTGGAAATTATTGGAGAAGATGGTATTGGTAAAACCACTATGGCTTTGTCTTTAGTTGGTATGGGATTGAGAAATCATCCGTATGCAGTTGCTTTATATTTAAATTCAGAGGGTAAAAATAAATTATTTAGCGAAGATCGCATTGCTTCTTGTTTAAGTCTTAATAAGCAGGAAGCAAAAGATATGATTGCTAATCGCGTGCGTTGGAGTGAAGTTGCGACGTTAAATCATGCATTGGAATCCATTCTGAATTTTGGGCGTGTAGTACGAGAAAATCTAGATAAACGAGGAATTAGCAGAAACGATTCCCCAATTTTTGTGGTTTTGGATACCTTGTCTAAATTGATGCCGAAAAACGAAGCGGCGTTGCTTGGTTTAGGGGACAAATCCAGTAATCCTGCAATTAATTCTTTGGAAGATACCTCAAATCTTGAATTTGCCAGAACATTGCAGCGTTGGTCAAGGGCTATGGCTTATAGCCTTGAGGAGTATGGTATTTGTTTAATTTTGGTGTCCCATCAAAATACTAAAATTGAGATGAATACTTTTGCTGCAAGATTTTTATCTCAGGCTGCCTTGAAAGAAGATAACCGAACAAAAATCGGAGGAAATGCTTTAAATCAAAGTGTAACTTTGCAGTTTACCTTAACTAAGGGAAAAATTTTAACGAGGGAAACTTCGACAAGTAAAACTCCCATAGGTCAAATTGTGAAGTTAAAGGTGGTAAAAAATTCCCTCTCGATTCCGCATCGCGATTGTCTGTATGTATTAAATATAGATCATAGTTTTGATACGGAGGAAGAATGGGATCAGCCGTTAAAGTTTGATTACGGCTTGCCGGAAATGTTTATTAAAGAACGCTTGTATGGACTAAAAGTAGCTTCAGTTCAAAAAGATACATTTACGTCTAAAGCTTTGAATATAGATAATGCTCCTCGGCAGGATGTAATATCAGTACTTAAACCTTTAATATCTGATGTTTTAGATGAGTTAAATATACGCGGGCATGATCGTATACAAGACATACAAGATGTGGATATCGAGGGAGATCAGGTGTTGGAGGGTGATGAATCTGAAGTAAATACTCCTGAGGGTTCTCAAGAAACTGAAGAAACATTTGATGATATTTCAGATGCAATAGGACCTTCTTTTGATGAAGAACCTGCGGAAGAGATTACATTAAATGCGGAAGTTACTCCGAAAAAACGAGGTCGAAAACCTAAAGTAAAAAAAGATAAGGATGACGAAAGGGATCTCTAACTTTTTATTGTATTCCGATCATAATTATCTTCAATCGTTAAAAAAATTAACTGGCGTTAGGCTTCCTCCTGAGATTCAAACAATGGAGGAAGCTTTATTTTATCACGTAAGTCAGGTAGGTGACCTAAATTTGCCTTTAGATGAAGATAATTTAATTGTTGTTTATGAGAGTATTAATCCTGTTTTGGCATTTGTTAATTCTGCAGTTACGGGTAAGTTAAATACTAAAATGTTTAATTTATTGGACTCTATTTCAACAGATCCAAACATGATTATGGTTTTGGCGGATACAAGCTTTATGCCACCAAATAATCTTTTTGTATATTCTCCTAGCACCAAACTCAGGAAACATGTTACGTCTAATACGGACGCTGCTGTATTCACAATGACTTCTGCAGATTATACTTTGGAAAAATATAATTCCAAAGAAGATCTGGAATTTATCCCTGAATGCAGGCAGTTGATTTCTTTGAAATCCTTTTTAATACAACTTTAAAGAATGTTGCTTAACTTACTGAAATTTACAAGTAAAGTTTAGTTTATAATCACTAACTTTTAATAAACTATATGCTTCGTATTTGTCCATGTGATGGCATAATCATAATGGATAAGGCTTTATTAGAGTTAGTGAAACAAAAAAAGCTTACTTATCATAAGGCATTGACGGACGAAAAATATAGGAAATATGTCTATTGGTATGAGGTATATTCTCTATCAACAGATGAAGATAGCCAATCAGACTGTGCTCGAGAATCGAGATTTGACAATTTAAAATCAAAATTTGCTCGACGAAAGCTGTCACGGTTATATCAAGCTATAGAATTTCGACGACGAACGCGCAAACCTTGTGATCAAAATAAATCTTCAAAGCGTACATCATAATCGGCACAAGACAAATACCACCTATCTCTTCAGGTAGGTGCCCTCACTAAAAAACCAGAACTTGACATTCTTGGACATCGGGAGGCCACGCCACTAATAACGTACATCATAATCGGCACAAGACAAATACCACCTATCTCTTCAGGTAGATGCCCTCACTAAAAAACCAGAACTTGACATTCTTGGACATCGGGAGGCCACGCCACTAATAACGAAAGGTTTATATACAGCAAAAATACATGAATGAAACTATAACTGAAACACATAAAACCTTATCGAATCCGCCACCTTCGACAAATGGTAAAACTTCGATTTTTGAGAAGAGACGAATCTTGGCATCTCTAGATAAAACGCATCGCGATTTTAATACCTATATGCGTAATCTGCAGAAGGTATTGGAGGTGTTTGAGTATCCTTCGTTAAGGCCTAATCAAGTTGAACCTGTAATCCATTTGTTAAAAGGTCAAGATTTGCTGCTTGTATCTAGTACATCTTCTGGCAAATCTTTTTGCTATATTGCCCCATCCTTAGCGATGGGGTATAAAACCATAGTGTTTTTTCCTTTGGTAGCGTTAATTCAAGACCAATGGAAAGAGTTGATGCAGAGAGGAGTGCGTGTAGGCGTAGTATCTTCGGGAGTATCATTAACAGAAGCGAATAAAGCCATGGCCGAATGGGAGCAGGGTGCTTTGGACTTTTTGTTTGTGGCTCCGGAAAGATTGCAAAATAAAAAATTTTTAGAGCTAATGGATAGAGTTCCCCCTGATTTTGTTGTGGTGGATGAAATTCATTGCGCTTATGAGCAGGCTACCTCGTTTCGATCTTCGTATAAAAAGATAGCGCCATTTGTGGAGCGGGTTTGTCCAAAACTTTTTCTTGGTCAAACAGCTACGATGTCGGATGATGTAGAAAAGGCTGTTAGAGAAATTTATAATCTAAAGGACACACCTAAGTTAGTTAAGTCTTATCCAAGACCGAATTTGCATTTTCGTTCAATAAAAATTGAATCGGACAAGGCTGATGATTGGGTATTTCGGGAACTTAATAAATCTCCATTGGTTCCTAGTATCGTTTATTGTTCTACAGTTAATATGGTATCCGATCTTTACAGGATTTATGGTCCTGCAATTGTTGGGGGTTCCATGATGTACACAGGACAAATGTCTCCATCCCAACGTAAAGCCAATCAAACGAATTTTCTTAACGGTAATATTCGTGTGGCTTTTGCTACCAATGCTTTTGGAATGGGCATTAACAAACCTGATATTGGCAGAATTATTTTACGCTCGTTTCCAGGAAGCCTGGAGGAATTAATTCAAGAGTTTGGAAGAGGAGGTCGCAACGGTTGTGACTGTGATTGTGTTTTGTTGGCGGATTATCGTACATTAAATACGCAAAACTTTTTTATCGATACAGCATTTCCTGACATTCGTTATTACTATAAATTTTTTGACGCTTTAAAACAATTTCAAAATCCCAGTACGCACATGGTTACTGCTACATTAAAAGAGTTGGCAGACAAGATTGGTATTCATCCTATGTGTATTGGGGGCATCAGTGAGGCGTTGAAAGGTTTTAAGATAATTGATCGCGCTGAACCTACTACAGAGACTCGAATTAGATTTCTTGATTGTCCTGACGATACGTCTTCGGGTGTAGGTAAAAAATTTGCATTGTATAAAGAGAAAATTGATTTAATAGGTATTGATAATACTGATCTTTCTTGCTTTGAAGTTGATTTAGAATATCTTGCAGAAGAAGTTGGAGCATCTAATGTAAATACGATTAAAACTAATTTAACTAAATTTCAAAATTTAGGCTGGATAGATGTAAAAATGCCTTCTCGTAGTCAACCAATTAAGATTATTGGAGATATGTCATTATTTAGTGAAGAAAAAATTAAGCAAGAGCGTGAAAAAAAGAAATTAAAGCTTGAAGAGGTAAAAAATTTTGTTGATATTCCTGATCCATATAAGGCAGAGTATCTAGATAAATACTTTGAAACACATAGCTAAAAATGGAAAATATCGAACAAGATAAACTTTTGGGAGCTTTAAATAAGGCTTCTGAAGGTTTACAAAATCTAATTTCAAGCGTTAAGACGCAAGACGAAGCGGTTAAGTTATTTGGCGCTGAGAACGTTCAAGAAGGCTCATATCAGTGCAAAGTTTGCGGAAAATTGGTAAGTTATTCAAAATTAATTATTTTTGATACCCCAGTAGTCAAAGGAGTCACAGCTTATATTTGTCCTGATTGTTGGAAACTTGTAAATGAAAATAAATTATGGAAGTTAGTTTGTGTAGGGTGTAAAGAATTTAAACAGGCCATGGAGCCTGGAATTAACCCTAAGAACGGTTTTGAATTTAAACCTGGAAAATGTTATCATCTGTTACAATGTCCATCTTGTCACCCTGAACATTTTGACTTGACCAATAAAAAGCAAGGTGAGGTAATTGCACTGCCTTTAATTGAAGAGATATTATACGATCAAAAGCTAAAAGAAAGATTTGCTAAACCCTTTAATCCTGAAAAATAATAATGAAAAAAGAAACTAAAGAATCTAAAAAAGACACAACACTTCGCGACATATATAAAATGTACAACAGCGATAAGAGAAAGTTCATAGATACGATTATAAATAGCGGAGAACAATGCATTCTTCGTGCAGGAAGTTTGACTGTTCCAGTTTACATGGAAGAGTACATAGAAGAGGAATCTCCAGACGAAAAGTTTTACTTCTTCACAGTTACGCCAGAAGTACTAGAGGAAGATATTGTAGATCTGAAAATTTTTAACGAGTTTATCAGTGATATGTTATTTTCTGTATCGGATTTTAGCGTATCTGTTAATTCTGAAAATTTAATTGAAATTGTTTTGGATCCTAAACATTGGAAAGAGTTGTTAACTGAACTAATTGAGGACGTTAGGGAACGTCAGATATTATATGCGAATGTTTGCGAATTGACACTTAATCCTTTTCGCCAATTTAATTTTAATACGATAGAAGTAGAGTAAAACACTAAAGGAGTCTACATGAACGAAATAAATCAAGAATATAATAGTCAAATAGATAAGCGTTTAAGTGGTATAGATACAATGCCTTGTTATACGAATTTTAAAAGCAAGGAGGTAACAATTGTTCGCTTAGGACATCCCATAGGGATAACAGAGATGTTGGAGAATAAGAATGGTTCTGTCTTTGGAGGAGCTGTTTATATTCCAAAGGTACTTCGTCGAATTGGTATTCCCATTGTTGTTAGAACAAATGACAATAGTACCCTGGAAGTCACAGTGCCTGCTACAGATGAACTTTGGGATGCGATTGTGGAAACTCAGTTATTTATGGCTACTAATCCTATGAGGGTTAAGTTTGATGTTAACGGCATTGCTTATGATATTGTTGTGGATAAAGTTGTGCACAATATGGATAGTCCTGAATATCGTGGTTATGCCAATATTAAATGGCCAGAAGATCAAGAAGATCCAGATATTCTACGTACTCAACGTGTTTTGTCAAAAGATTTTGGATCTTATAAGACACTGATGGAATATGTGCACAAAGATTCTTCACTTACTGCAGATATCGGAAATGTGAAGGATTCAGCAACAAGAGATCTTGTGATTCTTTCCTTTGATGGTGACAAAAAAGATTTTTCGATTGAGTTCCGTGATTCTTCGGTAAGTGTTTACGATGCTGAAGCTATTAGGGCTAAATTGTCGTCACTCTCTAAAAAGACACCAATCAAAACGATGGATTATATAAAAGATCCTAAAGCTATTGTGTCCGATATTCGTAAGGGAATGTATTATGTGAAAAAGCTTTAAAAGTTTAAAATGCTTTAGTTAATAATTTAAGGGCGCCAATTAAGACGCCCTTAAATTATGTTTGCATTTCAATAGAAAATTTGCCTTAATGTTTGCAGTTCAATAATTATTATGATTCCTGATGAGGACAAATATACGTTAAATAAAGAGACATACGCTGTTGATGATAGTGATTATGTAAGATCATCTTTGGAAAATAAGGTTCAGGCTGCTTTAAAGGAAAGTTTTCCATTGGAATACGGTGGTGTACGTTTAGAAGTAAAGAATATAAATATTCCAAAGCTTAAGAGATACACCTTAGGCGAACAGAAAAAGGCTTTACTGCAAAATAAATATTTAGCCAATAGTGTTAGAGGAGATTTGTATCTTTATGATGCAAAAACTGGTGAACTCTTAGATGTAGCTCCAGAAAGAACTTTAATGAGAGTTCCGTATTATACTGAACGTGGCACATTTATTCATAATGGTAACGAGTACAACACTTTAAGACAAATGAGGCTGCGTCCTGGAGTGTATTCTCGGAGAAAATCAAATGGCGAATTAGAATCACAGTTTAATGTGGAGAGAGGTACAGGCAACGGATTCAGGGTATCTTTAGACCCGTCATCTGGTATTTATAAATTAAATGTAGGGCAATCTAGCTCAAATCTTTACTCAATACTACATGACCTTGGTATACCTGATGAAGAACTAGAATCAGCCTGGGGGCCGGATATTTTAGCACGTAATAAACGTAGATATGACCCAAGAGCTTTATCCAAAGTTCACAGTAAATTGGTACCGAAGCGCATTTCAAAAGCGACAAACAGGGATGAAATGATTGCTGAATTAAAAGAGGCATTTGATAATCAGCAAATTGATGAAGAAATTAAATTAAGAAATTTAGGATAATTTATACATGTCGTTTAACATTAGTAATTTTAAAAAATTTGCGGATTACGCTCCAATCTACATTCCAAAGAACACCGTCACCAAAGATGAAGCAAATGTTTGGGCTCAAGATCCAAATAATGCTAAAATTGTACGAGAATTTCAGCAAAACGTAGATAATTTGGCAAAAGAAAATTACCTTTCAAATGCTGTCAAAGATAATGAGCTTTTAAAAGTTAATAAAAAGGATAATGGCCTGGTGCGAATGGGGAAAAATGTTATTAATTCCTCTGCAAATTTTGCTACAGACTTGTATTATAATGCTCCTAAAGCTTTGAAATATGTGTCTCCAATTGGCGCTATTACCTCTAAAGTTATGCAATGGAATAAACCTGATTCGCATGCAAAAGTGCAGCAAATGATGAAGGAACATCCGGAGTTGCGTTATTTTTCATCAGGTCTTAATGCCTATAAAGGTTATTACGATCCCAATACTATGGCTCGCAATGCAGCGCAAGATGCAAATAACCTTAAAAATGAAATTGATAACAACGCTCTTAGCGCAGGACTTACTGCTGCAGCAACTGCAGCTACCTTACCTGTAGGTGGCGCGGGCGGTTTAGTTGCACGAGGTGGTAGTTTAGCCGCTTCCAGAATTGCCGCTCGAACAGGAAGTAAGGGCTTAGGGAAAACTGTAGATTGGGTTTCTAGAAATCTTTTAGAACCTGGCATTCAATATTCAGTTAACCCTATGGCGGCTGTGGGAGGTGTGGCTAAATCATTAGTCCCAGGAGGCGCACGTTCTTTATCAAGTCGAGCAGTAGAGGGTGCTTTAGGGGCTTCCATATTGCCATGGGGAAATAATTCTGTAGATAATGCGTATAAGACGGATTTTAATTTTAAAACTTTCTTAAAAAATAATCCTGAATTTGCGAATTTATCTGATGATGATCAGGGGCGATTATATCAATATTTGCAAGACTTTGGATTTGAAAACTATATACGCAATAATCCAGAATTGTTAAAACGTATTGAAAATACTCCTGAACAGGATCGAGCGAAGCTACTTAACGAGTTACGTGCAAATTATAAAGGAGGGATTCCAAATATAAAGGAGCATGCTGCAGAATATAATGAGTTGCGTAATGCTCTTTTAAATGCCAATAGGTAGTAAGCAGATTGGTTAATATTATGTTTAAGTTTAACACCCATAAAAAAGCATCTACTTCACCATTTCCGAAAATTCAAGTGGCGGAAATGGACAAAAATACCCCAAGAGCTTCAGTAGGATTGGATTCGGTTATCAAAGCTACAAAAAAACTTTTAGCGATAAATCGCGGAGATACGGATTCTGACGAAAGAGATTCTTTAAGATTTAAAAAGATTTTAGGGCCTGATGATTTAATTGCTGAACGGGTCAGATTGGATGCTGGAAAATTGCGCAATGCTTTAATGTTTAAGCTAAGCAAGAATCGCAGTTTAAAATTCTTCCCGTCCGGAGCTTTTGATTCTTATGCCACTGGACATATTATAGGTAATCCTTTGTCTTTGCCATCAGAAGAAATTAATCCGGTTTATAATCTTGATCAACAATCACGAGTGACGGTTTTTGGCCCCGGTGGAGTTTCATCAGCTGATTTAGTATCTGAAGAGGCGCAAAATGTGCACCCAAGTCAGTTTGGAGTGATTGATGCCGTGGTGGGCCCTGAATGTTTGGTGTTTAATCCGAGATATGAGATTTTAACTGAGACTGGATTTAAATCTATAAAGGATATAACTTTAAAAGATAAAATTGGTTATTGGAAGCGTGACGATAGAATCATAGGTTTTACAGAACCGGATAAGATCATATTGCAAGAATACGAAGGGAATATTGTTGGCATTGACAATGGAGTAATTTTTCAGGAAACAACACCTGATCACCGTGTTTTAATAACGAATCCGGATTTGGCAAAGGATTTGCAATATGAGATTGTTGAAGCAAAAGATCTCATAGAAAATCCTTTAAAAGATATTTATTTATTTTCTGTACAGCAGGATTTATGTAAACAATCTTTAAAAATTGTGCCTGACAATTGTTATGTAAAACATTTTCATGGTCAAATTTGGTGCTTGAAAATTTCCGGTGGTATGTTTGTTATACGTTATGGTTCAGAAGGAATACCTTATTGGACTGGTAACTCAGAGAAAATAGGAGTTGACGTTAGGCTAGCTTCTATGACAAGAATTGGTAAAAACGGAAAATTATATACTTTATTAAGGGATCGAAAAACCGGTAAAAAGGTTTGGATGACACCTGATGAAATAGAGGACAACATTGTAAGTTTTCCGGTTTAATTAAAGAATAATATTAAAATAAAAAATGACACAAAAAGAAATTATAGAAAAGGTTATAGACTCTTTAAGAAATGTTTTAAATTCGGAAGAGGAGGTTATTGAGGTTGCAAAAGTTTTCACAAGGGATGGTTATAGGGAAGCCAGAAAGGCTGATTCTTCGTCATTTCCTTCTGATAAAATCATAGCAAAAGTCTTTGGCAGCTTTAAAGAATTTAAATTCCAACTTTTAGCTACATTGCAAGGGAGACGTACAGCGGATACTTCCGATTCTGATACCAAACATAGCACAGGTAATTCGGAATACATAGTAGAAGCTGACGGGGTTTTATATAATCCAAATACTGAAGATTATGTATTTGATTTCACCAATGTTGCAAATATAGCTAATGTTATAACTATTAAGAAAACTCAACTTTTAGCGATTTTGCAGGATTATTCGAATTTTGATAATGATCCTCAAACGGTTTCGGCAATTGCTTTAAAACATAAGATTCCTACATTCATATTAGAGAAGATTTTACACAAGCTCAGATTTAGGCATAATTCCTTGCCTGTTACATCGTCTTATCTGACTGAAGTAAATGATGATGAAAAGGTTGTTGAAGATTTGGCAGCAATTCGTAAATTTCGTGTAGCTGAAAAATACAATCACCTGCAGTGGAAAGAGATACAGCTAAATGCGAATAAGTGGATTCAGTTTGAGCAATGCATCTATAATCCTATAAAGGATGTGCTTTCGACGTTTAAACTTCCCAGAGTTACTCAGGATTGTTTGCCTAAATCAATAAATATAGGGAAAAATTCTTGTAAATTTGCAAAGGATAAATCATTTGTTGTTACTTTATCTGATCTTCACTTTGGAGTTTTTACAGATAAAAATAATGTGTTTTATTCTGATAAGGATTGGACTATAGAAAGTACTAAACGTGCCGTTGATAATTATATTAAACAAATTGTCGATGAACTTTCAAATATGCGCGTTATACCGAAGGAATGTATTATTATTTCCCTTGGGGATATTTTACATTCAATTACAGGATTTACAGACAAAGGCACTCAATTAATTGTAAATCCTAGAGGTGTGACTCAATTTAAATATGCCTTGGAATCAATTTCTTATTTCCTACAGCAACTTGCGGCAATTTGGAAGGGTATTTCACGGATAAAGGTTTTAGCTGTGAGTGGGAATCATGATTCATTTGGAGATTGGGTATTGTTTACTTGCCTTGAACAAATGTTTAAGGATGTTATGGATTTTGAAATCGGCTCATCTCGCTGGTTGATTTTCCAATATGGAGCGAATGCTTGTGTATTGGAACATGGTGCAGCTGCAAAATATCATAGTAAGGTGCCAAGTGATGATAAATCCAAAGAAAATTATGTGCAAAAATTACTCTTAGAAAAGATAGCCCAATTTAAATCTCCAGTTTTAAATCGCTATTTCTTTATGGGAGACAGGCACCATTACAATCAAAAAGAGATGTCGTCTTTTGAATTTATTCAATTGCCTACTTTAGTGCCATCGGATGATTATGCGGATAACTTAAACTTAAGTAGCCGTGCTCGTCAGATTTGTTTTGTAATGGATGCGCAAAAAGGTATTATTAAAACAATAAACTTTTTTATTGACGTTTAAGAAATAATTTTGCTTAATTATTCTATAATAATTCTATGGATAAGAAATTTCAAAAGATGCAGCAACAAATAAAGCAAGCTTATGTGCTTGGATTTAAAAATCAGTGCAAGATTCTCGGCGCTTCAAAAGAACAAGTGCCTGAGTTAACAAAAATTGCATCGGCACATTTTGACAAGGTTGGCAATCGTTATACTCAAAAGGTTGCCAGCTGCAAGGATGCTATTAGAGAAGCTCTAGCTTCTTTAAAGTAGTTTTTGCTTTTGTTGCATAGGTTCCTTTTTAAGCACACACTGCTTGAAATGTCTTGCAGTGTGTGCATTTTTGTGTTCCTATCTTGGACATGTTGGTAGATTTAAAGAAGTTAGATGAAGCTTTAAAATTTGTTGCACGTGCTAATAACCTAACCTTAAAAGGGTTTCTAACAGGAAAAGGTCTTCAGCGCGGTATTATTTATTATCTCAAAAAGGTATGCGATACTCCATCTTTGTATACCTTAGAGAAAGTTTTTAATGCTGCAGGATTAAATCCTACAAGTTTTATATTTACACCTTCTTCCAAAACCGTGCCGTTTAACCCTGTGTCTGATCTGTTATGTCCGGAAAAAATAGTCACCCGAGATAATTTAAAGTTATTTTTTAAATCATTGATTTACAATTATGGTGATTATCTAATGAGTTTAAGTTTTATCCATAAATTTTTATCTAATGAATTTCCGGATATTCGTATGGATTTGCTTATTTATGGGGATAAAAAACATGCGTGTTTAACTATAAATTTATCTGACGATAAAGTTATATACATTTATTTTAGATTGTGGCATAACAAAATTTATAGCTGCTTGGCAGACAGTACAATTCCTGCGGAGAATTTAAACAAGGTTGCGTATGATTCCTTGACAGCTACGATTATTTTAAAATATTTAAGAATAGTAGACTTAAATACAACTTTGATTAAAACAACATAAAATCATGAGCATCATAAAGGAGCCAAAATCTTCAGTGGACATGTTTGCTAATATTTCTAAAAGCATTCAACCTGTAGATGTAAAAAGCAGAGTAACTATCAAAAATTTTCCTGTTGTGTCAAACACTTCGTTGGAAGATAAAATCAATGTTAACCCAGTCCCTGTGGATACAGCGATTGAAGAAATAAAAAAATCTGAAGCATTTAAAAAGGAATTGCCTGCAGAGGATGCAACAATTGTAGAAAGGTTAAATGCCATTCATAGGGATATTTTTGAAGTAAAAAATTTATTAACAAAAGTATCTTTAACTCCTGAAGTTAATAATTATCCAGCTATAACTTCCACAGAACCTTTAGATAAATCAGAGGGCATTTTTGTTATTCCGAATGTTATAAATTATAACTTTAAGTTTATTAAGTTTCAACAGGATGGCAATCTATGCAGTTTAATTGTTGATCCAAAAGATTTTACTTTAGAGGTAAACCCTGGAACAGAGGCAGTAATTAAACTACCTCAGAAGGGTGAACCCGATATTTATATGGAATTTAATTTACGGGTTTTGTCTTCAAAAATTTTAGTCGATTTAGGTAATGTAGAATATAATATATTTCTTTTCTATATTCCACAGCATACAACAAAAGCTTGACTGTGGTTATACTTTTGAGCAAAATTGTACTTAATATGATAAAAAAAGGCGTAGTAGTCAAAGATGAATCTTCTCAGCAAGAGGTATCAGAAGAAGAACTTTTAAAAGACAAGAAAGAGAATATTTCTGATAATTGTCCAGATTTTGCGAGTATTATAGCTGAATTGCCTCTTTCCAAGCCTGAAAATCAAGATGTCCGATAGGCCCATTATATCCGATTTTTTCTCTCCCTATGCTTCAAAGTTTAGGGATCCTGTTTTCATGCCTTCATCGGCATGGTTTCCGAGAACTCTAAGCGAAGGGTTTGAACTATGTCAGTGGCTGTATGCCAATGTTCCGATTTTTCGTCAAGTAGTTCGTAGACTTACATCGTTTTTTATATCGGATTTTGAATTTAAGAATTGCGATGAAGCTACGCAAAAATCTTTAAGAGCATTTTTTAATGATATTCTTGATATAAAACAGGTTATGCAGAATATTGGGGATGAATGGGGGTGTTATGGGAATGCCTTTATAAGGTTATATGTACCATTTCGTCGAATTTTAATTGATCCCCGTCCGCAATTCAGCGGTAAATTTTATACCTTTACGGATTTTCGTGATAATATTAGTTTAGTTAAATATAATTCAAAAGATTTAACTTTTACAGTTCCTGATCCTCAAAATAATTTTCAAGGCACAATTACTTGTCAGTTTATAGATAAGATCGATAAGCGTAAAGAAAACTTTCGCTTAATGCTTATTGACCCTCGTTATATTAGGATCATTCATAGTAGAATTAACGGGGAAAATACTTATATTTGGAAGTTTGATCAAGACATAAGAGAGCAAGTGGAACGAGGAGTACTTGACGTAATTAACACGATTCCGCGTTCTATGCTGGAAGCTTTGAATAAAAATCAGGATTTTAAATTTAATAAAGGTGAATTATTTCATTTTAGAGGTCCTGTAATTTCTGGGTTGTCACGTGACGGCTGGGGTATTTCAGAGTTCTTGTTAAACTTTCGTGTAATCTATAAATTGCTACTTTATTCAAAGGCTGACGAAATGTTGGCTTTGGATTACGTAACACCGCTTCGAGTTATATCTTTGGATCCTCACGCATTACAAGGAGGTAACGACAGCATTGCTCAGTCTTTTGACGCAGTAATGTTCAGGGATCAAATGACTCGTATGGTTGCCAATTATAGGGCTGACCCAACAACTTGGCAAGTAGCGCCTTTTGCGTTGAGCTATCAAGAGCTGGGAGGCACGGGCAAACAGTATATTAGTAAAGACATAATAAATGCGGAAAAAGAAGAATTGCTTAATGGTGCAGGCTTTCCGTCGCGTTTGTATGATTTGTCTTTAGACTTGCAGGTTTTACCTACATCTTTAAAGGTTTTACAAAATAATTTTTGGTATATTTATAATCAATTTAATAAATTGGGCAAATGGGTCTTAAAAAAGACGCAAAAGATATTTAATGAAAAGCCTGTCGAAGTTGAGTTGCCACAACCGAGGATTATTGATGACATTGAAACACAAGCTGCCAAGATGAATCTCGGTATGCAAGGGTTACTTCCGTATAAAACCTTTATGGAATCGTTGGGCATTACCGATCCAATCAGTTCCATCACTCAAAGACAGCGTGAAGACGCCCAGATACAAGTTGAGCAACAGAAAGTTCAAGAAGAAATTCAAAAGGAGCAAGAAGCACGCCAGAATCTTGAAGCCGAACTTCAAGATAACTCTATGGCTGCAGGTGGTGCTGCTCCAAGCACTTCCGTGCTGACAATGGAACAAAGGGCCATGGGCATAGCACAACAGCTGTTAGCGATGCCAGTAGGCCAATCGAGACAGCAACTACAACAGCTTGAACAATCTGACTTTACCTTGTATTCATTGGTGAGGTCTTATATGAATAAAGAACGAGATCAAATGAGGAATCAAGGCTATGCCCTAATGAAAGAACAGAATGGATATAACTTAAATGGCTAATTCAAATACACAAGCAGCATTTGATATTTTTTCTTCTTTATTTAAAGACCTTAGCTTAGGTAAAACTACAAAGCTAAGAACTGACACTGCAGATAGTGTTAAAGTAAAAGATGGAGATACAGATGTAGAATTTGGGGTGAATGATAATTCGCGTCAAATTAATAGTCTGCCAAAAGTTAGTGATTTTAAGTTAAAATTCGATTTAGGCAATCGCTTTCCACAAAATACCATGGACTCAGGTTCAAGCATTCAATTTCCGCCGAATTTTTACACATACGAATACTCTAATGTCAGCACTGGTACAGGTGCAGGGCAAGAAATATTTCCACGTTCTATGGTCAAATCTTCTGCTGTTGATTGGAAAAATATTCCCGAGGTTAAGCCTGGTACACAATTTGTGTATAATCCATCGAAATTCGAAGAGTTTAGAGACGCTGCACTTGATATTACGAAACCCATTAATCCTTTATATATTACAGGACAATCTGCAAAGGGCGGTGCAATACAAGGTGCATTGGGAGGTGCTTTAAGTTTTGGGGCATTAGGAGCATTAGCAAATGCTGGATATCGTTGGTGGAGAAATAGAGGATTACCTCCTGAATATCGAGATCCTGAAGATACACTATCACGGTCTCTGTTAAAAGGGGCTTTAGCAGTAGGCGGTGCTGGCGCCTTATTAGGTGCGTTGTTAGGTTCTGAACAAAAAGGGGAGAAATCTACATGGGAGGCTTAGAGCAAAGGTTACTACAGGATTATACATTACCTTATAATCAACGTATGGCTTTAATTGGTTATGTACAAACATTACCTTACAGCATTCAATCTCAATTAAATGCAGCCACATCTACAGCAATGGGTGCAGGTTTAGGTGCAGTGGTAGCCAAATTGTTGTTTAACATGGGGTTAAAGGGTTCTATTATTATGTCTATATTAGGTGGACTTATGGGAAGAACAATGGGCATAAATAATTCTTTGACACCCCCGGCATTTAATCCTTTACAAAATTCTGGATTTAGAGATACTTTTGGAAGGCTGCTTTAAAATATTTATAGAAATGTCTGATAATACTTTTAAAAAATTTGGTACTACTTTGGAATTATTTTCTTACGGAGTAACTCCGAAAAATATTTCTTCTGAAGTAATTGAACAATATAATAATGCAGATAAAGCTGCTGAGCCTGATTTGGTAGATCATGTATACACCAAACTCGCTGCTTCGTTTGCTGATCTACTTAGGGTTACAGATAATTATGAGTATACTCCGGAAATTTTGGTGCTTACTAAGGTTGCATCTGCAAACAGTGACCAATGGAATAGTTATTATCATAATGTAGTAAAAACTTGCATTAATGCTTCTATTGATTCCGTTAGTGGTATGCATAAACATGCAAGCAATCCTGCTCTTGGAGCTGCAGCAAAAGCATTACCTGGCGTTGTGGGAGGTTTGCCAGGTCTGGCATTAGCAGCAATTCCAATTATCGGAGCATTATTATCCGGATCCGCGTACTTTGCAGAAAAAAGTGTCAATGAAGACTCTGCAGATGTAGAAAAACAAAAAGCCAAGAATATAGCCTATAGGACTTTAGCTGCAGACGTTGTTCGTAGATTACGGGATGAAGGACTGTCCATAGGTCCTGAATATGAATATGAGTCTTAATGGCATATCTAAAGAAGATCTATCCAAACTTGAAGATTTAGAGTCTCCAGGTGAAGGGATAGGAGAACTTGCCCAAGTATCTAATGCCTTATCTGCTTCAGATGTGATACTAGATGCTTCACGGACTGTATCTGATGAGGATTTATCCAGTCAGGCAAAATCTGTAGAATTAATTGATTATACAAAAGATTTAATTAATAATGATGAGAACAACATAGCTGCAAAAGCTACTTCAGACACTGTGCCAGTTTATCCTGAATGGAATAAAATGCCGGTAATTAAAAACCAACTGGAACAGTATCCAAATTTATGTGAGAGAGTTAAAACTTGTGTATCAGTTTTAGACTTTAAAAATTCGGAAGATGTAGAACAATATCAATCACTTTTAAACCAAGCGCAAGGAGAATCTGCTTGCATAAAGCTACGCAATAGTATCATAAAATTTTCTGAACAAACTGGTAATTTTATTGCTTTAGTAATCTTTGACACATTTAAATTTAAAAGGCCTTTATAAACATGAATATCTCAGATTATAACATTTTGTCCACAATCCTTACGGCTGCAGCTGCAGGCGGAGGAACCAGTCTTTTACTTAATACCATTTCTGAACTACGTGATTTACAACGAAAACGTAATTTAGAAAAACGTATAACAAAGCGAGTAACAGGAACAACAGCAGATACCACAGATGAAGATTTAAAAAATCTTTTAATAAAAGATGCTTTAGAGGATAATAATGTCAAACACGCTGCGGAAGAAGATCGCCATGGAGATGCCTATACTACAATGGCAAACGTGTTGGGAAGTATTCTCGCATTAGGAGCTTCTTATTATGGTGCAAATAAGCTATATAATTCCGTAAAAAAGAGACTATTACAGGATGAAGGGGCTGATATTACAAAAGATTATTATGACCAGTTATTTCTTTTGAAGAAGTTACAAGATCAAAATATTGTAACTGGACGTACGAGAAAATACGGCTCTTTTGCAGGCGCTTTAGGAGGTTTAGGTGGTATTTTACTCTTAGGGGGGTTGGCTTCGGCAATTATGACGCGCCAAATTTTAAAGGATAAATATCCATTATTAAATACTTCTAACGCATACGATGAGGCTTTAAAAATTGTCCCACAGCCTGCATTAGAATTTGCAGATGATCGTAAGTTAAGGGAACAGAATGAACTTGATAAGAAAGAACTTTTACGAAATTTGGTTGAAGAAACTTCGGAAGACAATGAGGGAGCTTCTTTAAAGTTAGCTTCTACTGTTAAAGATTTACTAGCTGATGAAGTAAATGAGAATATTCTAAAATTAGCTTACTACTCAGAAAATGAATGTGCAGACAATCTTGGAATACAAAATATTGTACATAGTGTAGCTAACGGACATAGAAATTTACTAAAACAAGCTAATACTATCGAAGAACTTTTTGAGATTGCAGATAAATGTGCTTTGACTAAGTTTGCTTCTGCAGAACCTTTGAAAATTCAGTTGGCTTTTACAGCAATCGCTAAAGATCCAATGCTGAAAGAAACAGTTATTCCTGCAGCAGGTATACAGGTGTTACATGCGTATCCACTACAAAATAAATTAGCTTCTTTAATATCTGAGGAAGTGGATAATGATTTTGCAAGATCTGATATGTCTGTTATTTGTGCTGTTAATAATTTGTTAAGCAGGGCGCACGCTTTTGCACCATTCCGTAAAGAAGCAGCTGAAAAGTTAAAGCAGGAAGACAAACTTGATAAAATTTTTGATTATCCTTTTGATAACGGCTTGACAACCTTTACTCAAATCTGCAGATTTTTGGATAGTTAATCTGCAGGATGAAGAGAAAAAAGGACAAACTAATTTTTGAAGGGATCACATTTGATTCTGAAGAAGAAATTCAGTTTTACATTTTTCTACGTGATGCAAAAAGACTTGGGTTAATTGTAGATTTTCAATATCAACCCGAGTCTTTCTTGTTAGTTCCTAAAGCTACAGAGGATATAATAGTTAATTTAAAGTCAGGTAAGCAAAAAGTTAAAACAAAGGTTCTTTATCGAGAGCATAGCTATACTGCGGATTTTTGGGTTAAAGTAAACCCTGAAAAGTTTTATAATTCAGTAATTCTTAATAGTTCAAAAATACGATTGATAGATGATGAATTTTATGTCGATGTAAAAGGTGATTATAATCGTCATGGGGGAGATAGAATTTTTCCAATTCATCAAAAGTTAGTTTTTTGGAAGTATCATAAACATGTAAATAAGATTGTACCTGACGAGTTTTTTAAGTCTATAGGGTTTATTCCTGAAGAATTACGTTGGATAAAAAGAAGAAAAGTAAAAACTTTAAGACCTAAATATTTAAATTTAAGGTCTTTAGAAACAATTTTTGAAAATAACCAAACACAAACCAACATAGGATTTTTGCCTACTGTTGAAACTTTTACCGCTAATGTCAGAAAAAATTGTTGTTAAAAAACAGATTTTAAAAGATTTTAAACCTACTTTTAAATCCAATGGTAGGGTAATGGTTTTAAAAGATAAAGTTACTGAAAGTGGAGATATAATAACAGATTTATTTAACTCTTTCGGCAATCTTTCAATTAAAAACGATACTCCTGTAACAGGTGTTGTAGTATATATCCCAGATAATGTAAATAAACAAAGTTTAGGTATTGAAGTAGGAGACAGAATTTTATCTGTTCATAATAAAGTTATTTATATTTCTGACCAAGAACAGGAATTGTTTTTAGTGTTAGAAGATGATATCTTAGCAAAGATTCCTATTGATTTAGAGTTGGATTTTGTAAATATGAAGAAGATGGATGTAGGATCTGATGATGATTACTACGGATTTAATCAAAAGAAACATAGAGATCAATTTGAAGACTAAACCACATATGACAAAAGTATCAGCAAAGGAAGAACAGAAAAATTATTATAAGAATGTAATGTTGCCAATTTTAAACGGTTATTGGCAAACCGTTAAAGGATTGCCGTATTATAATTATCCCCCTGCAATTACGGCGGAAAATATCGGAGCTTTATATTTCCCAAGATTGTTTTTAAAAGATAGGGATAGCGATTTGGGAAAGGTGTTTATTTCCGTGTTGAAAAAAGACGGAGATAGAATCCCTGATACTCCTTTGCATAGTTATCCGATTGTGCAAATAAAAGAATTTGTTAAGTTTTTAGCTAAAAAATCAGCTTAAAATTTAAAACTTGCGGATACAGAAGATTTAATGTTATATTTTTAGACAAGTAAAATTATGTCCCAAAATTTTGTTAAAGATACAGCAAAAGATCTTCTGTATTCCGCATTGTTAAAGTGCGGTTATAAAAAGTATGCAGATTCAAAAAGCCCTTCAATTAAATCTCAAGGGTTAAGAATTGATCGTTTTAATTCCATGGTGGCAGAGTGGAAACAAAAACGGGCGGATGAAGCAGCAAAAGCAGAGCAGGCTGCACTTGAGGAGCAAAAAGCTAAAATGGAAAATAGTGCTCCACCTCCACAAGATCAAGCTCCTCAAACGCCTGCAGATCAATGGAAACAAAACGTATCAAATTTTGCCAATACGTCACAAAACCTAGGCACTAATACGAATCCAGCTCCGGCTAATTCCCCTCAAGATGCAGGTTTACCTACACCTCCGAGTACACAGTTGCCGCCTAAAACGTCGCCAAATATGAAAGTTGCTAGCCAAAATGTAACCTTTAAGTGGAAAGTTAATTAAAAATATGAGTGTCGCAGTATTATCAAAGATTTTTCGTAAGGTACCGTCTTTGTTAGGGTTAGGTTTAGGTGGTTACGCGGGCCACAATATGGCTCAATGGGAAAATGCGCATTTATATTCTAATGATACCACTAAATCCTTGGCTGATTTAACCGGTACAGGAGTTGGCGCGTTAGGTACGGCTGCATTGTTTAGCCCCGCCCATCGTGCTACTGGTTTAAAGCTTTTGGGAAGTTTAATGGGTCCTAAACAGCTTGGCTTATACGGAATTGATAAATTTACCCAAGGTATTAATGCGGTAGAGGACTACACGGATATTCAGAATGAATTGGCGAATAAAAATGTAGAAATTACAAAAAATCAGTTAGAGACCGCCAAACAAAATAAAGAAATTGCAGATATATCCAATGAGACATCTAAAAAATGGTTGGATTTAGCAAATAAAGGTTTGCCGTACATTGGAGGTTTAGCAGCTTTGATTACAGCTTTATATGCCTATAATTCCTTTAAGAAAAATAAGGGCAATGGAAATGTAGCGTTTCAAATTCCTGAAGAAAAATTATCGCCTCAGTTTTACAGTAGATTAGGTAGAGAAATTTTATTTAAGGATCGTGATGAGAACGGTAGAATTATAAAGAGGAAGTATATCAAACAAAATGATATAGAGGATTATACATTACCGGAATATAATGAAGCTGTGGAGAAGATTGCTTCGGTTTTAAATATAAAGCGAGCAGCAAATCTTACTAAAGATACAAGACAATTGGTAAATAATGTTAATGATTTAGCTAAAGACAATAGAGTTCCAGAAGCAAAGGCAGAGACTATAGGGCAAGTTATTGAGAAGCATCCTTCCAATAAAACATGGGGAGGATTTGTGGCTAACAAATTAAATAAATATGGTCCGTTTGCCTTGGAGTACTTTGGATTAATTACACCTTCTGCACAAATTAGACAAGATGTAAGCTTTATTGATCAAAATGGGCGTTCCCGTGCTGCTCCTTCTTTAACCGCAAGTTCTATGTACTCGGATCCGAGTGCAGTGGGTAGGTTATATGAATATGCGCGTAATCGTATGGCAAAAGCAGGCAACCCATATTTCACACATAGTTTAAGTTATCCGAATTTTGGATCTTATTTCTTTTAAACGTAAAAAATTCTCTTGACGTAAGCGCAGATTTTTTAGAATCTGCGCTTAACTTTTTAATACTATGATTAAAGAACTCGAACTAAAAGCTCCGAAAGGAAAAATTATTGTTAGGCAGCTGCAAGCTGCGGAGATGGAACGTGAAGGGATTATTATCCCAGCAGGTAAAACTTTTTATAATAAAGAGGCTTTAGTGATTTCCATAGGAGATATGGATAATGGTGAATTTAAAGATATAAATTGTAATAATAAAAAACGTAAAAATATTTTAAAAGTTGGAGATCATGTATTGTTAAGCTTTATGCCTGTTGACAGATATGAAGCTTTAGGTCCTGACAATAAGCGATATTTTTATGCTACTATTAATCCCTGCCAAGTCCTTTTAATAGGACAAAACTTTGCTTAAGAATTTAATTTTCACTTAAATCAGAAAGGAAAACATGAAAACAATAATTCTAAACGAACAAACACGCATTACCGATCCTTGCTATAATAAAAATGTTTCTTTTACTGCAATAATCCCAACCCTTCCAGGGGAATATCGTGTCGTGGGATTAAATACATTCGAGGATACTACATTGGATGTACAATTATTGCGCAGCGCGGTGATTTATCATCAGTCTCTACTAAAGCAAGACCAGTTTGCAGATACATTGGATATGAGAGAAATTGAATATGGCATAGCAGTCGATAGTGGAGAATGTGGTGTGTACCAGGATGACAAGTATCCTGCGGAAGGTCTAAAATTGAAAAATCTTGATGGCGTCAAAGGAGATTCTAGAGTTCCTGATGGTAATTGGGGCGTTACGTTTAATCACTTTGGAGGAGATATATGTCCGCGAATTTATGGGCATCAAAATCAAGACGGTGTATATGATGCTATTTATTTAGATTGGAATTTTTGTAATAGAAAGATGGACAAGGTAATATCGGAGTTAGTATCGGCTATTATTAAAGTAAATTTTTAAGTAAAATAAATTTAATGGAGCAGCAAACAATCAAAAAGAGAGGGCGTCCCGCTGGCTATAGAAAGCAAGCAGACGGTACTTGGGTTAGGGTTATAACGACTGAACCCAAACAGTCACAATCATCTAAACCAAAGCCCGTGCAGCCGGAACATGCGTCTACACCTAAAAAACGAGGTCGCCCCGCAGGTTATAGAAAAATGCCTGATGGTACTTGGGTAAAGCAAGCACCTGAAATAATGCATACAAAAACGAATGTGTCTGTTAATAAACGTGGTAAAAAGTCTAAACTGAAAAATTCGGATGCAGACTTATTGATAGAATCAGATTTAGCTATATCCCCTACAGCTGCAGATTTAAAATCTTCAAAAGATCATGCCTCAAATGTTTTTTCGTTTGTCAATATTGTTGTAGATATAAGTTTAAAAGATAAAGGAATATCTGACGAAGGTTTCATTCATAATGATTCCGTATTTAAGCTATTTGCTCAGAAATATAATTCTGAAACTCCTATAGAATTTTATTTAGATGATCCTTATAATAGTTTAACTGAAGAAGAGTATTCCAATTTTTATGATTGGTTAGAAATTGAAGGGTATTTTAAGCGAAATAATGTAAGCATTACTTCTTCCGCAAATGGATCTTCAGCTAAAAGGTTGTTTACTTTAGTTTTAAAAGGGGGCATACCTTTCTTTATTTTATGTCCTGTAGTTTGTCATCAAGACGGTTCTTATAATATTAAAATTGGAGGCATTGTACAGAATCAGATAGCTAATTCAAAAGCCACATCCCTATCAGGAATTTGGGGGATATTTCCCTCAAAACATTTAAAAACTTTATCTTCTGAATCTAAAGCTTTGATTTCGGATCTAAGGTTTACGCCTGTGGGTTTTTACGCTTCAACTCCTTCATTTAATAATGATCAATTTGAAGTGTTTTTTGATGGATTGGTAGTTGAACTTGGTTCAAAGGCACACTCGAAAACTTTAGTAAGTTTGGAAATAGATGACATGGTTCCTGCAAATGTTGAATCAACAGCAGTGCCACATACTGTTTCGACATTGCTTGCAGAGTCTCATGAATTTGAGGATTCAGATGAGCAAGAAAAGGTTTCCAACGAAGAATATGCTGATGATTACGATTTAGACGATTATAAGTTAAAAATATCGCATAAAAAAGTTAACGATTTCGTTTTAGAGGAAGACGGTGTTTATAGGCGTCGTTTTAAGGATAGAGCCAGTAACTATGTTCCTGCAAACCATAATGATATTTATTATGATGATACGAACATAGAAAGAGACAACTATCAAGAAATCGGAGAAGGTCATTATAGAAGTGTTAATCATCAACTAAGTGATGATATAGATTTTGATTATTGGGATTAATTTGCATAATTTTCAAACACAAAATTAAAAAGGAATAAAATGCGCACTCTTAAAGTTTCACTAAGACGGAATAATTCTACTGTTGCAGTTTTTGATTATGAGGATGATAAAAAATTAGTGTCAGATGCTGAGGTTGTTGGCTTGCTCGCAAAGGAATTGCTTAGGCATGTGCGAGACGAATCGCCGACGGCCTTACTGTTTGATGTTGATGATGCAGAAGAAGCAATCAATACGTATGCTAGTGGGGAGATGCCTTGTGCAATCGTTTTGAGTGATTATTAAGACAAATCTTTAAGGAAATAATAGTTTAAAAAAACAATAAAAAATGGAAACACAATTCGAAAAAGTTATTCAAGAAGTAAAAGCCTCAAACAAGGCATTTCCAAATGAAGCTTATAACAAATATAAGTTGCAGTTTTTAAATGCTTTAAGAAAGTATGGTGAAATTGTTTTACCTTCATTCCAAGATGATAATATGCAGCTTTGGAATATTGGAGATACCGAGGGTAATCAGGATATAATTATTAATGAAGATGGGTGTTTTAATTCTTATAACAACAACCTTTTACTTACGTGGGTAGTCAAGCCTGCTAATTTAGAATCAGCAAATTATTTGCAGCTTTGTTATTCTGATAAAGAAGAAGATAAATGGCCTTATACTGCATTTTTTATGCATTTGCATGGAGATGTGCGTGCAAATTATAGTCAGTGTATTTTATTGCCATATAATAAAAAAATACTGTTTGATTTGTTATTCGATGATGACGATTTTCGTTATTATATAAAGAGTGACAAGTTTGATATCTACTATGAACCCTTGAATGAACAATCTGTTTTAAGGGTTCAAGGGGAAGATGTGAATGATGAAATTTCCACTTATAAAACTAAGCAAGAATTGTTAGATGAAGATATTCCTGAAGAAGTCATAACCGCAATCCAAGAAGATCCATTATTTGGAGAGGACATCAGAGATGAATAAGCGAAACAATAAACCTGAATTGATTATTAGAGAACGAGAAGATCCTTTTAAAAAGGACCTTCTGGATAGCATTGGTGCTTTAAAGGAAGCAATTGGGCTTTTGACATCAGAGGTACAACAGTTGAGAGCTAGCATATTAATGAGTGGTTTAGATAGGATTTCAGATAAACAAAAAGATACTATTACGCAACCAACAACTCCTAGTAATCCTCTTTCGCCATATTATCCTCCAACCACTCCTTATCCTTCAACCACTCCTTATCCTCAGCTTGACCCCAACTATGTTTGGACTTCTACAGCAGCAAGCTCGGATAATACTTCTGGCAAGGCATGAAGAAATTCATATTCTATTTAGTCAACTACTAATCATACAAGCTGATTAGCTTGTAACTAGGTATTACTACCCGCTACAATAGGCTTGTTGACGGAAGCCCGAAAGTTATTTGCTATATTGATAGCTGCATTTAAATCTGCATTGCATTCAAATCCACATTTCTTACACTTGAAATGGGATTGTGTAGTTCGATTGCCTTTAACGGTATACCCACATCTACTGCATTTTTGCGATGTATAACGAGCATCAACGTGTTGAACACTACAGCCCTTAGCTAATGCTTTGTATGTTAGGAATTGCTCTAGCTGGAAGAAACTCCACGAATTTACTTTAGCCCTTTCGGACTTTCGCAATTTGCTACTACGATCTCTAATACCATCTAGTTTTTCAAGAACTATAGTAGTACCGGGAACGCACATAGAAACAATATTCTTACTAATACAATGATTCATATCCGTAACGAAACGGTTCTCCTTCATACTTAATGTACGGAGGTGTCTTTTAGCGGATTTAGAACCCTTGGATTGTAGTTTGGATCTTAAAATAGCATAGCGTTTCTTTACTTGTAGAACATGTTCTCCAGAGAAGATAGTACCATCAGATAGTGTAGCTATATTGACTATGCCTCGATCTATACCGAGTACATTATCATTGGAACATTGCACATCCTCAACCTCCTTCTCAAATATGATGTGTAGGAATAATTTGCCTTTCTTTAATGAGAGTGTAGCACCTTTCCTACGCCACGAGAAGTATTGTTTAAAGTGGTCTGTTAGATTTACTTTAAATCGTAATCTACCATTCAATGTTAGGATAGAAACCTCGAAACGATCGAACCATATATTAAAGGAGTTCTTAGTTAATCTTAAAGCCATTTGTTTGGATTTAGGACATTTGAATTTCTTATGTTTCTTTCGTTCTAGTTTCGTAGTGGCTTTGATGGCTTCCGCTGCCTGATCCCGAACTTGTGTAGCGAGATCAGCTGGTAGTGAGAATTGTGTTCTACAATAATCATAGGTTTGATCGTGAAGCTTTCGTTTATCAAAATTACGATCCTTGAAACCTATTTCACAAATATAGTTATACGCCTCAGTATAGGCTCGAAATGTAGGAAGTAAATCGGTAGGATTTACGTTCTCTAGCTTAAGCTTTACTGTGCGGAGTAATTTCATTTAATAGTTAATATATTCATATATTAATATAATAATGTCAACAACAAATACTTCAAAACACTAAACAATAGAAAGGAGACTTCCGAAATTCCTTGCAATAGACAATCTATTGCGTATCCTTTCGGGACTAACAATGAGGTTTTTGCTTTATTTAATGAGATGGCAAATGTCATCTCTCATTCTTATACCAGTTATTGCCGCTATTGCTGACCCTGTGTGGTCAGCAATTATTGGCAATTTAATTGGAGGTTGTGTATTTTTCCTTGTGGATAAAAAGATATTTAACTTAAAATAATAGGATGCAATAAATATGGAGTATGTATTTATCGTAACATGCACTGTTGCTGCTGTAGTTGCAATTTTTCTACTATCACTGTGCTTTGTAGCTGTATTGCAAAGATTTATTTTTGCTGACACTGCGAGCGACCATGGTTCTGATCACAAGCATTATTGGTCATTTTTGCGCAGTGAGTGCAACGTGTATAAGGATATCAATAATATTGAACATAAAAAAATAATTGTAGTCTATAATTGCCTACATTGTGGAAAATTAAAAAAGGAAGAAATAATATTATACTAATAAAATGAAAATAATAGATCCAAGTGTTAGTTTATTAGGACAAACCTATGCATTGGATGACTTGAGTGACGAGTCTCCAATGAAGCTACTAGAGTTATGTATACGAAACTGTTATAAATCCGAAGACAAGATTACTGAAGATTCTTGGAAGTCTATAATAAAGCTTGTATTAGATAATGGACACACTTCAACTCTTGAGCATGTTTCGTTTACATTTAGAATAATAACATCAAGAGATGTATTGCAGGAATATGCAAGACATAGAATCCAAAGTTTGTCTGTGGAAAGTACTAGGTACTGTAATTACGGGGATTCTAAGAAGGGACTAACCTTTGTAAAACCTCAATGGATTACCTGGGAACAAATAGAAAAGGCAAACAATTTGTTACAATCCAGGGACGAATCTTCGGTATTGTATGAATTAAACAATCCAGATATTGATAAGGATATAAAGTGCGTTTGTAATTGGATTGAAGATATAAAACGTGCTGAGTTTTCATATAATATGAAGTTGGACTTAGGTTGGAAACCCCAACAAGCTCGTGTGTCTTTGCCGGGGTGTTTAAAGACCGAGATCATATCTACTATGAATATAAGGTCATTGCTAAACTTTCTTGATCTTAGAACTTCACCAAGAGCTCACCCTGATATTCAAGTAATAGCTAAAAGTATGGAGGATATACTTAAAGAAAAGTATCCAGTTATATTTACTAACCCAAGTCAACAAGAAAAGGAGAGTTAATATTGATATAATGAAAAAGTATAACATTATTTACGCTGATCCTCCCTGGACATATCAAGATAAGAACTGTCAAGGTGCTTGTGCCCGGCATTATAAAACAATGACGGATTCCGAATTACAGTCACTTCCAATTAAAGATATAGCTGCGGATGACTGTATATTGTTTATGTGGGCTACGTATCCCAAACTAAAAGAAGCCCTAGATGTGATTGATGCTTGGGGATTTAAATATAAAACCATAGCTTTTCAGTGGATAAAACAGAATAAATCTGGAGACGGATTATTCTTTGGATTAGGAAGGTGGACCAGAGGCAACAGTGAACCTTGTTTATTAGCAATTAAGGGTAGACCTAAAAGAATCAGCCCAAAGGTATCACAGATTGTGTTTAGTCCATTACGCAATCATTCGCAAAAACCTGATTGTGTAAGAGATAAAATTATAGAACTAGTAGGTGATTTGCCTAGAATAGAATTATTTGCTAGAAATAAAGCTGATGGTTGGGATAGTTGGGGAGACGAAATAGATTCTGATATCAGCTTTGACTTAAACGATAACAATAAGGAGTAAAAAATATGCCTGATTCAGTTAAGAATAGTGTGTCCATAGGAAGATGCCCAAGGTGTCATTCTGAGAATGTAGTTTATGACAAAGAATTCGTAGATGATGATTTGTTAATATTTCCAGGTAGATGCCTGGATTGTGAATGTCAATTTAATGAGAGGTACTTCCTGGATTACCTCGATACGGAGTATATAGATACAGAAGACAACGAAGAATCTAACGCAATAAAAGAATAAATTAAACCTAATAGACAACTAACGTAATAAAAAGGAGCCAAATAACGTAATAAAAAGGAGCCAAATAACGTAATATGAAATCATTGAAGCTAGTGTTTTCTCGAGAAAGCCCAAAACATCTTTTAATACAGGTAAAATCAAGACATGGTAATTTTAAAAGTTCAGGAAGAATAATATTTGAGGACGATAGGGTATGCAGTATTCCGTTAATAGATTACGCACCTATCATAGGCTGCAAAGATTCCTTAGTATGTATACCTACAGTCGATAGATACTATAGAAGAAAGTTAGAAAAAACTATAGTAGACTCAATAACCAAGGAACAATTTAGTAAAAAGATTGATGTGGCTGATGTCATACCAACGAAAAAGGATATTGGAACCTTATGTGAATTTAGTGATGACAATAAAGATTGGACTAACCCTTTGGAGCTTGTTGCTATATTACCACAGACAGATGTAGAAAGAAGATATATATGCTGTGGCAATTTTTTGAAGTCCGATAGTGGGCTTAAACCAGTAATGGCTTGGGCTTATGCTAAAAAGTTTAACAATTCTTCTAAAGATGATACAATAGAAATTAAACCTGAAGTGGTTAACAGTAAAAATAGACTATTGACGACGTACACTTGGAAGATGGAGGAATAAGCATATTTGTTTCGGAAACTAGATATTAACCAATAATCAATCTTACTTTGTTTATGAAAAGAGGAGTAAAAACAATAATTAATAAATATGTTAAGGGTAAGGGTATCCCTATAGTAAAGTTTGAGGTCCATTTGAGGGATAATAGAACTGAGGATAGCCCAATAGTAAAGAAAGACGGATATCTTATAGACGGAAGGTTAGATTCTTCTGAGGTAAAATCATTAAATGAAGAGCTTAAATCAAAAGGGTTTAAAGGGTTTAAAGCTCTTGGCGTAATGCATAAAGACGAGGATTGGACTGCGCCAGATCTACTGTATGACAAACCAATAGGAGTTAATTATTTAGGTTTGTTGGTAATACCCACAGATGGATTAACCTTTAAAAAGGATAAATATGGGTGTATTACCAATTTGGACATAGAAGATTATTATTATAATACTTAATGAATAAATACGGAGGTAAAGAAATATGGATAACTTTCTAGATAAATTCATCGAGGCTTTAAAGATTTTTAGAACGTATACAAAGACTCCTTATCCTTGTTGGTGTAATATCGAAGAGTTTCATGTTGGAGTAGATCCCGAAACGATACCTGATGGAGATAAAGAAAGGCTTGAGGAATTAGGCTTTATCTATGATTCTGAGACAGAATCCTTTTATATATTTATTTAATGATAACTTAATAAATAAGGAAAAGATAGAGATGAAAAAACAAGACTACATTTTAGCCATATCACAATTTCAAGATGATATGGCTAATTTTAGCGGAGATGAAGAAGTACTCTTTGATTATATGAGCATTTTAGACCCTAATGATGACTCTTACATTTACGACGATATTGAAGTTTTAAAGACGATATGGGACGATTTGATGAGATTTTTAAAGCGAAACAAGAAAGAGCTTTTGGAAGGCGGCGTAAAGTTTAAATTTTAATTAAGGAAAAGAAACATGAATACATATCAATTACGTTTTAATTGTACAGCTACGGAATTATATTCCGGAGATGCCACAGTAAGGGCTAACAGCTTGGAAGAAGCTAAAGGAAAGCTAGAAGAAGTATTACTTGCAGGAGGTAGTGACTCCGAAGATGTCCAATGCGTGTATGATTGCTACGGAGAAACCTGTGAAGATACTTTTCAGGTTGATTATATTGACGAAGTGAAACCAGAGGAAGATAACCAATAATTTAATATAAAACCCAAACAAAAGGAATAAAATATTATGGAACAAAAATACTATAAAATTTTAACTTCAAAAAATACCTCGTTTGAAAGAGGGTTTGATTACACCCCCTATCTCCCAGAGAATGGAAAGCCAGGAAAGGAAACACCATTTATTATGAACCCGATTCCCTGTAGTAGAGGGTATCATGTTACGCCTAATTGGTTAAAGTATTCAAGAGTACGAGATCTAGATAATATAAAAATATATGAGGTTGAGACTATCGGCGAGTCATTTGATTTGCCATTTAATTTTGGAAAAGAACCTGCTTTTATAATTTCATGTAGTTCAATTCGTTTTTTGAAAGATGTCACGTCTGAATGTAAAACCTTATTGAAACAATTCAAGGAAAAGAACCAAGGTTCATTTAACCTAGGCGAGAATAACACAGGAGACGCAAACGAAGGAGATTATAATACAGGATCCGCAAATACGGGTAACCATAACACTGGAAATTTTAACTCAGGTTCATACAATTCTGGGTGTCATAATACGGGAAATAATAATACGGGAACTGCAAATCTTGGGAATTACAATGCAGGCACTGGCAATATAGGTGATAAAAATTGCGGAAGTTTTAATGTTGGTTCTTTTAATGTTGGGGACTTTAATATAGGAAATCGTCATGTTGGATATTTTAATATAGGTGTCTCTAATATTAAAATGTTTAATAAAGAAATAGATATTCTTCCAGAAGACATACAGTTTCCGCGTTGGATAACTGTAGATGATCCGTTTTCATTTATGTTTAGTAAGAGGGAATTAAGATCGCGATTTGAAAACGCAGATAGTGACGACATCTACCGTACAATTAATCTTCCTAACTTTAACTACGCTATCTTTGAGAAAATAACTGGTATCTCAAAGGAAGATATTGATAAGAAATTAAGTTGGGTTACTCTTAAGGAAAGTGCATTAAGTGAACATAAAAAAATTAAGGTAAATCTTAATGAAGACTTTACAGAGCTAAAGCCTTGTCCATTTTGTGGTAGCAAGAATATAGAATTAAGTGCTGAAGAATATTATGATAAAGACGTATTTTACATTGTTTCTTGTAATAACTGTGGGGCTAAGATCGAAGGCTCCGGCAGAAATAAAGAAGCTGCAGAAGCTTGGAATACAAGGTGTGAATAAATGTTAATTTAGGTCTACACAAAACAACAGATTAATGCTCAAATTTTAAAACATAAGAAAGGAAAAATAAAAAATGGAAAAGGATTATTTGGTTGAATTTCACTATTCTCAGGAAGTTATTTGTACAGGACAGGTTGTTATACGTGCTAAGTCTAAAGAAGAAGCTGAACGTATTGCTTATGAGAAAGATTATGACTGCGAATTTGATGACATAATTGATGATCCAGAAGTTGTAGCAAGTGATTTTGTTATTGAGAGCATCAGTCCTTTAAGCGATGACAAATAAACTAACTGAGGCCCAATTAAATAAAGTTAAGTGTATCGTTGAGTCAAAGGCATATCAAGGAAGTTTAAGTTTTACTAAAAAAGGGGTTACACCTAAGGATAAAAGATTTAATAGATATGCGAAACAATTGTTAAAACGAGGGTTTGACGATTCAGAAACTTGGGACTTGGGATCAGCTATGGCAAGATGGTTAATTCCAAGGCTAAAAAGGTTTAAGAAGTTAAATGTGGGATACCCTGGCATATTTGCTAAGTATAAAGACGGGTATGAGAAATGGAATAAAATTATAGACGAAATTCTTTGGATGTTAGAAGAAAAAGTGACTGAAAAAGAAGAAAACGATCTGTTTTATCAGTACAATAAACTTCCGCTTGCAGAGCGCCCAAGTTCTTTGGGTGAATGGGAAGAATGGAAGAAATATGAAAAACGTATGAATAAAGCTAAAAAATTATTTGGCGAATTTTGGCCACATTTTTGGTGGTAGTAGGGAAGCTTATTATGAATAACAGAGCAAAATATAATGTTTGTGCGATATCAGACATACATTTTTTAGATTTATTTTGTGGTAAATTTTCTTCTTATGTAGACCCTAATATAGATCTTGTGCTTATTGCTGGGGACATAGCCGACAGTTATGTCCCCAGCAATGATAAAATTATTATAGATACGAAAATGTGCATGAATAAAGTATATCTTGACAGTTCATTATCTATAGATGAATGCATTATAAAAATTGATCAACTGAAAAATAAATTTGACAAATATTGCTTAAAGCGTTCCGCGCATCATGTAGCTAACTTTCTTTATGATCAGGTATTTAAAATGTTCCCAAATGCCCAGTTTGTATGTGCGATACGAGGCAATCATGACCGTTATTCTTGGAAAGATGTTAAGGCTCAAAGTAAAAATTATGCTAAAACCGCAGATAAGGTGAAATTGTTAGAAGGTACGGGTTTTATAACTTTACCTATGACAAAATTAAATAAAGGTGATAATCTTTCCATCTTTTATAGTGAAATTGTCAGCACCGATAAAACCTTTTTAAATGTGCAGCAAAATGAAAAAGTTAAAAATCGCATGACAACGGATGATAACTTTTTAAAGGCTTTGCAAAAAACTTGCCGTAAAAATAAAGATATAATGCCGGATATTGTTTTAACACATATGCCGCCGTATAATATCATTTCTTCTAAAGTTTACACGCCATTGGGTGATTTTAGTACTGATATTGGTTCAAAGGCATTAAGGTATGCAATAGATTTTGAATTTAATGAAACACCGGTTTTTGTTTTCGGGCATTGTCATAAAGGTTTTACTGATGATAGAACGTATGAAGAGAAAAATGCTAATTCCGGCATAATGCAGTCATTTTATAATGCGTCGATAGTTTCGGATGATATGGCTTTAACATTTAATCATCAAAAATTTGCAGAGTTTATAACATTTACCTTAGGCACTTACTGATGCACTTAGACACTCAACCTGATTTTAAAAATACATTTAAGTATCAAACTATACAGTATTTATGGGAATTAAATGCAGTTTATTCTACCGATCAACTGAATAGAGTGCAAATTGTTACTCCAAAATCTTTGAAATATTTAAGAAAAAGTTTGCGTCCCTGGTTTGGCTTCAGAAACTATTTTCCTCCTATATGGAAAGACGGTCATCCGGACCTAAAGTTTAATGGATCACGCATATATCCCGAAAGTAAGCATAAAGAATTGCAGAAGGAATTAGTTGGTTATGTTACTGACATATTTGCCGTAAATAATAAAATATTTGTTAAATGCGCTTATAATGATGCAGGTAAGAAATTGTTAAAACGATTTCCTTCGTTTGGATCTAAAGCATCTGCAAGACAAACTAAGCGGTTTTCGCCGTTATGGTTGATTCAGGTTACAAATAATCCTGTTGATCTTTTGGAAATTGCAATAAATTTACCGTATAGTTGTCCTATATCTGAAATAGCCTTACCTAGGCAGTTATTATCTTTAGCTATTAGCACAGTAGAAAAAGTACGATATAAAGATAGCGGACAAATTGTTGTTAAATAACAAATTAAAAATTATGGAAATAATTTACCCATTTTCTATCCAATATGCATCAGATCTACATTTAGAATTTGATGATAACAAAGATTATTTAAAACAAAATCCCTTAATACCCTCAGCTGATATTTTAATATTGGCGGGTGACATAAATTATCTGTCCAATTATACAAGTGAGTTTATGCTGGATTGGTTTAAAGCCCTTTCCAAGCAATTTAAAGAAATTATTATAGTCCCCGGAAATCACGAGTATTATTTAAGTTATGAGGATGAAGAAGAGCTTACAATGAACCTGCTTCATCAGAAAGCCAAGTCAAGTTATCCAAGATTACGATTTTCCATGGTTGCGGATACATTGGGATGGGCAAATTCCTTGTCTGTTACTGAGAGCATATTTGCTGCAAACGGCATTTATAACATTAGGTTTCTTAATAATACCGTCGCAGAATATACGAAAAAATCTTGCGAATTTTTTAATAAAAATTCTTCTTTTAATAAAGTAAATATCATTTGCTCAACCCTTTGGTCAGACATTGATATTCCGACCATTGAAGCGTCGAAATATTATATGAATGATTGGGAGTGCAGATATGATGAGAATCTAAAATTAACGCCGAAAGTGATAAAGCCTATATTTTGGGTTAGTCAGTCATTTATATGTCATAAACTAATCCAGGAATCTTCTTGGGATGTAAATCTCGACTGCATTAACATTGTTGTAACGCATCATGCACCACTTTTAAAATGCGTTAAATTTAATAAAAATAAGAAAAGTGTTCTAAAGTCTTGTTACGCCAGTGCTTTAGATAGTTATGGATTTTTTAACAAAACCATTGATGGCAAACAAATAGCGCCGCAATTTTGGATTTATGGTCATAGTCATTATGAGCCTGAGTATAAAGAACTTTATGATTTCACTGTAAAGAATAAACGTGGCAATGCTATTACCAGGATTGTAAAAAACCCCGTTGGTTATGTGCATGCCAACCATCATATTCATTTTAATCCCTCAAAAATTTTATTTTAACCCGGAAAGGAAACTTATGGAAAATACCACTGAAAATACAAAATCAAATAATCTTATGAACTTTGGTCAAGCGATTGAAGCTCTCAACAGGGGAGAAAAGGTGTCTCGCAAGGGATGGAACGGAAAGGGAATGTATCTCTGGAAGAAGCCGGCTTTTGAAATCACCCCCGAAATATGCTCCGACCCAAAGCTTAAACAGGCCGTTATCGACAACGGGGGAAAGCTTCTCGGGCTGCCGACAATCTGCATGTACACGCATGATTCGACCGGACGCAAGGCGGTTTTGACCGGATGGCTGGCCAGCCAATCGGATATATTCGCCGAAGATTGGGAATTAGTTGATTAAAGATCAAATAATCCTTGACGATTTATTTTTCTTAGTGCAGTTTAAAAAGTGAAAAATATTTTATTTTTATACGAGATTTATAGGTTAATAAAATTTTAATATTTTAGTATAACTTATTTATGACCGTATATTTATAAAATATTTTCACTTAAAATATTACATATAAGTAAATTAAGCATTAAAAAAACAGATTTTATATATGCCAAACGAAACATCAAATACACAAGATTCTGATATAAATGAAGTTACGGATTTTTCTCAAGAATTTTCCGAAGTTGAAGTCGTAAAAGATGATTCTAACGTTGAAGTAAGTGACAGTGAAATAAAAGAAATTAATGATGAGTTAAAAGAAGCGATTAGTGAAGATCAAGAAGTATTTGAAGAACTTGCTGATGAAGATAAAGAAGAGTTAAAAGACCCTGATGCTTCAGAGGAAGAATCATCTATTCCTGTAGAAAATAACAGTGATAGTGTAGTAATAAATAAACCTGTAAGTGCATATGATAACGAATCAAAGTTTCCTTATGCGATTCCTGATGCTACATTAAATACGTGTCCTGCCAAAGGTTATTAAATAAAACTATATTTTTATATCTATATAATAAACGCCCATTTAGGTTTATGCCTTTTTGGGCGTTTATTTATTTTATAAGCGAAAAAATAAACTAAATTGAGGTATATATTATTAAGAAAGAATATTTATCTACAGCTAGACATTTCGCATATTCTGTGCGAAATGGGAAATTTAGATGTAGATAAATAAATGATTACTATGGAAAAAGTTGTATATGGAAATCCCACAATTGAAGGCAAAGTGATGGACAACGTAAGCGTCAACCACGACGCTTACGTTGGACCTAACGCAGTCGTCAAGGGAAATGCGTACGTGCGTGATGGTGCACGCATAGAGGGCAATGCCGTCGTGGATGGCAACGCCGAAATCCACGATGCCGCTACAATAAAGGGAAATGCCGTCGTTGATGGCAACGCCCGCGTGGGTGGGAATTTCATCGTGGGCGGCCACGCCCACGTAGGAGGGGAAGCCTCTCTAAGTGGGGAAGGTTCCGTAGGCGGTTTCGCCGACATCAACTCTGACGACGACTACGTCGTTATACATGGGCTGACCCCCCACCCGTTGACGGTGTACAAATCCTCCGTGTGGGGGTTTGAGGTTTCCATCCAGGGGCAGTGGGAGACATCGATTGAGAATTTCCTGGAACTCGAAAGATTTCCAGGAAATGTAAAGAAAATTATCGAGCTCATAGCTCAAAAATGGAAAAAATAAAATAGCCCCACAATACACAACCGGTGGAAATCCACCGGTTGTGTATTTTTTTTTAGCTATAACACCTTGCTCACCTAAAAAATAAATCCTTGAATTTAACTCTTAAATAAGCGAATATACAATACATGTCATCTTCGAATATAAACGACTTAAGCGCATCAAATAATCCTAAAGAAATTATGGCTAAAAAAAATAAGCTTATTCCGGTATTAAAACGCGGAGTAATAACAGAAGAACCGGATGATATTGAAAAGGTTAGATATGAGTTCGTGTCTCCAAATCAATTCTTTGGCAATACATTAAATTTATTACCAATGCAAAATTCCGTTACTGCTGCAAGGGCGTTTTATGAGCATAAGTTTATTACTCAAGCCTTGCCTATTAAAGACGGCGAATCCCCTAATGTGCAATCTTTAAAAAATGCGGATAATAACGAGTCATATGAGGATTATTTAGGCAAAAAAACCGGTGTTATTTCATTGGATGACGACGATAATTCTGCTGATATTTTGGAAGTGACGCCGGATTATATTAAATATAAAAACGATAAAGGCGAAACTAAGACTAAGAATTTATATAACAATTTTGCCTTTAATCGTAAAACCATGCTTACTAATTATCCTTTGGTAAAAGCGGGTGACAAAATAAGCAGGGATAAATCCAAAAATCCGCCTATTTTGGCTAAAACCAACTTTACTGATAATAACGGCACTTTAAATATGGGCCTAAATGCCAGAGTGGGATTTGTGCCGTATAAGGGATGGTCCATGGATGATGCCGTGGTGATATCGGAAGATTTTGCTAAAAAGATGACTTCGCAACATATGTATCAATATAGCGAAGCTAATGACAGCAAGGATATAAAAACAGGCAAAGACCATTTTAAAGCTTTTTATCCGGATAAGTTTAACAAGGAACAGATGGATAAAATAGACGATAATGGCGTTATTAAAGCAGGCACTGTGGTGAATCCCGGTGATCCATTAATCGTATCCACACGTTCCAGGGTTGTGTCCTCTAATGATGCTAATTTAGGTAGATTATCCAAGTATTTAAAAACAACGCGATTGGACTCATCCCAAGTATGGGATCATAATACTCCGGGTGTCGTAACTGATGTTGTCAAAACAAATGACGGATATAAGGTTAACGTTGAGACTTTTGCGCCTATGCAAGAGGGGGATAAGATGTGCTATCACCCCGATACTGAAGTATTCACGGAAGACGGATGGAAGAATATAACTGAGGTTAAATTGGGCGACAAAGTTGTTGCTTTAACCACAGATTTATCAGGAAAACCGAGCGGATATAAGCTTTCAGATGTAATAGAAATACATAAATATAAATTAAATAATGATACTTTATATGGTTATGAAGATGAGCATGTTGCTCAGTTAGTTACTGGAAATCATAATTGCGCTATTAATTGTTTAGACAAGTTGACCTATGAAACTGCAAATCTTTTATCTTATTCCTCAAAAGATGAACAGTTTATTTCTGTAAGTCCTGATTTTGATTTAAATAATGGGAATGATTTAAAGTATACGTTTATAAATAAAAACAATGTATATAAAGCATATGATTATTCCGGAGAGGTAATAGGCATAGGAGTTAACGCTTTTTCGCATATTATTTTAACGAGATATCATAATAAACCTATATTCTCGGGCAACTCAAGTCGCTCCGGTAATAAGTTAACTGTATCCCATATTTTACCGCAAAATGAAATGCCGAGAACAAAAGACGGCAAACCGTTAGATGTATTATTTAATCAGTTGGGTTTGGTGTCTCGAGTTAATGCCAATATGATGTATGAAGCTATGCTTGGGAAGGTTGCCGAGAAAACGGGTAAAAAATATAAATTGCCGACCTTTAATAAAAATAGCGAAAAATGGTATGATTTTGTCGAAAACGAATTAAAGAAAAATAACTTGTCTGATGTCGAACCCGTTTATGATCCAGTAATTGATAGAGACTTAGACCAACCTATTGCTGTAGGCAATGCTTATTTTCTTAAACTGCATCATACGTCTGACTCCAAACTTTCCTCAAGGGGTCAGGGCATTTATGACCAAAATGAAATGCCTGTAAAGGGCGGGGAAGAAGGCATGAAAAGTAAAAGACACAGCAACTTGGAGAGTAATGCGATTTTATCTTCCGGTGCATATAACGTAATTAAAGACGCAATACATTTAAGGGGACAACGCAATGATGATTATTGGCGTAAGGTTCGTATGGGGCAGACGCCATCATTAGCCAAAAAATCGCCTTTTATCTGGGATAAGTATATTGCTTTAATGCAAGGCGCAGGAATAAATGCAAAACGCGCTGATAATGGCGATTCGATTCAAGCCACACCTTTTACAGATAAGGACTTTGCATTATTTAACCCTGTTGAAATAAAAAATGACGGCATTATAGACTTTAAAAATATGAAACCTATTTCCGGCGGATTATTTGATCCTGCTTTAACTGTCGGCAACAGATGGGGAAAAATTACATTAGATAGGCCTTATCCTAATCCTGCATTTGAAGATACGATAATATCTTTATTAGGACTTAAAAGGTCTACGTTTAATGATATATTAGCCGGAAAAGAATCATTGCTTAAATACGGCACCGGAACCAAGGCTATATATAATGCATTGTCGGATATAGACATAGACAAAGATTTAGAACAGGCAAAACAAGATTTTAAATATGGACCAAAATCTAAAAAGCAACAGGCACTAAATCGTATAATGGCTTTAGACGGATTAAAAAATAACCGTATGAAGCCTGAAGAATTTATGATTACGAAGGTGCCTGTTATACCACCTAAATTCAGGCCTTATTCTGTTATGGGTAAAGATACTTTCTTGCCTGGGGATGCAAACGAGCTATATCAAGATGTAATTAACATGGCGCATACCCAGGGCGAGATATTGCAAGAATTAGGCCCCGATGAAGCAGATAAAAATGTGCCTAATGTTTATAAATCTTTAAAAGCTTTGTATGGTTACGGAGAGCCTGCAAGTCGCAAATTAAAGCAAAGAGGAGTATCAGGATTTTTACAAAAACTTATCGGGGGAACTTCTAAGTTTTCGCAATGGAATAGGAATATCATAAGCAAGCCCGTGGATTTTTCTGCGAGAGGCGTAATCGATGCAAATCCCGAGATTTCTATGGATGAGCTTGGTATTCCTTATGAAATGGGTTTTGAGATTTATTCGCCATATATTCAGCGAGAGCTTGTAAAAAGAGGCCTTTCACCAAAAGATGCGTTACAGAATATTAAAGACCAGACAAAAATGGCAAAAGATGCGTTGCAGACTGTGGTGGATGGAGGCAGATGGATTACTGCAAGTAGGGCACCGGCGTGGCATAAGTTCAATGTACTTGGCTTTAAACCTGTGTTTCATGAGGGCAAGAATATATTGCTTCCGCCTGTGGTGAGCTCTGGATTAGGGGCTGATTTTGACGGCGACTGCCAATGGGGGCACGTGTTCCTGTTAACTAAGTCTTGACAAAGTTTTCCATATTCTAATGATGTAGGGTATGGAAAATAAATTATCAGACTTAATTTCTTTAAAACACAGCAAAGAATTTAATAACAAGAAACAAAAGTTTATAGATTTCTTAAATACCAATCTGGAAGTTCTACAGTTAAGAGAAAAATATAACTTAACTGTAGAAGATTTAAATTGGCATCTTACGAGAAAATTAGATTTCTATAAACACGAGTGTCCTGTATGTGGAAAACCTGTGCATGCTAACAAATGGGGTTGTTGGGATTTTCCCACCTATTGCTCAGTTAAGTGTAGAATGTCTGATCCGAAATATTGGGATAAAATTAAAGAAAGTAACGTAAAAAAATATGGTACGCCTTATTCGTTTCAGTCTGAAATAATTAAGTCGAAAATTAAACAGACGAATCTTCAACGTTATGGCGTAGAAAATCCAGCTATACTTGATTCTATTAAAGAAAAAGCTAAGGCTACTTGTCTGGATAAGTACGGAGTAGTTTCTACAGCGTTAGTGCCTGAAATTAGAGAGCTACAGAAAAAATCCCTAATACAGAATTATGTTTTAAATTGTAATATAACTAATGATGTTTTAAATTTAAAAAAAGAAATCTTAAGTTTTGTTAAAACAATATATTCTGGAGAAATATGTTTTGAAGATAAATCTATTGTTATAGATTCTTTGAATAAAAGAAAAAATCTTGAATTAGACATTTATTTGCCAGAAAGAAAACTGGCTTTTGAAATTAATGGTTCTTATCAATGTAGTTTGATGGATAAAAAACCAAGTTATAATACATATAAAACTAAGTTGTGTGAGGAAAAGGGTATACATTTAGTGCATATTATGGAATATACATGGGTTAATAATCCTGAAGGAGTGAAATCCAGAATTAAAGACTTATTGGGTATTTATGATCAAACAATATACGCCAGAAAATGTGAGGTTAGAAAAATAGAGTATAACAAAGCAAAAGAATTTTTAATTATGAATCATTTGCAAGGAGAAGTAGTTTCTTCGCGTAACTATGGTCTATTTTATAATGATGACATTGTAGGTGTAATGACTTTTGGTTCTCCAAGGTTTAATAAGAAATATTCTTGGGAATTACTAAGATTTTGTGTTAAACAAGGTCTGCATATTCCTGGAGCAGCATCAAAATTATTGTCATTTTTTGTAAAAGAAGTTAAACCTGATAACTTAATAAGTTATGCAGATAGGACTTGGAGTAATGGTAAGCTATATAGAGCATTAGGATTTAAATTAGAAGGTGAAACTAAACCAGGATATGTTTATGTAAAAAATAACAATCAAGAAGTTTTATGTTGGTATAAAAGTCAAAAACACAATCTAAAGAATTTATTGGGAGACCAATTTGATTCAACATTATCTGCATCAAAAAATATGATTAAGGCACACTATTGGAAAGTTTATGACTGCGGAAATTTAATTTTTTCTAAAACATTTTAATCTTAACTTATAACTTTATTTTTAAATATTTATGGAAACATCACAAATTAAATGGGGATTTCTTCGAGAAACTGAAGCTAAAGCAAAACAACTGGGATTGGATGCCGATACAGGTCTACATAGAACAGGCTTAGATACCTATCTATCAGCAATCTATCCTGAAGTTACTGATTGGATTCACGATAAATGTGTAAAAGGACTTTTAGTTGATGGAAAGCAAAGTCTTTTTCGTCCTGATTATAGAAGTGAAACCTTAAAAATGATTGTTGAATTTGACGGTATACAGCATTATCAAAATCCCGAAAAGATTTTAGCGGACAAATTTAAAACAGATCTTTTTACGAAAGCCGGTTATAAGGTAATTAGAATACCATATTTTATACAGTTAACCAATAAGGTCATTAAAACATTATTTAATGTGGAAATAGAAACACCTATGTTTGATGAGTCTATTCCTTCAATAGGTGTTAAAGGCAAATGCACTCCTGCATTTTTGTGCCCGACAGGTGTAATAAGGATGGCAAAAGAGTTTCATAATATATCTCCGGAACAATATATTATAAACGTTAATGCTGTCAGATCTTATCCAGACGAGCTTACAGGACTAAGTTTACTTGAAGCTTACTATAAAAGTTTATAATTAAATGGAAACTCTAACCAAACAAAACATGACAATAAAAGAAAAACTGGATTTATTAATCAAAGCCAACACAGCCTATAGAATAGGCAATCCTATTATCACAGACCAAGAATATGATTTAATCATCAGCGAAATAAAAGATACAAAAGAGTATAATGAAATAAAGTACTTCCTCAATGAAGGCGCAGACGGATCGGATTTTAAACATTCCTACGTGATAGGATCATTGGAAAAGCTTAAAAATGGTGAAGATGATACAATAAAGTCTTTTGATAAAAATAACTTAACAAAAAATTGGATAATTACACCCAAACTTGATGGGGCATCTTTGACGTTGTATTACATAAACGGTCAGTTGGCAGATATTGCTACGCGAGGGGATGGTTATAAGGGTAAATCGCAATTTAAACGCTTGTTTGATTTAAATATTCCCAAGACTTTAAAATTTGCAAAAGGTACAGTTGTTATAAGAGGAGAAATACTTTTAACTCATCAGGCATTTGATAGACTTAATGCCGATACTAATGGCAAATATAAAAAGCATCCGAGAAATGCTGTCGTAGGACTTTTGGGAGATAAAAATGACACTTCTGACATTCTCCAAGCACTAAAGTAGTTGGGTTCTCCTAACCTCGCGGTTTAGGTTTTCTGTTTCATCGGCGACTGCATTGGATGCTTCTGCATCTTTTAGTCTTACACCGCCTCCGCAGACAAACACGACTTGCCCAGCCGCTAAAATATTTTTAGCTGCGTTTATATCTCTATCTAATACACTTCCACAGACTTGACATGTCCAAGACCTTTCGGAAAGCTTTAAGTCTTGTTTGATATAACCGCAGTGATTACAAGTTTTAGAGGAAGGAAAAAATCGATCAATGATTTTTAGATCTCTTCCATACCACTTGCATTTGTATTCCAACATATTGCGCAGCATACTCCAAGAAGAATTGGAGATAGCGTGTGCTAAATTATGATTTTTAAGCATATTTTTTACTGCAAGATCTTCCATAACTATCGTTTGGTTTTCACGAATTAGTTTGGTTGTAATCTTATGCAAGGTATCTATACGCTTATTCGAAATTGTTTGATAGCATTTGGCCACCTTGACGTTTGCTTTGGTCCTATTCTTAGAACCTAACTTTTTGCAAGAAGCCTTACGTTGCAATCTTCGTAATTTATTAAAATCTTTTTTAGTATCCGGATTTTTGAATACTTCCGCATTTGAAGTTGTTATTAAATTGTGCAACCCCAAATCCAGACCTACGGATTTATTTGAAACGGGAAGTTTGCAATCTTCATTACTATCTACAGTAATTGAAAAATACCATTCTTGAGAAGGGGTTAATCTAATCGTTAAGGATATTAATTTATCTGTAGACTTAATCCTCCAATTATCCTTAGATAATTTTAAAGGTTGCTTGGATTTAGCAATATAAACTTGGTTATTTTTGATTCTAAATCCTGAAGTAGTAAATCTTGCTGAACTTCCTGAAGATTTCTTTTTAAACTTAGGGTATTTGGCACGTTTGGCAAAAAAGTTATCAAACGCTGCGCCTAAATTTTTTATAGATTGTTGTAAACAAACATTAGATACTTCATTTAACCATGAGTATTCAGGCTGACGTTTCCATTTTGTCAGCTCTTTCATTAAATCAAAAGAGCTTAATGATTTGCCTGTTTGCGTAAATGTCGAAGACTTAAGATCAAGACTTTTATTATAGATAAACCTAACGCATCCCAAGGTTCTACGTAGAAGAATCTCTTGGTCTTTCGTAGGATAAAATCTATGCTTTATAGTCTTTATCATTTTTAATTGAACTTATTTAACTAAATAGATTCAGATAATGCAAGAAAAATTGTATGGTGCGCGTTAAAAAAGCTTGATAAATTAAAAATTTTATTGGATATTATATCCAACATACCCGCCAGGCCTCTTAACAATGCCCAAATGTGGAGGGTTTAAATGAAGCCAATGGACTGGGGAATCTCGGTCGGTGAAAGATCTCGGAGTATTTCGGGGTCTTTCATTTTTTTTTTTTTACATATTTTTTATTTGTATTGACTAAAAGCTTAAGATGCTAAACACTTAATTATTATGTCACATTCTGTAGTTTTAGACCGCATTAAAGATTCCCCAGCTGTAAAATGGTTGGACAGTGCGGCAAATAATGCAGTTAAATGGCCTGGTTATGGTTTGGGGTTTTAAATAAGATATTTAATATTGAGGCACCCAAGCATAAGGATAAACATTTTAAGGATTTCATGGATAAAGTTAATCAATATTTTGATGGGAAGTCTAAAATACCTGTGAGAGTTTCCAAAAATGATTTTGTAACTACTAACTTAGCATAGGAGAAAATATGACAACAAATACTTATGGTAAAATAATAAAACAAGCCGGACTTGGCAGGGCTCTGTCATGGCTTGTTTCCAAAGGCATAAATAAGGTTATCAAATCTAAACCGATTGCAAACCGGATGGATAAAGACTGGAATGCTTATGTAAAACATAGGGAAAAACTTGAAAATAGATTTCCTAAAGAAACCATTAGGAATGCTGATGGTTCTACTACTACGAGATTGACTCCTGAGGGTGAAAAAGCTTTTAAGAGAGAATATTTTAATGAAACTATGAAGAGAGATGGTAAAAATGTGCTTGATTTAACTCCTGAACTCACAAAAGCTAGGCTAACAAAATCTATAGACTTTAAGGATCCTGTTGCAACCACTGAGTTAGTCAGATATATAAGGCAATTAAGAAACCTATAGTACCCGACAATAGGAAAATAATTGATTTTGATGCTGGATATAAAAATATATTGAAATAATTAAACTAATTATTTGTGAAATAACAGTTAAGAGAACTGTGGAACGAAATGGATCCTGGATTAAAGCTGGGATTATTAGTTTCCCTACCTGCTACAGCTTTTGATGCTATGTTCACAACTCCGAGGGTTAACATAGTTGATAGAGCAATACGAAATGCTTTAATTGGAGGCACCGTGGGCTACGGGGCTAGTAAATTAAAAAGTTATTTGGATAAAAAGCATTTAGCTAAGGAAGTAGAGAAAACTTACGGGGATAATATTATAGGAACCGGAGTAAAATCCATTGTTAATAAAATGTATGACAATGGCATGAAATCTAAATTTCGATGGGAATAAATTTATTCACTTAAGTTTAAAACCAAGGAATCATTAGATCCTTGGTTTTATTTTTGACATATGATTTTGTTTTTGCATTATTAAAACCTAATAATGCAACCAATTAAAAATCCAGAGCTTTTAAATTTACCAGATATTCCGGAGGGTTATTCAGTATTTTTGGCCGATTTGTCTGAAATACCTCATGGTAAATTGACCAATGTAAATCCGGAGGGTAAAAACGGTCCTATTTATTTTTATGATACACAGGATTTAAAAACATTGGCTTTTAATGAAGATAAAGGATGTTGGGACTGGGCTGATGTAAGTTGTTTTTCAATACATCCAAAACGACGATTAGTTATTGTTACATTATCTAACGGTTTGCAGATTTTTACGGACGATGACCCAAGGGCAATTTACGGATTAAATAAAAATACCGGAAAATACGAAAGACATACACCCGAAGAAGCTAAAGAATTGAATATAAATATTCCCGTATGTTCAGTGCTTGCAGAACATAAATATAGCAAAGATGAATTTATATTTCCTTTATTTTTTGATGATTTTAATGAAATAAGGGATGTGCAAAAGGAATTTTATCGAGTAGGAATTATCACATTAGTTTCTTATGATAAAGAACTAAAACAATTTGTTTTAGAAACTGACGATAACTATGATTTTGCTGAATGGATTAATAAACCAGGTTTAGAGTTTGCGACTATTGACTTAATTGAAGATACGGGAGTTTATCTGGACGGTTATGACCTTACAGTTCCGGGGTATGAAACCTTTATTAATTATAGTGGCGTTGTACTTTCGAATACGATGAATGTGCATGTGCCTGCGCTTCCTGAAGCTCAAGCTGAAATAAAAGAAAAGTTGCTGCCGTCAAAACAGATTTTTTCTCCCAGGGATTATAGGGTCGTAAATAAGCTAAAGCAGGATTATATCTTAGGTCCCAATTCTCAGATTACGGCGCCTGCAGAAAATAAATGGATATTAAATAGCGCCAAGGAATTAATGGAAGGATTAAATTCCGGCAAAATTAAATTGTCGGATGAGGTAGTGATACTACCTTAAGTATTATAAACTTGCAGGATTAAGCAGAAAACCTAAACCGCGAGGTTAGGAGAACCCAACTACTTTAGTGCTTGGAGAATGTCAG